TTTTGGCTCTTTTTACACAGTCTGAAAGACTATTTTGCTCTAAATACTCGTAAATCAGCCTTAATCTAGTCTCTTCTCCCTTCATTTTAAGCTCTTCCTTAGTCATTTTCAAGATAAATCAACTCCTATTCACCCTATATTTTCCCTCTATTATAAACAAAAGAGCCGATGCTCAAACATCGACTCAACCCAAGACTTCCCATATCCCTTTGTTCTTCTCTATTACAACTACCACGTCATCTTCGACATGCCACAAATACAGAGTATCTCTTTCATCCATATCTCTACCACAGTCAACAATCTTAAAAGGTTCGAATCCATCGTACCTTTCTAGAGCCTCGATACTAGCGTCACTCAAAGTGTCAGCAGTATTCACTAAAAATATAAGGTCATTCTTATTGTTAAGTCTGTCGCATGCCTTTTGAGCAAGCATCTTAGCGTTCTTAGTATCCTTTATCATTAGTGATTAACTTCCCCTCTCTCAACTGAGAACTCTAGCAATAATGCATCATTGTACTTTTCCTTTAATTCTTGCATCTTGAAGTTTATCATCATTACATCAGTGCCTTCGACATCGCTATTATAAATCTCTCTATCGAATATATGAGAGAACTTCTCCACGAAAGTGCCTTCGACACCTATCAATTCTAACTCATAGAATACATGTATCTGTGGTCTCAATTATATCATCCCTCTGTCTTGGATATATTAAAGATTCCTACCTTTGGTCTCTTTGGTTTCTTTTCTTCTACTGGTTCTTGGACACTTGAGGCAACTTCCCTCATACTATCCATATGGACTGGATGTGAATTTGGAGCAGGAGGAGCGTAATAGAAATACTCCCCTTCTCCTAAATGACTCTTATAGAATCTCAATGCATGCCTAACAATTTCAGCCTTCTTGTTTCTAGTCATAGTATCAAGCCAATCCAATAAATCCTTATCGACCTTTCTATCTAAAGGAAGTCTGTAAATATAAGGGTCATCATTATTTTCTAAATCTTTATTTGACATTACTCATCACTCTCCGCAATGGCTACACCCATTCTGTAATACCCTTCTACGTTACTATCTCCATTGTTCTTTGGAATCGTGATTCCATATACAATCTCACCTAGATAGTCTTCAAATATTTCAGCACTTCCACCAACTAATAGAATTTCATCTAAATCAGTTTGGTCTTTCCATTTCTGAACAATTGCTTGCTGAATATTAGTTGCCAACTCTCTCACGCTATTATTAAACACATCTGTGAAATCTACTGGTTCATTTTTCTTAGAAGGCTTGTACTCATATCGAATATCTTCCTTCTTAGTCTTCTTACCATTTGGCTCATTTACTACCTTCTTCATTTCCTTTTGAACCTTTTCAATAATAGTTAAAAGGTCATAATCTGTAGCTGTATGAGATGGATAATGTCTCTTAATCTCACTATTGATAGCCTCATATATATCCTTAAATCCTTCACTAAGGCTATGATATCCCTTTTGTCTACGAAGTTCATGTACGACATCTAGGTCTGTTGTGCCTGCGCCGATGTCAACAACGGCAACTTTCATACTTTCATAATCCTCATCAAATACTGTTCCATCAACATTTAAGTATCTTCCAATAACAGTTGATAAAGCCTGTGCTGTCACATGGATGTGAGCAATTCTAAATGTATACTCTTCTCCATTAACTTCCACATCATGGAATCCACTATTTTCACCATAGAATGCATTAGAAATATCTGTCTCGCATTCTGTATCAGTTTCAATAGAAGGAACTCCAGTCACTAATAATATCTTCTCTTTCGCATCTATCTCTAAGTCACGAACGATTCTAGCCATTACAATTTTAGCCATAAGCTTATATGATTCAGTTTTGTATCTACCCTCATATCCAAATACTGGCTTTACTTTATCTTTAAGTCTAGTAATATCCTTACCCCAAACATAGCTATTCCCATCAACCTTATATGTATCTAGCTCTAGAACCTCATCATTCTTACTGTCACCAACATCTCTTAAATAAGCATATCCACTTGGTAGAGTTAGCTTGTACTCTTCCCCATTTCTATAGATACTTCTTATTTTTACGAATCCGTTCCCTAAATCAACTCCAACGATTCTATCATATGTAACGACTTTCTTCTTCGCCATTGTCAATTCCTCCTTTATTTACCTGTTGACTATATTAAATCATAGATTAAATAGAATTGCAATACGTTTTGAACACCCTAATGTCCAAGCCTTGGACAAAACGTAAAAATAATTTAATATAATCGTATTTTGCTAAATTAAAAGAACACCCTAATGCCCAAGGCTTAGACAAAGTTCCGATTTCATATCTCCATTTTTGAGGTCTAATGTATATCAACAGTAAATACGTCCTATAAAAACGATATGATATGAGTCCATTTTCAAACTCTCATGTATATCAATAGCTATTATAGGTATTATTTATGTTATGTTTAGCCTCCAACTTCATATTATAATGTAGGTCAAGAGGTGTTATAGGCTATCAAGTAGAATATATAATGTAGGGCAATTGTCAATGTAGGTCAAAATATGATTTAATAGAAGTAAAAGTTGATAAGGAGGGGTAGGGGAATGGCTTTAGAAGTAGATTTCATAACGCTTGGAGACGCATCTGATAGAATAGGAGTTCCATCACCAACTCTAAGGCATTGGACTGACCAACTAGAAAGTCTTGAAGTTCATTTCGTGAAGAGGAATAATAGAAACGAGCGAATCTATTATGATACTGATTTAGAAATATTTGAATTCCTTCGTGACCTAAAGCAAGAACATGGAAGACGAACTACAACAAAAGACTTAGCCTATATGATACGTGAAATGAGCGATAGGTTTGAGCTACGAACTAGAGAAGATGCTCCACAGCCATCTCAGCCTAGTAATAAAACTGCTGACCTATTAAATCAAGAAGATATTCAAAGGCTTATGCAGAGCGAACGTGTAAAACAATTCATAAGCATTGTTATAGATGAGGCTACAAAGAACCTAAAAGACGACCTCAAACATGAAGTGAGACAAGAGGTCAATAAAGAGATGTTAGAGGTCGGCAGACAAATGGTAGAAAATCATAACAGACTGGAACAACAGCTCAAGGAGCGTGACGAGAAATTTGAGAAGCAACTTGAAGCTCGAATGAAGCAGACAGATGAATACATACAAGAGTTTCGAGCAAGACAAAAATTACCATGGTGGAAAAAGATGTTTTCATAAAAAAAAGAGTGGGGGAGTAATCCCTCACTCTTTTACATTATCTGTAAAACGATAGTTATTATATATATCATTTCAATACTTTTGTTTTATTTTAAGCGTAATCTTCGTGGGTCAATTTTCCCATCTCTATCAACTAATATAATAGCTTGAGAAGGGGCAGAGCCAACTCCTAATTTTTCAGAGTAATCGTCAGAACCTTTTGTTGAGCCAACTCGAATTTCCATTCTATCAACTCCAACTTCAAGAACCATGAAATGATGGAAATGACCATAAACGACAGCATCATATTGAATCTTATCATTAAAGCTATGCTTAGCAAGTTTCTTCCAGTCATCTTTCTTTTCTAGGTCGCCATGAACAAACTTAAAGTTACGACCATTGCAATTGATTATCTTCGCTTCATAGTTTCCACATTCAGCGTATACAAGATTATCGATATGAGCGTTTTCGATATATAGCTTGACCATATCATTGACTACTACCATTCCAGTATCTCCATCTATATTGCCATCTTTATCCTTATTGAATCTATCATGGTTTCCTGCAAATCCACGATAAGATACGAAGAATCGTCTAGATAGCTTATATAGAACCTCAATCATCAATCGACCTCCAAGAGCCATTTGACGTGTAACTGGGAACTCAGCATGATATGCCTGTGCATTTCTCATATAGGCATGCTCAAGAATGTCACCCATATAAACAACATCAATTCTATAAACCTTTCTCTCATTGGCAATCTGAATTGCTTGCTTGATAGTGTCGTCAATTCTTTGCTTTGCGATATCGTAATTATACTTATTACCTTCGACATCTACTAAAGCACCTATATGCCAATCTGTAAGACATAGTATCATTCTAGTATCGCTATGATTCATAATAGGGGAGAAGTTATACTTTGAGACTGTCTTCCAGTCAATATCGCTAAGCGCATTCTGAACTTCTAATTTAACTTCTTCTATAAATAGATAACCATCGATGATTTCACGCTTGCCTTTATTTATCTCACGAAGGTACTTTTGATTTACACGTTGTTCCCATTGCAGTTCACCAACCAATTCCTTATAGGACTCTAGTTTACTAGTAACCACTTTGTCAGCATATGTCTCGGCAGTAGGGAGCTTGCCAACTGTCTTTTGATAATACTTAATCATCTGACGATAAGCTTCACTATTTTCACTATCATCGAATCCTTCCTTAATCATCATCTGACGGTGTTTAGCCCATGAGCATCTGTTATTTTTACTATCTTTTTGAAGTAATAGCTTTAACTCGACAGCAGTGTTTAAATGCTCTTCGCTAACGACAACTACTTCGCCTTTTTTGTTTATATAAGAACGCATAATTTTAAAGATTTACAACTCCTTTATTTCAATAAATTTGTTTAAGACTGTGTTAAGTTCAACATAACACAGTCTTAGTGACAAGTCAATACTTTTGTTTAATGAGGGTATAAGAAAACAGATTCTCTTGCGCCTCTGAATAACTCTTTCTTCATTTCATCTGTCTGTTCTTTTCCAAGTAGTTCTTCGATAAACAGACCTTCTTTTTGAATCACAAAATCTGAATCGTAGAAGTACCAAGATACAAATAATTTCTTACGTGGGCGAGAACATGCTACATAGAACAATCTTCGTTCCTCCTCGATATCGTTATTCATATGATGTGGCATTAAATCCTCGTTACAGTTTGGAACAAATACACAATCCCATTCCAGTCCTTTAGAAGAGTGAATTGTAACAACCTGTACAGCATCTTTGCCTTTGGACTTAGCTTGCTTATCCTTGATTGTGCCAATGTGCGCTAAGAAAGCTTTGATAGTAGGAAACTTAGCGCCCATCTCACAAAGCTTCTCAATAGCTTCTGTCTTCTCATCGATTTGAGATACACTCGTAGTTGTCTCATTTAAGTATTGCATGTATCTTGTTGATTTCACAACATTGCGAAGCAATCTTCCTGCATTAACATTTGACTCAACTTGATATTTCAGCTCATCAATAACTTTAATAAGAGGCTCGATGTTTCGTTTAAATTTCCAGTCAGCGTTTTGAGGAGTCACTCTCACAGCTTCTATGAGTGTCATCTCTCTATCTGATGCGAACTCATCAAGTGTGTGTAATGAATCTTTGCTCAAGTATCTATTTGGAGTATTGTAGATTCTTCGGAAGCTTGCATCATCTTCTGAGTCAACAGCAACACGAGCATAGCTTAAAATATCTAGAATCTCTTTTCTGTCAAAGAATGACATTGATTTTGAAACGTCATATGGAATATCCTTCTCAGCAAAGATATCTTCGATGATAGCTGTTTGAGCATTTGTTCGAACGAGGATAGCAATCTCTGAAAGAGGAGTACCTTCTTCATGTAATTGTTGCACCTTGTTGGCAATATTTGTAATCTGCTGATTCTCATCGTTGTACAATGTGAATTGAACCTTATCTCCAACCTCAGCCACAGATTCAGATGGCTTATAGTCCTTGTATTTCTCGATAGGGGAGTTGGCGATTACTTGGTTAGATAAATTAACAATGTTTTGAGTGCTTCGGAAGTTCTTGTTCAACTCAATAAGCTTTGCGTTGAATTCATCTTTAAAGTTGAGGATGTTCTCAACATTTGCATTTATAAATTTATAGATGGATTGACGAAAGTCTCCAACAACGAATACATTCTCCTTGTTAATCATCTTAATGATTTCAATAACAATCTTTGCACTGTCTTGGAACTCGTCAACCATAATGTAAGTATATTGCTTTTGAAGCTTCTCTCTAAATGCAGTATCTATTTTAAGCTTCTCGTACATGTAAAGGAGCATATCGTCAAAGTCGATTTGTCTGCTCTGAGTTTTCAAAGCCTCATACTTAACATATGCCTCTTGTAGAAGTTGTCTTGACACGCAGTCAACATAATCCACATTATCGTCAATCAAAACATCCTCTGTTGGATGAATCATATTGGATTTCTGATAACTGATGAATGACGCTAATTCTCCTGCCTTGATTCCAAGGTTCAAACCATTTGGATTCTTAGAGTCATGCATCTTACACATATCATTTAATAATCCAAAGCGCCACCAGTCGGGTGCTATCTTCAATTTGGCAAAGTCACTGTCCAGTGCCTTAAGTAATCGATAAGCGATACTATGGAAAGTTCCCATTGCAACTTTATCAGTCTTATCCTTGCCAACCATCTTTCTTAAACGCTTCTTCATCTCTTCACTAGCTTTCTTTGTAAAGGTGATTGCAAGAATGTTGAATGGATTAATGTTCTTTTCTTGAATCATGTATGCGATTCTTGTCGTGAAGCTTGCTGTCTTTCCCGAACCTGCTGATGCAATGGCTACGACATTGCCTTCTACGCTTAGTACGCAATCTTTCTGTTCGTCAGTTAATTTCATGAATATCTCCTCCTAATTATCCTGTGATTAAGACTTTATCATAAAACTAATTACATTTCAATACTTTTGTTTAATGAATTAATAAGAATATTCCAGTGCAATATGGACATATTATAGAAGGAGATGGCGCTGTTTATATACAAACGAAGTTTGAGGCATCTGTCGCTTTCTCTAGTGGCTCTAGTTTTAGGGGTACTTATGGTTCACATCTTATTCTAGGTCGTCTCAGTGAGGCTATATGGAGACGAGAGAGGCATTTTTGATGTGGTAGCTATTCAGATTTTGGGATGCTATTTTAAATCCGTTCATAAGATTATCGATACGATAACTGTAATTATATATTAATTATAAAGAAAAGAATATAAAAGACTTAAAAGATATAAAAGACTTAGGTTTTAAAATTATTTTAAGGGGGTGGTTAAAATAATTTTAAGGCTAGATTTTTTGCGTTTTTCAGCTTTAAAATTATTTTAAGGCTACTTATCCACAGAAACGGTGGATAAGTGACGATTTTACAGCCTTAAAAAAACTTTAAGCCTAGCCTTAAAAAAACTTTAACCCTGCCTTAAAATAATTTTAACCCTAGCTTTAAAAAAACTTTAAGGCGATTTATCCACAAAAAAAAGAGAGACTTAAATGCCTCTCTCTAGCTTGTACATATAATCTTCAAATGAATAGAATTTAAGTTTATACTCTCCATAGGTGATTCCGTATATTTCACGAATAACGCTTCCAAACATTGGCTGATATGCATCTCTCATATCTTCAAACAACTGTTTAGCAATGGAGTTTACTACTATATCAACACAGTCAAACTCTCTATCATAGAAAACGAATGAATCTTTCATTAGTGTCTCATACGAAGGTTTACTAATATATTTGCCACTGCCTAGTATTTCATGGAATTCATCTACCTTTAACCCATCTGAGAATTCTAGTTTAGTAGCGATATAGTTTACAGCCTTTTCCTCTTTCATGAGGTTCTGTATCTTCTTCTTCATCTTCTGAGTAATCTTAACTTCGCCACCCTCTATCAGCTCATCCACTGTTTCTTTGGAGTCATATGTTGTTTCATCCATATTAGAATGCTTTCCATATTTTTCCATAAATTTATCATGTTGTTTTTTGCTACTATCTGATAAACTCATATACTGCTCTTTTGAAAGAAGAGGGATAGTTTGTCTAACCTTTATGATAGGAGTTGTCTGTCTATTATTATCTTTCTGATTCAGTCTATGTATCTTCATAATGAAGTTGTTTTCCTCTAGTAAATCAAGGTGTTTATTTAATGTTGGTCGTGACATCTTCGTTCGATATGCAAGTTCATCTAAGCAATCCCAAAGGAAATCTCTGTCTTCTCTACAATATGTGAGTAACTGTTGGTACAGCCAACATGCTCTATCACCAATTATAGGACTCCAATAATAAAGCATATATAAAGGAGTATTAACAACATGTTTGTGTGTGAATGGAACTTGCTCTCCACGCTTCTCTAAATCTAATGAGTCTATCTTGTCATAATCAATAAGAATCTTCTTTGTAATAGGTTTCTTCCTAGTTGAACCACCTTTAGCACCAGTTTCCTCGTACTCCCCAGTAGGCTCTTCAATGAAATAAATAAATTCATCTGCTTTGTATTCTTTTGTCATAATAAAAAATCCTTCCTCGTTCGAAAAGGCAGGATTAAATACACATAAAGTTGTTGATTTTCAAAAATGCTTATGATAGAATTAACTCATAAACACATAAGAAAACGCCACTTCATGTGGTACTTAATTCCAACGCTCCATTCCTTTCAGTCGCCAAACTCAAGAGGAATTGGGGCGTTGCTTCATTTCCGAACTATGTTTTCTTCCATTCTATCAAACCCACCTACAAATTACAACAAGAATTTATCCACATGTGCATAACTCAACACTTACTTCCTATATAATAGAAACAATTTATCCACATCGAAATCAATTAAACAAAAGTATTGACAAATAACACTTTCGGTTGTAAGGTTAAAAACGAGACGATTATCGTCTCAATTTGGTTTCGTTATTAAACAAAATTATTGATATTAAATCCGTTACAGGAGAAAAACGAGACGATAATCGTCTCGAAATTCTAACTAGTGTCCAAAACGAGACGATTATCGTCTCAATTTGGAAAGTCAGCGTTCAAAACGAGACAATAATCGTCTCGAAATGGGTGACAGACTAGAAAAAGAGTTGGGGACTAGAAATAAAATTTAAGGACTAGATATAGAGATGTAACGCCCCCGTGTGGAGGCGGTCACTTATTCTCGATGTCGAAGACGGGAGGTGTTTAATGTTGAAGGAAGATGATAAGGAAGTAAATAAAGTAAATAGGAAGAGAAAGTTTGTTAGAATTTATCATGAGTTCATGAACGACAGTTGCTTTGAAAGCCGTGACCATTTTACCTATGCAATGATTAAGGGTGTTCAACAGCAAAGACTTGGAGGTATATCAATAGTAAGTGTGGAGATACTTCTAAGTATGCTTGGATTCACAATCAACACGAAAAACAAGACGACCATAAGAGAATCACTGCAGAAGCTTGTGGATGAAAAGATATTCGTAGCGTATGAGGACTTCAATTGCACAGTTGAAGTTGAGGAAATCAAAATGTCTAAAACGTACTTCTTTAAAGAGATTGAAGAAAAAGGTCATTTTATGAAGATGTACTACGAGGACTTATATAAGTTTCTAAAGATGGATGATAAAAACAAAATGAAGATTTACACAGTTTACTTCAATATTATATCTCGTCTATATGACATGGATAGTAGTGACAAATACACACTGCCAAATATAGATGAGATAGAGAGGGAGACTGGTATTAATAAGAAGACAATCACAAAGTACATCAAAACACTTATGGAAAATGAATTGATTTACTATACGATGTTTAGATTGGCGAAAGATAAGACGAAGAACGTTTATGGAAGATGGGAAAACCGTGATTATGTAGATGGATTTGCAATCACAGGTTCAAACGATTCTTAAAAACAATTTGACTTAATTGGTAACACAGTGATATACTAATTGCAGAAGAACGAGACGGAGGAATATTAAACCATGACTATGACAATGAAGAAACAGTTAAGAGAGATTTTAAGAAAAGCTGAAATCAAGCGTGTAGCAGAGCGTATTTCTAAGAAAGAATTATGTGATGCTTATGGAATTAACTACAACTTCTACATGAACTGTATTAGCGATAGAAACGCACCAAGTAAAAAGATGGCTGATGATTTACTAGACTACCTTAACACGCCTACACAAGTTGCATACAACAAAGTGTTTGAATCTCGAAAAGCAGAAAGCGACTTCCATGATTCACTTGAAATAGAAGTAGATGATATTAATGGAATGTTCCCAACACTTAAAGAGAAAGGTATGTTCAAGCTAAGCGAAGATGAAGAGAATATGCTTATCAAATTCCTAGATGCAAAAGAAACATGGAATAGAAAGTTTAGTGGCATGTTTAAAGTAGAAGAGGAGAACATCGCTGAATTAATTGCTAATGCAAAAGAAAGACTGATGGCTGTAACTGCAGTAGAAGAAGATGGAGACGAGGAAGAGTCAGATAATATCAGAAGAGAAATCTATGAATTAGAAGGACAGGCTCGTGACCTAAAAAGAAGAAGAGAGTTAAACCGTAAGGAATATATAGAAGAGAAAACAAAATAGAGAATGGGGCATAGGGGGTTGCAACCTTCAATTCCCTCCTATTAAACAAAAGTATTGAAATGAAATGTAATTATGTTATAATTAGTTCATAACACAACAAATAACAACACAATAAGGAGAATGACAGGTGAAATACTTTAACAGTTCAATTGGAGATAAGAAATTAAGCGATTTTCAGAAATATGATGCTTCTATTACACAGTATAAAGATAGATTAGAATTAGTTGTAGGTGTACTGAATGACGAAGATGGAAATCTTCATGAATTTCTGACGACATACTTCGCTGAATACTACGATGCAAGTCCAACACAAAAAGGATGGATGGCAGAACAGGATGCGGTGTGTAAGACATTAGAGCTACTTGGTACTTATCTATTAAATGCAAAAGACATTGAGTCAAATCGTAAGGTCGTTTATAGATTTTGGCGTTCTCAAAGAGAGTTCAAGGATTACAAGGAATCTCAAAACGTTAACTTTACTACACTGGAATCAGGATTAGAAGATGGTGTAGAGGTAATTGACATGTTCTATTCTCCTGATGACACGAACTATAGAGAAGATGATAGTCAGAAGCTTTATGCGAAGGATATCAAAGACATTAAAGAGATTGCTCAGCTACAAGATGGAATAGATATTATGAAGCAAGACTTCTATAGAAAGAAAGTGTCAACCAAGATTGAGAAGATGCTTGAGATGGATTTAGATGAGAATGATAGAGCAACTTTAAAACGAATCCATAGAAACGTAGATAACTACATGAATAAATGGATTAGTGACTTATCTGATAACCAAGTGTTAATAAAGGAAGCTATTAAAAAGCCAATCAGATTCAAGGGAGTTAAGGGTGGCGGTCAAGGCAGAAGCGTAACAAACTCTATTGAATTAGATGACGAGAGAGTTGCTAGAACATTGGTTCAATTCTACGAGAAGGCAGAACCGACATCTGATGTTGGTGTTTTAATAGAAGAATTAGATAAGGTGCTTGCTGACATCGATACTCTAGAAGAAGAGGAATTAACTGTTATTAACCTATTTAAACAAGGTTACTCTAGAGAGTATATTGTTAAGAAATTGGACATGAAACAGTATAATATGACTCGCATGCTTAAGAGAATTGGTAAAAAGATATCTAAGCATTACGTAGAGAAAAACAGGGATTTAGAGCTATAGTAAAAACTTTCTTAAAAAAAATTAATAAAAAGGTGCAACTATTGGGAGAGTTAATCGTATATATATTGTAAGGGTATTAAACAAAATTATTGAAACCCCATTTCAATTAACATTAATACTCACAATCTATTCAATCATAATTGAATGCCTCCTTCCCAACCTAACAATTAGACCAAGTCGAGAGATTTGGTCTTCTTTCTATTATGTCGAAGTAAGTTCAACAGGCAGACTCAACGATATAACAATCGGTGGCGTGTGGGTTCGACTCCCACCTTCGACTACTAAAACTATTAAAACAAACATTTTATTAAATGTGAGAGAGAGAAAGGGAGTATACAAATATTATGTTAACTCAAGAAGTAGTAAAAGGAATTCAAGCAGAACTTAAAGAGACACACGGTGTTGAAGTACCACAAGCAACAGTAAAAGCATTCATGGCTTCATTCGAAACAGTAGTAACTGGCGCATTAAAAGCAGGTGATGGTGTAGCGTTAAAAGGATTCGTTTCTTTTGGCACTAAAGAAGTTGCAGAGCGTACAGCACGTAATCCTCAAACTGGTGAAGAAATCGTAGTTCCTGCACATCGCAAAGCTACTGCTACATTAGCAAAAGGTCTTCGCAAGCTGTAAGACATAAAATCGAAATATAAGACGTAAGGTCACTATCAAGCGAGTCAGATGCAAACATATCGTTTGGCTCGCTTTTATGGTTGCATGGGTATAATGTCAGTTCAACTCTGACAGCAACCTCCTCCTAACTTTGGTTTATTTTTATGGTTCGTGAAACAAATATCATGGGTATTACAAATTGCAGATAGGGTGGTTACTATCTGCACCTCCTGTTCCTGTAGCTCAGTTGGTTAGAGCAGTCGCCTGTTAAGCGAAAGGTCGTAGGTTCAAGTCCTACTTGGAACGCCATTATGTTCTGTGAAGGTCAGCGATATTGAAAGGTTCAAGTAATCCCAAAAGGGACAGAAAGGGTCAAGTATTTATCATGTGGGTTCGACTCCCACCTACAGAACTCCATATTATGGGTTGTTTGAGACCCACCAATTAACTGTATTTACTACATTTTTATGAAAGACCCTCCTACCTCCTTGGCTCAGAATGCACTCTGAGCCTTTTATATGGTGCTATAGTTCAGTTGGTTAGAATGCTTGCCTGTCACGCAAGAGGTCACGAGTTCGAGTCTCGTTAGCACCGCCAATAACATTGTTGAGAGAGAGTGGGGAAGAGAGAATTATGTTAAAGAAACTATTAATGGTTGTATTTGGTCGATTTGCTCGAAGTCACGCAAAAGAAATCGCAAAGGCTCAAAAGTGGATTGATTCAGCACAGTTACAATTTGCAACTGCAATTGAAGAGGCAGAATTAGCAGAGCAGAAATTTAATGAACTTGCTCAGAAGAAAGAAGAGCAAATCCAAAAGATGATGGATGAATTAAATGAAGCTTCTAAGAAGGCTAGTCAGGCAGAAGCATTCAAAAACAAAATCAAGCAATTTATCGAAGAATAATATATAAATAGTTGCTACTAACTTACTTATGAAGTAATATAGTAGTTAAGTGGTTAAGAATGGAGGGGTATGCTCCCTCTAACCACTCCTTAATAAATATTTGGAGTGTGGAACAGCAATGACAAGTAGACTACAAGGTAATGCAGGTGTTGGAATGGCTATAGCTTATTTTACATCTCAAAAATACATTGTGAGCATCCCTCTTTCTGATACACAAGACTACGATTTAGTTGTAGATATGGGTTCAGGGTTAAAGAAGGTTCAAGTAAAAACAGCAAGTTCTCTTCAAGGGAATAAGAATTACACAGTTACATTAAAGCAATCAAAGCATAATACGAAAGGAAATACTATTAAGAATTTCGATGAGTATGATTGTGAATATGTTTTTATTTCAGTAATAGATGGGACTATGTATTTAATACCTAGAAGTGAGATAACAGCTAGGTCAGCAATTGTGTTATACGATAAGTATGACAAATTTAAAGTGACTTTTTAACGACACCTTAATTGAGGTGTTTTTTATTAGAATTTTGGAGAGTTGTCAGAGTTTGGCTTATTGTGCTTCCTTGCTAGGGAAGTGGGGCGATTACGTCTCCGTGGGTTCGAATCCCACACTCTCCTCCATGCAGAGTTAGCTTAGTGGTAAAGCTATTAGGAGCGCTCAATAACAGACTATTAGTCGCAGGTTCGATTCCTGCACTCTGCGCTATCTTGGGGTATTAGTATAGTGGTCATTATTCGTGGCTTCCAACCATGAGACAAGGGTTCGACTCCCTTATACCCCTTTTACCTTAGTGTAATTCGATTTGACAGTTTACCTCATCAAAAGGCAACTAGATGAGCCTCGCTGTGGAGGCACTATTGATTCGCAATAGTGGAAAAGAATGGTCTGACACAGAAACATCTCACAAGAAGATTCCTTTTCTTGTTTGTTGCCACCATATGGGCGAGTATGCAAATTGGTGAAGCAAGCGGTCTGTAAAACCGTGACGTAAGATACATTGCAGGTTCGAGTCCTGCCTTTCCCACCATTATGTCGGTGTAGTGTAGTGGTAACACTGTGGTCTCCAAAACCACCATCCTAGGTTCGAATCCTAGCACCTTCGCCAACATGGGCTTGATTGCCCTCCGAGAATTGACAATTAAATATGTAAATGAAGATTGGCTCAGTGAAGCCATTAATGACAGGTCAAGGATGACCAAACTTGGCGGTATAAGCCAAGCTATGACAGGGTTGCTACAGTGTACTAGGGTGTGTGGATTACCACAACCACTCCTTTGTTGTGTGTTAGTGTTATTTATGTTGAGATTCGTTATTCTCACGCTCCTTTTGTCGCTAGTGGGGTTTTAAACTCCGCATAGCCTAGTACACTGTAGAACTTGCTTTCGTGAATGAGAGAGAGGGAAATAAAAATGGAACAACAATTACGAGAAAACTTCTTAAAGATACAATCTAAAATTGAAGAAATCTTTGGTAAAGGTGAACTCCATGTAAAGCAAATTTCAGACTTAGAGCGCTATATTAGCATGCAAAGCGATATTGTAAAAGCTATTGCTGTTATGAAAAAGGTGAACTAACTATGAAACAGGCGATTCATGAATTGAGTCACGTTGTCGAAGGTCACTTTCATATTCACGATGAACAAGATATAACAATTGTACTCAATACACGAGACATGCTTGAGTTAATCAAGCTGACTGATGTTGCTCGCTATGATTATGCAAGTATTCGCCATGATGGTGAATATCACATCATATCATCTTGTGTCGTTGGAGATACAAGATTGTTTGTGGAAGATATTCGTTTAGAAAATGGATGTCTTAAGCATGATGAGACAAACTTATTGTTCTTACCTAGCTACTTGCCACAAGAAATCAAAGAACACTTTGTTAATCAAGGTGAATACGACAAGCTCATAGAGTTTGATGAAAGTTCAAGATTTGAAGATTTAATAACTGAATTTGATAATTAACAACTGCAAGGGAGACGATGTTCTCCCTTATTACTGTTAATTAAGGTGGTGTAACAGGATGTCAAATAAAAAAACCTGTTTGCATTGTGGTAAAGACTGGGCATTGTCTAGTTTCTACTCGCACAGAAACCCTTTAATTAATGAACAATTTGGCTTTTGTAAGAAGTGTGTTCAAGGAAACGTTAATTTAAACGATATGGATACATTGATGGACTTCCTTAGAACCATGGATATTCCTTACTTAAAGGATTTTTGGAAGCAAGCAAACGATGCCAAGACAGAGACGATTGGCACATATTTTAAGAATCTATCTCTTAAACAAAATAGAGACCTACGATTCAAAGATAGTGATGATATCACAGCGAAGACCAACCGAGCTGAGTTGGCAGAAATCGACTACGATGACTTTGAAATCACAAATGATATCATTCGTAGATGGGGTAGAAACCTCGAAGTCGATGATTATATCTTCCTAGAAGAAGAGTTTCGTAATCTAGGAGGAGACAAGGCTGAAACAACAATCCAAGAGCGATTGTTTAAGAATATGGCTAGAACACAATGGATGGCTGAGAAAGCCTCAGATGATGGAGACCATGCAAAGTATGAGAAGATGATGAAAACACTCTCTACGCAGATGCAGGATGCCAACGTTAAGCCAGTTCAAGTTAAGTCAGCTAGTGAAGATGGTGGATTAGCATCTTGGGGTGAATGGGTTAAGAAAATTGAAGAGACAGAGCCAGTTACTGAAACAACTGGAGAATTCGAGCCTAAGTACATCAAAGATTATGTTGAGCGTTGGTTCATTACACAGATGAAGCGTGTCTTTGGAAAGATTAAAGATGAAGATATCGTGAAGATGGATGGCGAAGAATAATGGCTGTCAAAAGAAAGAGTTCTCAGCCTAACCCAAATAAGACAAGAGAAGGGTTCAAGAAATGGACAGCCTTCTATAGAGATAATCCACATCGATTTGCAAAAGAGTATTTAGGTGTTAACTTGTTCCTTTATCAGATTTTACTGCTGTGGGCTATGAATAAATATTCATTTTTTATGTATATCGCCGCACGAGGACAAGGGAAATCTTACATTATCGCAGTCTACTGCGTTATTAGAGCCATACTCTTTCCATCTAGTAATATCGTTCTATCAAGTGGAACGAAAGGACAAGCTAGATTAATAATCACTGAGAAAATATTCGCTCTCAAAAACAACTCAAAGAACGTTGAACGAGAGATTAAAGAATTTAAGACAAGTGCAAATGAATGCTATGTTGTCTTTAGGAATGGCTCTAAAATTACAGCCGTAACGTCAGGGGACTCAGCCCGAGGTTATCGTGCGAATATTCTGATAGTCGATGAGTTCCGACTAATCACGAAAGAAACGATTGATACAATCCTTCGTCCATTCCTTAACGTTAATAGAACTCCACCATATCTATCAAACCCAAAATATAAGCATCTATCAGAGGAAAATAAAGAGATTTATATTTCCTCAGCTTGGTATAAAAATCATTGGATATGGGACTCTTTCAAGTCTTACTTAAATAGCATGGTAGCAGGAAAAGACTATTTTGTCGCAGTACTCCCATGGCAACTCTCTGTATTTCATAATCTATTATCTCGAAAACGTGTCGAGCAACAGAGAACAGAAGAAGACTTTGACCAAATGTCTTGGGACATGGAATATGAGGCGCTCTTCGTTGGTGAAAACGAAAATGCCTACTTTAAATTAGATGATGTTCAGAAGTGTAGAACACTTCCAAAAGCATTCTATCCTCCTACGAACAGAGAATTCGTAGAAAACAAGGATAGAAGAAAGAAGCTTAGCAATATGCCTAAGCAAGCAGGGGAACTACGCATAGTTTCCATGGATATCGCCTTAATGGGTTCTAGTAAAGCTGTCAAAAATGATACAACAGCATTTACTCTTATTCGTTTATTACCCGATGGCGCAGAGTATAGAAGAGATGTTGTTTATATGGAGTCCTTGCAGGGTGGAAACGCTGAACTGCAAGCTATTAGACTGAAACAACTATACTATGATTTTGAAGGCGACTATGTCGCTATGGATACCAATGGTAATGGTATTTCGGTGTTTGATTCATGTACAAAAATCCTCTACGACAAAGCTAGAGACGTTGAATATGAGGCATGGACAGTTATTAATGATGAGATGATGGATGAACGAAAGATTGATAAAAATGCAATCCCAATCATCTACTCTATCAAAGGTAACGCAGAGTTGAACCATAAGGTTGCAACAGGATTGAGAAGCGCATTCGAGAAAAAGAAGATTCGCTTATTAATGAACGATATTGAAGCTAAAGATGACTTAATTGAGAGCCAAGGCTACCTTAAGAAGACTGAGGAGGAAAAGGTTTATCTATTAAAACCTTTCGTACAAGCAACGGCACTGCAAAACGAGTTAGTAAACTTAGTTTATAGAATTCAAAGTGGATATATCAAGATAGAAGAAGTAGGAACTACTACAAAAGATAGATATTCATCTATTGGATATGGTAACTATGTTGCTACTTTACTAGAGCAAGATATTCTTCGTGCGAACATGAAGAATAATGAAATGCTCAACTATTGCTTATTCTAAGGTGGTGAGACAGAACAGTGGCAACGAATAAAACAACTACTAAAAAGAAGAATCGTCATCGAAGTCGAAATAACAATGGTAATCAGAATTTCTCATATGAACGATTCGCTTCAACTTCTGCTAGTGTCAATGGAACAAATAGTAGTGCTTCAAAAGCGATTGGTGAAGCTAGGTTAAAACAGATGCTTCAAGACCCTGCGAAGAACTCAAACGCCATTGCAGGCTTGTCAAAAGGAATGAAGCAGATTAATGGTATGTACAAAGGTATTATTCGCTATATGAGTGGAATGATGACTTTCGACCATGTACTGTATCCAGTTATGGAAGACCCATTAAGCTTTGCAGAAGACCCAAAAGAAATGCAATTGGCATTTGCTCAAACTGCAATATTCTTACATCGTTTGAATCTTAAATTCAACTTACCAATGTTTACAGAAAAGATTTTGGTTAACGGTGCTATCTTCTTATACAAGTTAGAAGATTCTAAGAGTGTCGCTTATATGGAGTTTCCACTTAACTTATGCAGAATCTCCTTTATGGATGAAAACGTGTATCGCTATCAAATGGATATTAGTAAATTAACAGAAGCGACAATGCTACTGTATCCAAAAGAGATTCAGAATGCTTATACAAGCTTGAAAAATGGTCAAACAGAAAAGCTTGTAGAGGGGAAATGGTATCAAGTATCTGACAAGGGCGTAGCGTTTACATTAGATGTAGATGCAATGACTCAAGGAGGATTATCTGTCCCACCATTGGCGAGTGCATTAATTGATGTTATTAAGATTGAGAATGCGAAAGATTCAATGGAATCAACTGCGAACCTTGATAATACAAAAATCGTTCACTCTAAGATTGAGACTGACGATAAAGGAAGACCTTTAATGGAACTTCCAGTTGTTATGGAATATCACAACGCATTAAAACGAAATCTTCCCGAGGGTAGTGTAGCGATTACAAACCCATTTGATACAAAGGGGATTACGTTAAATGGAACTGGTAAAGATGGCAAATTCTCTTTATTAGAAAAGACAATTGAGAACCTGTACGATGATGCAGGCGTTTCAAAGATGCTTTTCGCAGGCGATGGTGCAAGCTCACAAGCATTAGAGCGTTCTATTCAAGTAGATGCTCAATACTTATATAGTTTCTTGCTACCTATGTTTGCAAATTACTACAACTATGAGTTGAAGAAGGCAAGTAAAAAAGGTACTTCTTGGATAGTTAAATTCCTTGCAACTTCTTGGTTTGGTAAAGATGAAGCGATTAAAACAGCGAAAGACCAGTTGACATTCGGTGGCTCTCGATTAGAGTACCTTGCCCACACAGGCATGACTCCAATTGAAGTAGCTAATATGCTTATCTTCGAACAACGTGTTCTTTCTATTGACGATTACATGATTGCAAAACAAACTTCTAATACGTTGAGTGGAAATCCCCACGAAGGAAAAGATGGGGAAGTAGGAAGACCCGAAGCTGAAAACCCTACTGACACTACAGTTCGAATTAAAGATTCTCAGTAGTGAAGGGAGGTGAAATAGGTTGGATAAACACAGTCTGCCTATAGAGTTTGAGCAAGTAATGAATGTATTAGATGACAGATTTATGAAAGTGAAAATTTGGATTGCTCATACAGGAGAGAATCGAAATAATTCGATATTCTCTAAAGAAGTACTTGAGGCGATGATTCCTTCATTAGCAAACGTTCCAATTCTTGGATACATTGCTGTAGATGAAGAGAACCAAGCTGACTTCAAAGGTCATGAAGAAGTCCTAGTGATTGAAGATAAACAATTTAAGCTTAAGTATTTAGGACGTGCCTATGGCGTGATTCCTACAGAGAACAACGCTCGCTTTGAGACTCGATATGGAAGCGATGGGGTTGAACGTGAATATCTTGTTTGCGATGGAATATTGTGGAGAAAATTCCCTGAGGTTGAAGAGATTTTTGACCGAGATGGTGGCTTTAAATGGCAATCAATGGAGTTACAGAATTCTAGCGTAAAAGGATATCTTGATGATAATGGCGTTTTTGTATTTACAGAAGCCAAGTTTGAGGGTGCTTGCATCCTAGGTGAACACGTTACCCCTGCTATGGTATCTAGTACAATCGAGAAATTCTCTGCGGATAATATAACAAATGAGTTTAGCGAGATGTTAAAAGAATTTAACACTTACTTTACAAACGTTGAAGAGAAAGGAGGCGCTATAGTGCCTACAGAAAACGAAAACTTAGAACCAGTGGTTGAGCCAGTGGCTGAACCAACTAATTTTGCAGAACCAGTGGCAGAGCCAACAGAGCCAGTAATAGAACCTGTTGCTGAACCAACAGAGCCTACAGAACCAAATAACTTTACTGAGCCATCAACAGAGCCTGTTGTAGAGCCAGTAGTAGAACCTGTGGTAGCTGAGAGATTTACTCGCTTATTCGAGCTTTCTCATGATGATATTCGCAGTGGAATCTATCAAGCTTTAGACCAACATGATACTTTTAAAGATTCATGGGTATGGATTTCTAAAGTATATGATAATCACGCAGTAGTTGAAGATGAGAGTCAAGGTAAGTTCTTTAAGATTAACTATGTGAAGCATGAGAACGCTGTATCACTAGGAGAATTTGAAGAATTGTTCCCAATGTTCTTAACACAAAGCGAAAAATCTGTAGTTGATTCTACTCGCAACAACTTCGAAGCATTAGAGCAAGAGGCTAAAGAGTTACGAGAATTCAAAGCAGGCGTTGAGTTAGCTGAAAAAGAGCAAAAACTTGCTCAATACTCTGCTACTCTATCGAAAGAAGACTTTGATTCTATCAAAGCAAATCTTACAAACTTCTCTATGGAAGAAATCGAAAAAGAAATTGGTTTCGTTCTTCTTAAGAAAAATCACTTCTCTGCTAATAAGCAGGAAGATTCAACTCAAGCACGAGTTGGTGCAATTAACGCTGTAGATGCGAACCCATATGGGTCAGCTTCTGTATATTTTTCAAAATAATTAATTAACCGAAAGGGTGTATTTACTGATGGCATACGTTATCTTAGACAAAATTGGCAAAGACCAACACATCGAATCAATTATTGCTACGACTGACCTTGTTAATGGTCAATGGGTAGCATTAGGTGCTTTACAAGCAGATGGAGAGGCTCGCATGGCTACTCCAAGTGGAGACCAAGAAAAAGAGTTAGTTCTTCATGTTTCAAACGGTTTAGTATACGGAGACCGTGAAAACGAATTAGACTACAAGTTAAAAGCAGGAAAAGTTGGACGTGGTTATGTAGTTCGTACTGGTAATACAGTATCAATCACATTTGACGGAGTAAATGGAACTCCTGTAGTGGGTGCAAAAGTTAACCCATCTGCAACTGGTTTCGACATCGTTGATGGCGAAGAAACCGTAGGTAAAATCCATGGCGAAATCATCGCTATCGATATCGATGCAATTGCAGGTAAAATGGCTGTAATTCGTATCTCTGCTTAATCTTTTAAAAACAAATAAAACAAAATTATTGAAATGAATTGCAGGGTGTGAAACTCGCTCTGCAATATTCATTCTAACTATGGAAGGTGAACTTTAGTGAAAACACAAATGACAGACTTACAACGTCTTGCACTAGACGTATATAATGGCAAACAAGTAATGTTCAACGAGGTTAAAGGCGAGGACGCAATTCGTAACGCAATTAACGTAGCAGTTGGTGGAACATTTAATTACAAGAATTTCCGTGAGAACAAGTATAAAGTATTCTCAATTATCGAAGAGGTTTTAGATGTAACTCTTGGAGTAGTAATCACTAACCAATTCGATAGCTTAGCAGAAGTTAAGAACGTAGCAATTGGTGAGCGTCCTGCATTCCGTGTAGAAGATAACTCGTTATTCCGCATCGCTCGTATCGCAGGTGGAACTAATGACTTACGCCGTCAAAAAATCCTTAACAGACGTTTCGAAGTTGAAACTGATTACTTCGGTGCTAAAATCTACACTGAACTTGAGCAGTTCCAAGCAGGTATGGTAGACTTCACTGGTTGGGTTAACCGTTTATCTCTATCATTCGCTCATGACTTAGGAACTCAAATCTACAAAGCTATCGCTAACTCTTACAGCGCTTTAAACAGCACTTACGGTGTAACTGGTACTTACAACGAAGATGAGTTATTCGAAATGATTGAGCATGTAGAAGCTAAGTCTGGTAAAAAAGCTGTTGTTATGGGTACTCGTAAAGCACTTCGTAAAGTATCTAAAGCAATCAATGGCTCTGACAGCATCAAAGACCAAATCAACCGTGTAGGTTACGTTGGTGAAGTTGGTGGAACTAGCTTAATGTTACTTCCTCAAGCGCACAAAATCGGTACTGACGAGTTCTTCGTTGATGACAACATGTTACTTGTTGTTCCTTCAAACGAGAAGCTTGTAAAAGTTGTAGTAGAAGGCGAAGCTACTATGATTGAAACTGCTGACGCAGGAGAGCGTAACGACCAACAAATGGAATACCAAATCCAAAAGAAAATGGGCGTAGGTGTAATGCAATCTGCAATCTACGGTATCTACAAAATTAGCTAATCTTTTTTAAACAAAAGTATTGAAACTATGTAGAGCTTTTGGTATAATCTATAATACAGAGTGGGGAAGGGGAAACTCTCCCCTCGCTGTATTATTAAACAAAATTATTGAAACGTGGGAGAGTGGAGTTGTACGATGGAGAAACAACGAAATAACAATAACTACAATCGAAATCGAAATAATAATAGTCGATACAATAACAATGATAATCGCAATAACCGCAATGACCGTGGGAATCGCAACGAGCGTAACGAACGCAATGAACGACCTCAACGACCTCAACGTAAACGAAGAGTAAACGTTGACAGAAACATTGAGGTTATCGTAGTGAGCAACGTAGTTGGTAGCAAGTTCTTCTATGAAAATCCTCGTATGTCTCAAAACATCGATTTAGCGAAAATTGGTGATGAAGAGTACATTACTGTTGGTGATTTAAGAACAATGCTGAATTCGAATCGTAAGATTTTAGAAGGATTCCAGTTACTGATTACAGATGTTGTAGATAACGAAGTTACACTTGAAGATGTTCTAATTTATCTTGGCTTAGATAGAAAGTATGAGGAATACTACGACTTAGCGAACAAGCAAAATGGTGAACTAGCAGAAGTAACTGATATTAAAGACTTCATATTAAAAGCGCCAATTAATGCTTTTCAGAAAACGATGGAGAAGATTGATAGCAAGTTACGAACACGAGTTATCGAAATGGCTGTTGTGCTATTCAAGCTAAAAGAGTTTGGGGACTACAACAAAATGCGAATCATTGAAAGCTACGTTAACGATGAGCTATTTGCTGATGCAAATGAAACAGAAGTTGACGAAGACATCTACATTTAAGGGGAGGTGTTGCATATGGCAACATCTTTTACCTCTATCTATCAGAAGTTCCTAGGTATGGTTGATGACTATGAACTGGGACTTGTAACTGATGAAGAGTTAAGTGAGGTACTGTTTGGTTATCTAGACCAAGCTAGAAGTCTTTACTTTCCTCAGTGCAAAAAGGACTTAAACAAGATTACTGAAAATCTTGGATTAGGTGAATTTGAAGAAGACTTAACGTCACAAGAAGAATTCATATTAGCGATGTGTATGAAGAAGGCTTGGCTTTCTCCTAAGCTAAATAACGCTGATTTGATGAGAAAAGCCATTGGTGATAGAGATTTCAAGGCACAACAGGGTACTAACTATCTTAGAGAACTATCTAAGCTTGATGCCAAAATCGAAGATGAGATTCGTAGATATGTAGTTAGCTATACCTATAATAACTTCTCGTTAGAGGGGTGGTAGTCTTGTCATTTTCTTCTACATTTAGAACAAGAATGAATGCCAAAGGTGGCACTAATTATGACAGAGTATTCAAAGGCGCTGTACGAGACTTTGAGCTATGGTTCAATAGTCACGTAGGAAGAGAGACTATATTAGTTGATGGGATTGAGCAATACGCTGTCTTTCAAGACCAAAACCAAAATAACAACAAGGACTTATCTGATGATAAGTACATGATTGTGAAAAATGACAGCCATGCACAAGTTGGTTCGTATGTAAATTGGAGAGGTAACATTTGGATGATATTCTCTGATGAGCATAAGACAATACCAACTCACAAGCAGTTAAAAGTGAAAGAAGCCAATCATGTTATCAAGTGGATGATTGGAGATAAGATTTGTGGAAATGGACATGGATATGATGCCTACGTTCAAAACCAAACGCTGTATACTCTAGGGGTTAGTACAAGTGGTCAAAATGCTTGGATTGTAAACGGTAAGATGATGATGTATATGCAGGACAATGCAGAGACAAGAGCAATTAAAATTGGTCAACGTATCTTCATTGGTGGAGCAGTATATCAAGTGTTCTTTAAAGACCCTGTGTCTCGAAAAGGATTAATCAACTATCTATTAGAACAGGATATGTTCGCAGTAGATAGAGACAACGCAGAACTTGGTATTGCTGATTATTACCCTGCTAAAAAGCCCGACCCGACTGAGCCTCCTGTGAATCCTACAGAGGTTGTCGTTACTGGTGCTGATAAAGCTAAAGTAGGCTCTCTTGTTAAGTATGTGGCGAGTGAAGATATTGTTGAATGGACAGTATCTGACACAGAGGCAGTAGCCAAGGTTGTTGAACAAGATAGTAGAAATATATCGATTCGAATCGAATCTAACTTCCAAAAGGTTGGTTCTATTATTACTATCGTTGGAAAAACAGCTAGTGGTTCAATTGGCTCTAAAACTGTGAAAATTGTAAGTCCATATTAAGAGAGGGTGAGATGGTTGACAAAGCAGATTAAACGTGGAAAATCCGCAATGGAAAAACTTGGAGAATACAAGATGGAAATCTTAAATCGATGTTTAGGTTCTCAAACATTAGCAAAACTTTTGAAGTATGATTCAGAAGATGCTTTGGATAAGCCTGACATCGAAATGGAGGATACCTTCTCGTTAATGCATACGAGGGTATTTCCATACAGATTTGTACCTAATACGATTGATGAACAAGGTACATTTCTTACATTAGGAGTAAATGGATTTAGACGATATCAAGAAGGTTTCCAAGTCTTTGATGATTATCAAGCAGGAGAGATTTACTTCTATTTCTTCACTCATGTAGACATTATGAGAACTGACCATGGAGTCCGTCAAGATTTGATGCTTGCTGAGATTAGTAAGCTATTTGATGGAACGAAGGGCATTGGAATGGGTGAATTAAAGCTTCGTTACTTGAATGAACTTTGGATACACAATAATAAGTTTGGTGGCTATGCAGTCTCATTCACTGTTACAGACTTCAAGTAAGTTTGAGAGAGGGTGAGAGTGTGATAGATAGACTAAAGCTATTAATGGGTAGAAAAATTGAAGTGAGTAAGGAAAATGGTATCTTTGCCCATCAGCCACGAGTAAATGAAATAGTTGATATGGGCGAAGATGAATTTAATAATCTAATCCTACCTTTCACTATTACCACTGAAACAGTGTTCAATGGTATGGAAGGTGAAGAAGAGTTAGCAGAGAGATTTCATATATTCGACTTATTCTTCTTGGAATTAGAGGAAGGTAAGACAGTTCTAGACGCGGTATTTGGTTGGAGAAAATCAACTGATGTACTAAGCGATTCATTGAGATACTTTCTAAAGGTTGACGATATCAACGTTCTAGAAAATCGAAAGAAAATCATAGTTAATAACGCCTATATAATTGACAACGATGAGTTTGATAGAATTAAACAAATCATTCAGTCGATTGTAAATCGTGAAGATATCAAGGTGGAAAAAGCACCAAAGAATATGACACAAAGGCAAAAAGAGATTTGGAAGAAGTTGCAAAAAGGTAGAAAAAGAACTGCCGAGAAATCAGCTCTCTATCTCCAAGATATTGTTAACTATACAGCATTTGGTGGAACAACATTTATACCATTAGAACAAATTGATAAGATGACCTATTACCAACTATACAACGCATATTCAAGCGTTATTGGTAAGGATTCATTCAATATCAGCATGGGCTACAAACTCAGTGAGAAGTTTGATATGAAAGATGCTATCAAGCACTGGACTGAGTCTATGAAAATCGGAAAATAGAGGCTAATAGCCTTTATATATAATTCAACACTTAAACAAAAGTATTGAAAAATAAACAATAAGAGGTGTATGTCAAGATGGCATTATATGGAATTAAGGACTGTGCAAATATCACATTATTTGACAAAGCTACTGGTGCGCCAGTATTATTCTCAGATTACGCAAACGTTTCTACAAACGAATGGCAAGCAGAGCGTACTTACGCTACTTCAAAAGGTACTCGTGCAATTGCATGGGACTACGATAAACAGGGTACATTAGCTGTTGAAATGGAAGTCTTCGACCTTAAGTGGATTGCTTTAGTTGCAGGAAGCGAGTTTAAAACTGGCGAATCAAAAATCGCTAAACGTGAAGTTGTTAAAGTTGGCGCTTCTAAGAAAGCTACTTTAGCGGGCGTTCCAACAGCAGGTTCTGTACAAGTTGTTCCTGTTGGATTAGATGAAGTAGAACACATTGGCGAGCCATTAACAGAGGTTACTGGAGACGAGGCTGTAACTGGCGCTCAATTCAAAGTTACTGCAGGTGAAATCACTTTTGCTACTGACGCTGTAGAAGGAACTGCTTATGCAGTATACTACCTAGTATTAGACTCTCAAGCTAAAACTATGACAATTTCTTCTGATAAATTCCCTAAAGCTTTCCGTGTAGTTGCAGATGCACTTATCCGTGAGAAAGAAACTGGGAGAGATGAGTTTGTGCAAATCGAGTATCCAAATGCTCGTCCACAATCAAAATTCACTATCACAATGAGTACAAAAGAACCAACTAACTTACAGATTACTTTCGACCTGTTCCCTAACAAAGAGAAAGCAATGGCTGAGTACAAAATCATCGGTGAGTAATCACTGATTAAGAGGGTCTCGAAAGAGACCTTCTTGTATTAAAATAAGGGGGCAAATTAGTTTACAAGTTTACTATATTTACTATATGAATTTGTATATTGATTTGCCCCCTTATTTTTGTATATTCAACTAATAAAAGTTAAGTTTTATTAAGCAAAAGTATTGAAATGAATACCTCTTTTTGCTATAATAAACAATATAAATAAAGAGAGGAGTATGTTGGTGGCACGTTACATTCGATATTTAGAAAATGGTACGTGGAAATATGCGTCTGTTAAATCAGTTGGCGACTTAGAGAAGTTATTGACAACTTCGAAAACAGATATCGTTTCAGCAATTAATGAACTGATAGCCAACGGTGGCGCACTAGAACACGACCTTAATAGTCGTTTTGATGGTCTAGAAGGACAGCAAAACGAATTAGTGACTATTACTGGCAACGTACAGGAGACGCTAGGAAAAGTCCAAGATGACCTTTTAAATAAGGCAGAAGCACTATACGTTGATGAGCAAATTAAGAAGCTTGTAAATAAAGAAGACTATGATGCAAACTATCAAAAGATAGAAGGCGAACTTTTAGATAAAGTTAATATCGAAAAGTATAACGAAGAGTACAAACTGGTCACTGCGAAACTTAACGACAAAACTGATTTAAGTGCGTTTGAAGGCGTTGAGGGAAGGGTAACTACAACAGAACAAGAGATTACCAATGTAAAAGGTGAATTGGGTTCTAAGATTGGAAAGACAGAATTTGATAGTGCTGTTGGAGTAAATCGATGGCTTGCTAGAAAATATGATATTAACATAGGTTCTGCAGGAGCGATTCCTTCTTTCAGTCATATTAAAGGAAAGCAACCAAATGAAGTTGTAGATTACGATGATAATTCTGTAATCAAAGCATTCACAGGAGATTATTACATTGGTCACTATTTCACAAATGTATATATGAAGGTTGCCAAGACAGTCATGTTAACTGTAACAAATGATGATGGCGCTGTTATATATATGAATGGTGCAAAAATGTATGAGAGTACAACAAGAACAACTGGGCTATCTGTTGCTCTGCCATTTAGAGCAGGATGGAATACAGTTGAAATTCTCCATTATGAACATAGTGGGGCGGTAGAGCAAGTTTCTCTTGGATTAAAACTATCTACACAAGTTGATAAGTTAACTAGTGTAATTGGTATAGGCGACAAGGATGACACTAGACTTGTAGAAGCTGAGACTCAAATCAAGCAAAATGCAGAAGCTATTCTATTAAAAGCAGAAGGCTCTGTTGTTACTAGTCTAGGAAATAAAGTAACTGCTAATGAAGCTTCTATTAATCTTATGAAGGATGAGATTAAGATGCTTGTTAAAACAGAAGACTTTAACAAGTATACAGGTCGATTAGAGACTGCTGAAAGCACAATCATTCAACACTCAGACCAAATCAGTCAAAAGGTAGAAAAGAAAGACTATGATGCTTTAAATAATATCGTTGGTGAGCAACAAACTAGTATTAATCAATTGACTAGCGAGATTAGCTTAAAGGCTACTAAGTCAGATTTTGATGGATTGAATGGTCGAGTGGGTAATGCTGAGACTCAAATTAAGCTTAATACAGAAGCTATTAACTTAAGAGCCAAGCAAACTGAATTAGATAAGACAAACGGTAGATTGCAAACAGCAGAATCACAACTTAATGTTCAAGCAGGTCAAATCTCTACTAAAGTAACGCAAGAAGATATAAACAAAAGTATTGACGATTTGAATTTTGAAGTTCGAAATCTAATTCTAAACTCAGGATTTGCAAGAGGGTTTGAGAGTTGGAATAATACTTCATTCACAATCCTTCCTGCGGAGGTGGATAAGCCTAATAGTAAAATTGTAAAAGTTAGCAGAACTGGCGCTTCTACAAATAGCATCATTAACTTAATCTCCAATAAGGGCAATGTTAAAAATGGAGATTCTGTATCATTTTCAGTTGACTTTAAGGTAACTAGCTTTAGCGCTTATGATGTCAAGAATCCTTTCATTGTAGAGTTTTATGATGATGCAGGGACTAGAGTTCAATACACAGATGTTGCTTTGTCTAATATGGGTATCTCTACATTGTCAGATGGAAAATGGGTTAGACTCACTTATACAGTAAAAGCGAATAACGCTAGTATTACAAAGGTAGCTCTAAGAATAGCGCTATTTAGAAATGGTGAAGTATTCTATCGAGAACCTCAAATGCAAATTGGCACAAAAGCTACTGGTTATATGCTTGCTCCTGAGGACTCTTTAGGTGCTGAGACAAGATTAGCCAACGCTGAAAGTACAATTGTACAACAAGCAACTGAAATTGGCTTAAAAGCCAATGCCAATGATGTTTATAAAAAGGCTGAGGCTGATGGCAAAGTCTCAACTGCAATAACGCAGGCTAAAGGTGAAATCAAAATTGAGACAGATAAGATTGCTTTAAATGTTACCAACCTAACAAAAACAGTAACTGAACAAGGGACTACTATCTCAAATCATGAGACATCGATTACGCAGATGAAAGGTGATATTAATTTAAGAGCAGAGGCAAAGAATGTTTACACAAAGACAGAGGCTGATGGAAAGATAAGCACTGCTGTTACAAATGCCAAGGCTGAGATTAAAATCACAACAGATGGTATTTCTCAGAATGTTACTAATGTTAAAGGTGACTTAAGTAATTTAAATGATGTTGTAGTTGCACAAGGGACTCAGATTAAGCAAACATCTGACGAGGTTGCAATTAATGTAGTTAAAAAAGGAAATATAAAAGCCTCTATTAACGCAAGTACAGAAGGAATTAAAATTGGTGGACAGCATGTCGATATCACAGGACAAGTCACATTCCAAAGCTTAGATTCTACTATGCAAAGCAAAGTTAATACGGGTATTTCTGCGGATTCCAAAGCTCAAGAAGCTAAGAATGCCATTGCTGATATGGCGAATGACAATAAAATTACTCCGATAGAAAAACAACAGCTTAAAAAGGAATGGGCTAGTATCTCTGCTGAGAAGCCTCAATATGAATCCCTAGCTACTACCTATGGAGTAGGAACAGAGAAGACAAATTATGTTAACGCCTACAACACATTAAACACATTTATCACACCTTTCCTAGCCAATACAGCAGTTACTAGTGATATCAATGGCGCTACATTTAGAGCAACATTTGATGACTACTATGATAAAAAGGCACAATTGATTAAGAAAATTAATGAGCTGTCTAAGATAGTGGCTCAAGGATTGAATGGAAAAGTACTATACAATGACCCAATGTTTAAGAATGGTCTTAATGATGTTAAGGTATACAATAACTCAAGCAACACAAACGTAACAGTAACTAGGGTCGCTAAACCAAGTGATGCTCCGACGAATTCAACTCATGTGTTAGAGATAAAGGCTCTTGCATTGCCTATATCTCCTGCTTATGGTGGATTCTCATTCCAAACTATGTCTAGAGCAAATGCTATTTTTGTAACTAGAATTGTTGCAAAAATACCTGTTGGTTCTAAGATTGTTTTTGCGAGTAATTCATATGGGTCAGGTGGAAAACAGGAGTGGTTAACTCCAACTGCAGGCACAGGAAACTGGGAAGAATACTTGTGTAGACTTCAATGCGGTTCAACAGGAACATTTAGTTCGACAAACTTCTTCAACATAGAAGGTGGGACACTTCCTTTAACTTGGTATGTTGCATACGCAACAGTTATTGATGCTACAGACTATGATTACTCTATCACCGATATGGCTAACGATAATAAGTTAACGCCTCTAGAGAAGCAACAGTTAAAGAAAGAGTGGGCAACTATTTCAGCAGAAAAGCCACAATACGAAGCATTGTCAAATACTTACGGCGTAACTACTGAAAAGACAAATTATGTAAATGCTTACAATACGCTAAATACTTTTATCACGCCTCTTATTTCGAATATAGCTGTCACGAGTGATGTTATAGGCTCTACGTTCCGTGCAACATTCGATGATTACTACGATAAGAAAGCTCAATTAATTAAAAAGATTAATGAGTTGTCTAGGTCAATAGGAACTAACGCAGATTCTAAGGCTCAATCGGCTCAGAATGCTATTGCAGATATGTCTAGTGATAGTAAGATTACTCCAGTAGAAAAGGTTCAGTTGAAGAAAGAGTGGGCTGTAATGCTTTCTGAGAAACCTCAGTATGAAGCATTGGCTACAACATATGGCATTACAACGGAGAAGACAAACTACGTTAACGCTTATAATACTCTAAATACTGTACTTAATGGTACTGGCGGTATACTTACAAATATGACTACAACGTCTGCAGTTACTGGTGCTACATTCCGTGGGCAGTTTGATGATTACTATGATAAAAAAGCTCAATTGGTCAAAAAGATTAATGAGACTTCCAAGTCATTGGCTGATGGTGCTCAAGGAACAGCAAATACAGCGAATAACGCCATCAATAATAATAAGGCTATATGGGATAGAGCTTCTAATATCAATGCGGATGGAAAATTTAACACAAACAAGTTGAGTGGACTTATTCTTGATGCACAGATTTCGTCTGCTACAAATTGGAATGGCGCTAAGAGTCTATTAGATTCTTGGAAGTCAGGGACAACGCTAATCAATGGTGGGATGATTGCAACGAATACAATATTCGCTCAACAGATTGCTATTGGTGATTTTACGAACCTATCTCAGATTAACGAAGAGAAGAACCCTAATGGATATTCTACAGTTCTATTGAACAATAAGAGATATTTCAAGATTGGTAATGGTGCTTATGCTTCACTTACAATGATGGATAATACTTATGTTGAATTCAAGGTTAATGATGAGTATTACATTGCGTTTAATGGGTATCGTGATGCAGGTTTGACAAGTCTTAATTTAATTATGAGATATCACTACACAGATGGTACATGGGCAAATGCAGGGGCAATATCTGCTCTTCCTACAACAGCCGACACTCGTGTAATTAAGAATCTTCAGATTACAACTGCACCCGATGATACTAAGACAATTTCTCGTGTCCAACTATTCTTTGAAAAGGATGGAACTGCAGGAAGTGGTTACTACTACATTAGAGACCTAGAGGTTCGTAAGCGTTATACTGGTGAACTGATTGTAGATGGTTCTATTAAAGCTCAGCAACTCGATGTAAATAGCTTATTCGCCCATAGTGGATTCATCACTAATCTTAAATCACAAGAAATCGATGCTTCTAAGATTAAGACTGGGCAATTGATTGGTATATACATTCGCTCAGATGGCACTAATGCATTCTCTTATATGAGTGGTGGCTCTATCGTATCTAAATCTAAAGTCAGCACTGTTGAAACATGGATTGATGAAGGATTAGTAAGGGTAAAAAGTTCAACCTCTATGTTGTCGCTTTCAGAAGATAACTTGTCAATTGGTCAAATAGGAAAAAGTGGATACGGTAGTATTACTTACACTGCGCCGAACACAGACCCTGCTCAGAACTTATTTAGTATATGGGGTGTTGGTAAGATTGTTTTAGAATCAAACCAAAATGACATCATCCTAAAAGGACGAGCGCATATCCAAGGGGTGGACAGCGGTGGCGTTGCATTAAATTTCCCTGAGGCAAGCTCTATTAGATTTGATAGATATGGGAATATTAACGCTCCTAGTACCATGTCTTCCGAGGCAACTTGGTCAATTAAAGATGCTGATAACCGTATTAGAATACTTATTCCAATGGGCAAAGGTACACAATCGGGAAATGAATATCACTCACACGTAGGTGGACATAAGTTCCTCTATAATGGTACTTTGGGAATTGCTACGTACATTCAAGGCGGAGATAGCCCTATTATTCAATTTAATGGTCGAAGTATCCTTAAATATTGGGGCGGAGGCAATTACTTTGAATTTAAGAACCAATGGGATAGTGGCTTCGTTCCTGTCTATGCTTCAGCGTTTAATACAGCTTCTTCATTAATTTGGAAGACAGATATTGAAAGTTATGAAAAATCGGCATTAGACGTAGTTATGGGGACTAATATAGTAACATACAAGTACAAATCTGATGTTGAAGAGAGCGATAATCCTCATACACATGTCGGTGTCATAGCTGAATACGCACCTAAAGAGATTCAAAGTAAAGACGGACGTGGCGTTGATAACTATGCAATGTCTTCACTCGCATGGAAGGCAATTCAAGAACTATCTGAACAAGTTAGATACTTGAAAGAAAAATTAAACAATAGATAAGGAGAAGATTAATAGTGTTATTCGATTATCAAATTGAAAAACAATTAGTAGACATTGGTTACGATAGAATGACCATGGAAGAAAAGAACCAACTCATCACAACACTGGCAAGAAAGGAAGGAGCAGTTCTCTCACGTATTACAGATGAATATATTTTAAACTATCATAAGAAGTTAAAGAGTGCTATTCTATCAGAGAAGTGTGACGAGGTTATTGTAACAGGATTTAAATCTACGAATGGACACACGTATAGAATGAAAGGCGATGACCAAATTAACTTCATAGGGCAAGCTCATGAGTTAATCTTCTTTGATAAAGAAACGGATACAGTTCCTTGGCTAACTGAAGATGCTGATTACATTGTGCATTCACGAGATGAATGGTTGAATAATGTATATAGAGAAGCGTTTATGCATAAAAAGGCTCAGCTATATAAGTATAGTGAGTTAAAGAAAAAGATTATAGATGCTAAAACTCATGCAGAAATTGTTGCTGTAACTTGGTAATTATTAAACAAAAGTATTGAAATAAAAATGGAAAGTCGCTATAATGGAATATAGCGACTTTGAAAGGAGGTTAGTATGTCTTTGGAAAATAATCAAGTTCAAGCACAAGTTAATGCAGAGATTGTCATTGCTCAATGCCAAGAAACGATTTATAAGTTAACTATGGAAAATATTATGCTTAAAGCAATGTTAGAGCAAGAAAAACACATGAACGCACAGAAAGAAAGCGATAACTAGGTTTTCGCATGTGAAATGGGATGGGAATGGAAGTGTAATCATTATGATAAATTCATAATGAAGGGATGTCACATGTATTGAAAACACAATTGTTTGCTCAGCATGTTGATGGTGTATCAAAATACACTAATGAGTTCGCTATTTACTTTACAGCGCTTATGACAGGGGTTACATGGTTGTTAGGAGGGTGGGATACAGCATTACAAGTATTGATGTATTGCATTCTTATCGACCTTGTGACTGGTGTTATAATTGGTTTCTTTGTAAAGAAGCAGTTTTCTAGTCATAGATTGAGAAAAGGAATTGGAACAAAAATAGGCTACTTAATCGTAATATTATTATGTAACCTATTTGACATGGTATTCTTCAAAGAGAATCCTATTTTGAGAACAGCATCTGTTTGGTTCTACATCTATGTTGAAGGAAGTTCAATCTTAGAAAACCTTGCAAACCTAGGCGTACCAGTTCCACAGTTCTTAGTTGACCGTATGGAGCAGATTAACGAAAAGGTTGGACTTCGTGCGAAGATGAAAGACGGAAAATTCGTCAAGAGTGAAGATAACGATACTCAAGGTTAAAAGTAATAAAAGAGTGATTTTATTAAAAAAAAGTATTGAAACTGGAGATAGAGGCTTGACTTCTATCTCCTTTTTTGATACGATGTAAATATACTTAAGCAAAAGTATTGAAACGAATTATAAGGAGATGGAAATTTTGGGTATTGAAATTACAAGCTTAGGCGTAGTAGAACGCCAAATTAGAGAGTTGATTCGAACTCCTCGAGGAAATATTGAAGTGTATGAGCCAACGGTAGATGATATCGCAGATATCATTGATTTACAACGTGATAATGGATTAGGCATGGACGGTGGAAAGGTGGCATTTGAAGGAACAGATGTAATCAAAACTTTATTCCCGATGCTTACAAATATCGATTTTGGTGACATCTCGGATGAAGAATTAGACAAAATTATTGACAATCCTTCTATTCACTTGTTAATTGCACAACAATATGTTGCTCAAATCGTAGCAGAAGCAAATAAGCTATATGCACAACGAGTTAAAACAGAATTGATGAACACTGATAGCACACTTGCTCAAATGGAGTTATTAAACACAATTCCTTCAATCATCGTAGAGAATGCTAAACGTGATGGTAAAATGGCTGAGCTAGTAGATAAAGTGGCTGAGGTAAGTGATGAGCTAGAAAAAGCAATCGAAAAAGAGAAAGAGAATGAAGGATTGCGAGGAGAGATTGAAGAGAAAGTAACTGAAATGACTGGCGCTCAATCAAAAGTGGTAGAGAATGAGCAGACTATTTAGTTCTGTATCTGAACTACAGCATCATCTAAAAGATTCCATCAGAGAAGGTATTGAACATAAATTGATGAAAATCGTTTTAGAAATCGTTCAAAAATATGTAGACAAGAATGTGTATCATAATCCATTTAAAAAAGAAGGTAGTGAGTTTGCCTACGATAGAACGATGGAGCTAATGAATAGTATAACCATTGGTGAGTTAAAGATGGGTACTAAGTATGCTACATTCGAAGTCTACATGGATGCGGACAAGATACAGCCTAATGAGACTGATGAAGGTTACTGGAATCAGCATGCTAATATTGACTACACTCAAGATACATCTGACTATATACCAAAGTGGATTGAGGATGGTACAAATGGTAGTCTATGGGATTGGAAGCCAACTCATTACATGGCTGATTCTTACTTTGAATTGAGCGATGGTAGCTTGGCAAGGGAACTGGCTGAGGCGTTACGCAGAGAAGGTTGGAACGTTATAATGGTTTCATAACGTGGAATGGAGGCTTCTTATGATAATACATTCATAAGAGGTGAATTTAGTGGCAGAACAAAAGAGAGTTTATAAGCGATACTTTACAAAAGATAAGATTGCAAAGATAAACCAAAAGAGTGTAAAGGCGTATGATAAATATCTTCGCTCGAACATTATTAAAAATAAAGATGTAAAAGAGACAACATACAAAGTCTATCAAAATTACTTCAATCAATTCCTTGTATATCTTGAGGAAGAATGGGAGAACATTTTCATTCATGATGATGAGTTTATGAAGGATGCCGTTGATATTATGGAAGGGTTCATTGGATTCTGTCAAGATACGTTGGGGAACAACAAGAAAGTAATCAATACAAAGCTTTCTGCGGTTTCAGCGTATTACATTTGGGCAGTAAAGCGTAAAGTCATTGACGTTCACCCATTTGACCGCAAGTTGGACAGAATGAAGGGAGCAAACGATGAGAAGCTTATCAGTCATTACTTCCTAACAAGAGACCAAGTTGATACTGTTACCAATTTCTTGCACGAGGATTATAAGAAAGAGAAGGGTAGAAAGTATGACATTCAAGACTTATTGATTTGGCATATTATGGTTGATTCAGCTAACCGAAATGGAGCAATATCAAAATTAACTCTTTCGTCATTGGATTTGGAAGAAATGATGTTTGTGGATATCCGAGAGAAACGTGGAAAAATTGTTGAGGTCGCCTTTGAAGAAGAGGCAAAGCTATTGATTCAAGAATGGCTAGAGATGCGTAAGAATATGGATAACTGCGAGGTTGATTCGTTGTTTATCGTAAAGCATGGTGGAGAATATAAGAAGATGTCTCAGACTTCTATTTATATGCGTGTAAGAAAGATTGGACACATTCTAGGCTTACAAGATTTACATCCTCACTGTCTGCGTAAAACAAAAGGGAATCTAATCGTAGAGGATACAGGGGATTTAACACTGGCTCAGGAATTCCTTAACCATTCCGATGTATCGACAACTCAAAAGCATTATGTTAAGCCTAAATCTAAAGCTGAGATTCGTGCTAAACTAAAGGCTATGAAAGAGAAGAATAAGAGCCAAGATTAAGCAAAATTATTGAAACAAGGTGGTGTTAACTTAAGTGGCGAGTAATAATAAAATTGGGATTGAGGTACAGGTCAAATTCCCAACTGTAGAAGAAATGAAGGCTGACTTGGCTAAGAAATGGCAAAGCGTCAAGAATGGCTTTGACGCTAAGGTCAATGTGAGCGTAGATGAGAAAAAGCTTGCAAGCATGAAGAAGAGAATTCGTGAAGCTTTGAAGGAAGAAACATTTCATTTAAAAATCGATGCTGACAGCGCCATTAAGTCAATCCAAAAAGTTAAGACTAGCTTAAAAGAACTTGATTCTGATTTGAAGAAAGTTCGTGAAGTTAAAATTGACTTCAATGTTGCAGACATGGATAAAACCATGAAGGAACTTATTGCAGGTGCTAAAAGCGCTGAGAATGCAATGAAGGGACAGGCTAATGCAACTAAATCCAATAACGATGAATTGGATAAAACAATTGCCAAGGTCAATAAAATCCAACAAGTCTACAAGCAGTTGAAAGATGGCAGTCACGCTACTACAATCAAGACAAGTGGTGAAGATGCTAATGGAAATAAGGTTTCCAAGACTGAAAGACCTGATGGAAGGGTTGACTTTGAGAGAGTTGAAAATCGTCAGCAGGATTTAAAGGAAATAGAAGACCTGATGAAGAGAATTCATCAGATTTCTAAGCAACAAATGACTGCTGACCAAGCTTCAAATGCTGTACTCGAAAGAGAAAAGCAGATTCATCAAGAGGTTCTTGCTAATTTAAAACAAGAGTTTGATGCAAAGCATCAGGCAAATGCTAGTGATTATGCACGAATCATGAATCTTCAACGTGTTCAACAAGCTGAGATGCAAGTTCTTCAATTGTCTAGACAGAGCGCTCAAGCAGAGAAAGAAATTGCAGATGCAATTTCTCGTGTTGTTCAATTAGAAAGACAGAAGAATGCTATCGCTCTTAAGATGGTTAGTGCTAAGGCGCAAGAGAAACAGTCTCTACAAGAGCAATTGCAGTATTATGAGAGAATTCAGAATAAGCTTAGAGAGACTCATAATCTTGAAGAGAAGATGAGTTCTGCTCAAAAGGCAGAATTAAACAATCTCAAGAACATATCTGAATTAGAGGTTAAGAGAGCAGAGGCGAAGCAGAAGGACGCAGAACTCGCACAGAAAGAAGCTAACGCTCTTCGTGATATGCAGGAGAATCTTAAAAAGGTTCACTCTCTAGAACTGCAAATCTTGCAAATTCGAGAAAGAATGGATAACGGTGGCTCTGTATCTAGTAATGATAGAGCGAGACTTCAAATCTTAGAAAATGAACTTGAGGCTACTAGACATCTTCAACGTGAGACTGAATTATTCCATACATTTGAAGGAAACATCACGGATGAAATGCAACGACAGTTGAGATTACAAGAACAAATTCATCAACGTGAACGTGAACGTGTAGCAGACGCTTCTAGAATTCAAGCTGAGAATGATAAGATTACTCAGAAGATGAAAGAATACGAGGCTGTTGTTCGTAACATTGGTCAGCTTCAACGTGACCTATCATACGCAGGAACTCGTGAGAGAGGCGTTATTGAACAAGAGTTAAATAGCGAGAGAGAAAAACTTGCAGTAATGCGTCAAGAGTTAGAAACTTCTAATGCGCTTACAGCAGAACGTAGACGTGAGATTGACGCAATCGAAAGGGCGCAACAAGAGCAATTACGTTTAAATCGTGCTAGACAACAGGCTCGTGACAAGGATAAAGAATATGGAAATGGCGCTGAAATCATTGACCCATACTCATTCTTCGCAAATGCTCAACAAGGAGCAATGGCTATCCTTGAACCTGTAAAACGACTTGACGAAGCTATGGTCGGAGTTATGAAGGTTGCAGATGCGACTCAAGAAGAGTTTAGACAATTCGGAGAAAGCGCATATGATACAGCTTCTGCCTTAGGGGTTACAGCAGACCAGTATGTACTTGCTGTTGAGAAATGGGTAACTGCAGGTAAATCATTTAAAGAATCTCAAGATTTAGCTAAGGTATCTACAATTGGTGCGTTCGTAGGTAGTCTTAATGTTGATGACATGGTTAAGTACATGTCTGTTCCATTAAATGCATTTGAAAAAGAAGGGCTAAAATCAGTTGACGTTATTAACACAATGAACGAAACTGCCAACCAAAACGCAATTGAGATGGATGACTTAGGTAAAGCTTACGTTCGTTCTGCAACAACTGCGAAAGACGTGGGTGCAGACTTTGGTCACTTAACTGGTATGATTACCGCCGCACAAGAGGCAACACGTAAGGGTGGAGAGCGTATTGGTACTGGTATCAAGACAATCGGTATGAATATTGGTAACATCTTTAGCCGATTGACAAAGGATACAAATAAGAAGTTTGACTGGTTTGAAGGCATTGGCATTCATATTGAAGGCGCTAACGGTCAGATGAATAGTATGCAAGATGTTATTGGTCAGCTTGCAACGAAATGGAATACCTTGTCAGATGCTGAAAAGAATACTGCAAAGTTCTACTTAGCAGGTAAAGAGCATGCCGAAATCCTTGGTGGTATCATTGATAAATGGGAAGTTGTTGGTAAGGTTGCAGGAGAATCTGACCTTCAAAAAACACTAGGAGAAGATGGTTCTGCATTCATCGAGTTTGCTAAGCAGGGTGACTCTGTTAAGTTTAAATTAGCGGAATTACAAAATGCTTGGGATAAACTAATGGCAACGCTTGGTGGTAGCACTGGTGGCGTATCTAAGGCTATTGGCGCAATCACTGAGGGATTAGAGGCTTTAACAGAATTAGCGAGCAACGGTAAGCTAACAGAGGCTCTTAAATATATCTTTGCAGGTGTAGCGATTCATGCAGGGGCAAGCTTGTATAAACGATTCTTCGATGGAATGGTAACAGGTTTTGGAAGTGTACTTTCAAGAGGGCGAGAAACTATCGCAATGATGGGAGACCTTAAAAATTCCATGAGTAATGGAAGACGAGGAAATGCTACTGTAGGAGCGACAAGAACTACCACTACTACTAGCCGTAGAGGTGCGAATAACGCTCGTAACAGAAGTCGAAATCGTCAAAATAATGACGATGATGACGCAAGAAGAAGAGCTAGTAATGCTCAACGAATTAATGAAGCTGAGCAGGGCGCAGAACGTGCAAATAGTAAGCTTAAGCAGACAGGTAAGCTTATGATGAGCTTAGCAGGGTTTATCCCAATCGTTGGGGACGCATTGCTTGTACTGGACTTAATGGGAGTACCAGTATTCGATAAAATGGGTCAAATGATTAAGAGTGCTGTAACATCTACTAAAGAGTTGAGTAGAGCAATTGAAGATAATGGTAAAAAATTGCAGGCTAATAATTCAATCCTTAATGGTGGCGCAACTGAAAAGATGGGTAAATATAATGGTTTGCAAGACCAATACAATAAAGGCAAAGGTGATAAAGGGTATCTAGATAGCGAGCAGTTCACACAGTTCCAATCAAATTTCAATAAAATGACTGAGGATATGGGGATTGATATCAAAATCGAGATGAATGACACGGCTGAGATTGAAGGTAAGCTCGCACAGTTAAAAGAGAAGTTATTAGAAGTGCAACAAGTTGACCTGACAAAGCTTGGAGAAGAAGGATTCAAGAAAGATATGGAATCAATTGATTCTGCACGAGATAGAATAGCAGAAGAGCAAGGTTGGATTAAGGATTATACTGAGAAGGTACAAGAGTATCAAAAAGTTGTCGATGAATTAAATGCCAAGAAAGCAAGTCAAGGTGGCTTCTTGAGTATGGATGAATTCAATCTCCTTCAACAAGCGCAAGGTAAGGTTGATGAATTCAATGGTAAGATTCGAGAGTCTCAGGGTGTTATAAATGAGCAGAAGGGTCTTATCGGTCAAGCTACTAGTAATATTGAAGGTTACACGAACAAGTTAATTACATTCATTAACAATGGTGGTAGCTTGAAAGGTATGAACCATGAATCTATCAAGTTGGCACTTGGTACTATGATTGAGAACTATAATAAGCTTCAAGATTCTATTGGTCTAGCTGATGGCGCACAAAAGCAATTAGCAGGCTCTACACAAATCCAAGCAGGTGAATGGCAAGCATTACAGCAACAATTCCCTGCTCTTAGACAGTTCCATGTTGACCAAGTAAATGGGAATGAGCAAGTACGACAAAAGGCATCTGAGGTTATTAACAAAGAGAAAGAAAAGATGCAGGCAACGCAGGCTTCTACAAAGACTGCTATTGATGGAGCTTCTCAAGAGGTTGGCATGAAGGCTGAGATTGACCAAGCAACTGGAAAAATTATCACGACCAACCAAGGTTTGAAAACAGAGTTGAAAGGCGTTAGAGAAGAGGCAAATAAGAAAATCGATGATAAGAACATCACTTGGACTGTCAGACTGCAAAAAGCGGCTAGTGATTTATGGAAGTGGATTACAGGAGGTTTCAGCTCTACAAAAGAGGTAACAATCCCTGTAAAGCCACAAGAGGCGAAGTCAGTTTCTGCAGTAACATCTTCTAATGTATCTTCTATTGGAGGAAGCTTAATTAAGTCGCCTGTAGCAGTAGATGGAGCAGTAGTATCTAATGACGAATCATCAAATTCAAACCCTAATGCAACTGTCAACAGTGATGTTTGGAGATACTGGAGTAGAGAAACGTATGGCATTGATGATACAGATAGCCAAATGAAAGCACTGACGACTGCTATGAACAAAGCTAATGATAACCAACAACAGTTGATTAAACTGTATGGACAACAGCAGGCGCTGTTGAAGAAACAGATAAACAACTACAGCTCATTATATGGTGCTAAAGATAATGAGATGAACGAGACGTTAAATAAGTTATCAGGATTTGGGTTTAGCGTTAATACTAACTCTAATAAGATTAACAATCTTGAACACTCAGCAAATCTAAGAGGAAAAGACGCAGAAGAGGCTCAAAAGTTACTTGATAAATGGAAGTCCCTATATAATGAGATGGATGGTATTCAAGAGACAATGCGCTCTATGGGAGACCAAATTGATGAGATTGGAGATAAAGTAGAGAAAGCTCAAATCACTCAAGAGATGGAGAGATTCGAAGACTCGCTTAAGAGAGTTGACGCACTACTACAATCTGTCAGTAATTCAGACTCATTAAATGGCAAGAGACTTGATTTAATAGGAAGCCATGATAGAGAGCAAGAATTAGTTGAAACAGAGAAGGCTATGAATAAATCTAAGCTGAATATGTCTCAATTAATTAATGAATTCAATAGACTATCAACTGCTAGTATCCAATACAAGGAGAATGGAGAAAAGCTTGAAGGTACTCTTAAGAGTATGGGTTCAGAAATACTCCAACAAGCGGATGCTATCATGAAGTATCAAGAAGCGATTAATGAGCTTCAATTTACTCGTGTAGCAGAAGACTTAGGTGTCTTCAACGATGCAATTGATGACAACACTTCTAGAATGAAGAATAATATCGACAATCTAAAAGAAGGGTTATTGAGTGGTACTAGCCTATCAGACCTTGAATCATCTACGTCTACGAAGTTGGATTTAAGTCGTGATAATCAGTATGAGAGACTGGCAAAAGAAAGAATTGACCTTGAAGCAGAAGTTGACCAAGCAATGGAGTTCTTTGGTAAGAAGAACGTTGACAGAGTAACTGGTATAGCAAATGCACAGCTCGATATTACAGCATCAATGTACAACCAAATGCTGAAAATGCAATCAGAGTATTCAAGTGGAAACAAGTCATCTGTTGGCTCAATTCAATCTAAGTTTGGTGACTTATCTAGCATTGGCTTAACGGATGAAAAGTATGACTTCGTTAAGAAACTTGATGACAGCTATGACGCAGTGTTGAAAAAGCAGGATGACCTAACTGCTAAATTCCAAAGCGATATGAAGAAGGCTATTAGTCAACAAGATAAAGATGCCTTAACAAACCGATATATCATTGATAATTTGAAAGTCCAAGAAGAATACTTTAAAGCTTCTATTAATGGTGCTAAATTAGCAATCGCTAACCTTAAAGAGCAGTTAAAGGACTCTACCCTTACAGACGACCAAGAAGAGAAGATTAAGAAGCAAATTAATGATTATGAAAAAGGAATCATTGAGTCGCAGAACAAAATCAAAGATTCTGTAAAACAGCGATTTGAATTTGAATTTAGTCTCTTAGAAAAGGCGATGAAAGATTACGAAAAACTTTCAAATGATTTGGGATATGCAATGGAGATTCTCGATGCCATTGGCGGAGACAACTTTGATGCAAGAGGCGTACTATTAGGAGACATGTTTGACGTTGAGAAGCATAGAAATGACAACCTCAGCAAGACATTAGAGGCTCTTAAAGCACAGCAAGCTATGTACGAAGAGGGAAGCTTCGAATGGTCTCTCATCAATGAAGAGGTTGATAAGTACAATAAGGCTCTACAAGATAGTAATAAAGAGTTACTTGATATGAATAAAAATATCATGTCTAACTCATTCTCTAAAACGATGGATGATATCCAAAAGAACATGTTTAATGGTAAAACACTTAAGCAGTTCAAAGATTATCAAGAATTGTGGATGGATGGATTAGAGCGAGAAATTGCGCTTGAAGATGCTTACAAACGCATGAAAGACCTTGGAACTGAAACGTACAAAGGCAAGCTACAACTTCTAGAAAAGCAAGAGAAGCTAAGTAAGTTCGAAATGGACTATCTAAATAAACAGCTAGATGTCCTAGAACTTCAACAAAAACTGGAGAATCTTAATAAAGAGAAAACAGTTCAAACGTTGAAGCAGAATGCTGATGGTACTTGGGACTGGAAATATACAGCCGATGAAGACCAAATATCTCAAGTAAAAGATGAGCTTTCTCAAAAGCAATTAGAATTGCAAAAGCTAGAAGAGCAGGGACGAGAAGATTACCTGTCTAAACTTGAAAGTATCCTTAAGGATGCAGAGAGTGGGAACTATAAAAACATTGAAGACTTCAAGAACGCCATTGGCGACTTAAGTGATGCTTATAGTTCTGTTGTTGGTGATTTCCCTAAGATTTCAGAAGAATACTTGAAAGACTTGATTGAAACTTACAGTAAGTATGTCAACGAAAGTAACGACATCTTAAATGGCAGTGGAGTAATTCCTCCTAACATTTCAGTAGGAAAGATACAAGAAGGCTTAAGTAATGAAATCGTAACTGCGTTTAAATCAATTAGTAAGGAGCTAGGCGATGTATTCGCAACTGCTTTACTTGCTAAAATTCCAAACTTTGGAACTCCTACACAGACGAAAGGTGTAGAAAGCAAGTCTGTTAGTATCAGCCTTGAAAAAGTTGAATTCCCTAACATTAAGACTGCTGATGGTATTAAGGATGCAATCATGAGCCTGCCTCAAATTGCTCTACAAAAGTCTAAGGAGAAGTAATCATTTACAAATGATTGTAAATAGGTTAGAATAAGACTTAAGGGATGGCTTTTATAGCTATCCCTTAAGCAAAATTATTGAAACGAATAAGAGGTGTTTTTGTGGTAGAAGTTAAACCTATGTTGCAAGCAGTGCAACCTTGGGATGCTACGAAAGGAACGAATTTCTACTTCACTTATACAGGTCACAGACAAGCATTAAAGAATCACTTGCTTGTTACTGATGTAAATACGAATGCAATTGCATATAGCTTTGAATGGAGTTCGTTTGAGAAGACTCATCCAATTGCCCCCAATGTATTGACTAATGGCAAGGAATACAAGGCGCAATTACGAGTTAAGTTTGCAGATGGCTCATACTCTGCATATTCAAATGAGATAAAGTTCAGAACATTTGCTACGCCTGTACTGGACATCGTGAGTATCGATGGTCAAGGTTATGTATATAATCGTGACGTAACATTTGTTGCTGTGTATTCACAGAAAGACAGTGAAAAGGTAAAGACATATAGATTTAGTTTATATGACGAAAGTGAAGACCTAATCAAGCATTACCCAGTAAGAGAGCATGGCGTTGGAGAAGAGCTGTCAGAGCTTATTAAAGACCTAGAGAAGAGTAAGGGATACTTCATCGAATGTTCTATCGAAACTGTGAATGGAATGGTATATACGCATCGTGAGCGCTTTATACCTATGTATCTTGTACCTGCTGTCAATGGTGTTATATTAACAGAAAATGATGAGGAAGAGGGTTTCGTTCGAATTAAAGCCAACTTAAAACAAATTGTTGGTAATCAAATTCGCTCAAAGCCTGCCAAGATAGTAAAGTATGATGGAACTCCCAATGATGACGATGATTATGACTCTGATAATTATGATTACATTGATAATGAATGGATTATCATCCCTAAAGATAAGCCATTAATGTTCCATGGATTAGAAATGAATCGTGCATCTGACTTTGTAATGAAAGTATGGTGCAAGAATATCCCCAATGATAAGAAGTTTATGGAAATCAGTCCTATTGAGAATCAGGGGATTGCTATTCAGCTTTGGAAATATGCGGATAGAATTGTTGTAGTTAAAGAATGGAATAATATTACATCTAGACATCGCTCTAATATTCTAACGTTGCCAAATGACGCAAGTTACATGGTATATCTAAGAGTAATTGAGCATCGCATAGATGTATCTGTACAAATTTTGTAAAGGGGTGATAATGTGATTGTTGGATACAACTTTTTTGGATATCAAGAAGGATGTGTGTGGGATACACCAATCTGCACTGACATGTTAGATGAGTTGGAGATGCGTGAAGGTGTATATGATGAGGTATATATAAACTTAGATACAACGATTCCTGACAACACAGCTAAACCAACGTTTTGGACATTTACAACGATTATGAATTCGAAGTTTACGGGGGACTTAGACGCAGGGAGTATTGGCGCAGAAGGATTCCATGTTACGCACATTCAGCTATATCGTACAGTTTATGGTACAAACAAATGGGAAGTAATTGGACAGTTTGAATATAACGAAGACTTCAATGTATACGACTATGTTGATAGATATGTTCAAAATGGCTCACTATATCAATATGCTGTTGTCCCAGTAGCTAATGAGGTATTAGGAGATAAGTTGATATCAGATACAATTCTAGTATCCTATGAAGGAATTTTTGTCACTGACAAGAAGGAAAATAGAAGACTAGAATACGATATCAATCTAGGAGATATGACGCACAACACTGAATCTGCATTGAATCAGCCAATAAACAGCCAGTTTCCAATTGTTGTCTTTGGTCAGAGTAAATACCGAAGTGGTACATTGACTACTCTTCCATTATCAAGAGAGACAATTGCTCTTAATGGAGATGGTATCGATAAGATAGCAGAACAGATTCATAGACAGGAATGGGTAGATTTATTAAACAACGGTAGAGCAAAAGTATTGCGTATGGATAATGGTATAATCATGCTAATTGTTACGCAAAACGTTATCGTAGCTCATAAGCAGGAAGATGGATTGCGAAATCTAGCTACAATATCATTCGACTATACAGAAATTGGGGAACTCGACTTTGGTAGAATGATTAAGAATGACCTTATCCCTGCTGAGCATGCATCTAAGATGGTTTATGATGATTTTGGAGGGATAGTGAGTGAGCAATAATTATATCAAGGGCGAAATAGTAATGGGTGTCAGAGATGTATCTAAGCTTGCAAACTATGCATATTTACATCTGCAAGACATTCGTAAACTCTATATTACAGTAGAGGTCTTAGACAAGGATAATAACACGATTGAGACAATTCAAGGATTGTCCACTGGTGGAGAGGTAAGTGTTTCGGGAGGAAGTTTGATTAAAAGGGCAGGAAGTCTGTCCTTTATCCTTCTTGATGAATTCTTGCCAAGGAAAGACAGTTTACTATGGATGACGAATAAGATTCGTGTGTATGCAGGAATAGAGAACTTAGCATCAGCAGAGGCTACTGTGACTCATTTCTGCTTAGGGACATTCTATATAACAGAGCCTGCTATTGATATCACTAGTAACTCTCGTACCATCGATATAGAATTGCAGGATAATATGATGCGTTGGGAGCAAGAGCAATTAGAGAACAAGATGGTGTTTGAGGCAGATACTCCTTTAAATACAGCAGTCATCTCGCTTATGCAGTCACTGGGAGAGTTTAATCTGCAAGTAGAATTCACTGACTTGAAAATCCCATATAAAATGGAATTCGATGTAGGTACAAATATTTTGGATGTCTTAACAAAGCTCAGAGATTTATACATGGACTGGGAATGCTATTACGATGTTGATGGAACGTTTGTATTTAGAAAGATGAAGGTTCAGCGAGAAGATGGAGAGCCTATTGCATGGGTATTTGACAAAGGGACAGACTTAATCACAGCGTTCAAAGAGTCATTTACTTATAAGAATGTAAAGAATCGAGTTCTTGCAATGGGTGAAGTTGATGAAAAAACAGGGGTAACGCCTAAATCAGAAGCAACAATAATCTCAGAAGACTCTCCTTTCCATGAAAAAACAATAGGGAAAAGAACCCTTGTAATCAAAGATGGTTCTCTTAAGAACAATGTACAATGTGACGCAAAAGCTAGATATGAATTGTTTAAGGCTAGTACATTCCAAGAGAAGCTTGATATTGATACATTGCCAATCTACTACTTAGATGCAAACAATATTATAGAAGTTGTAAACCATGCCACAAAAGAACTAGAAAGATATGTAGTTGATTCTATCGGCATTGGACTAGGCGTTAGCGATACAATGGGGTTAAGCTGTCATAAGGTGTATTACAATCAATTTGATGATATCGGTAGTTCTCTTGGTGACTTCCAAAAGAGTGCAGATATTATTATCGATGGCATTATGAATAAAGGATGGCTATCGTTGGCTGAGAGTAGGGTAAAAGAATATCTTGGACTAGAAGGAAATGGCTCTAAGTTAATCGTAAAGTTCGAATACCAAGGCTTACATGGTACTACAGCATATGTTACAGGATTTATGGGAGAAAGCACTCAAACACTAACAATTGACTTAGCTGACTTTGACAATGTTCAAGGTGAGAATGGCGATAGTGGTAATGGAAAATCTGAGTATAGTGACCGTGTCCTTGGTCACGAAATGGTTCATGCTATCATGAACAACTCTCTAGGATTGAACAAAATCGTTGCACTTCCCGAATGGTTTAAGGAAGGTATCGCTGAATTAATCCATGGAGCAGATGAGCGCTTTAAAATTTCAATTACCGTAAATGGAGTAGCAAATGATGAAAAGATAAAGAGCATTATAAGTCGTGCAACAGAGTTGATGAAGAATGCAATATTCAAATCTGAAAGTGATGATTACTCTGCAGGGTATTTGATATTAAAGTATTTGAATCACAGCTTCAAAGCAGGAAAGAGTATGAAAGACTTCATGTGGACGATTAAACAAGCTCCAAACGCCAATAATCTACTTCAAGATGCAATCGTAGCAAATACAGTATTCACTAGCTATGATGCGTTTGTAGCAGGCTTCTCAGCGAATGCATTTAACCATGTGAAAACAAAGATGGTTCTTAATATAGGTGCTGATGAAACAGATACTGGTTCAATAGGTGGTTCTGATGAAAACGGAAGTACGCCATTAAATGCAGAGAATGTATTTGATAATAGCAAGGCTGTAAAAGGCGTTTCTGCTGTTGGTTTCAATGTTGAATTTATGAGACCTTAAAACAAAATTATTAAAATAAATTGTTGACAATAATGAAACTTAATGCTACAATAGTAGGAGAGTTACTCGTTTCCTCTATTATAGCATTAAGCAAAATTATTGAAAGAAAGGATGGTTGTTTTGCGGAATTTAAGTTCATTCCCTAGTAAAGTTGATACATTTGTAGAACTCTATGATTTGCCACCTAGTCTAGTAGCATCTGCGAAGCGATACCAAGAATTGAAGGTAAAGCCTACGCTAAACGCAATAGAACAGGCAGAGTTAAACAACTTATCAACAACATTAGGAGATTACATTATTACGCCCGAAACTTGGAATAAGTTCGCTTCTGCGTTAATCAATGTGGAAAACTTCTTCTTAACAAAAGTAGATGGATATATTGATACGAAGCAGACAGAGTGGGCGACATATGTAAAAGACTTCACTTATAAAGGCGTATACAGCGCATCTACTCAATACAAATTCCAAAATATGATAACGTATAATGGCGATTTGTACCTATGTACAAAAGATGCAAAAGGTATCGTGCCAACAAACACAGCTAACTGGCAGAAAATCTCTACTAAGGGAGATAAGGGCGATACTGGACTCAATGCTTATTACAAAGGGTCTTACTCTGCTACAGTTGCATACGCATTGGGAGATGCAGTAGATTATGGTGGATTTCTTTACTACTGTAAAAAAGCTACGACAGCAGGGACTGCTCCTACAGATGCAACTTCTTGGTTCTTATTTGATAGAACAATCGTAAGTAAAACTACTCCACCAACGACTCAGCAAGGATTAGTTTGGGTTGAGCTAATCGATTAGGTGGTGATTTGATTGGAGAAGAATCTTCAAGAAAGTTTGATTGAGGCAATTCAAATTATGGTTGATGAGGCTGTAAAGAATACAAGCTACACATCGTCACATATAGGCGTAGTAAGGCAAGTAAATGGCTTCGTATGCATGGTAGAGATTTATGGAAGCGAAACAGAATGCAAGCTAATGGAGCATCTGCAAAGTGTAATTAAGGTTGGAGATATCGTAGTTGTACAAGACTTATATAATGATAATAATAAAAAGTTTGTACAATCTAAGATTGGAGAGTCAAAAGCATGATGAAAAGAGACCTCCAAAATAGTCTGATAGAAACTATTCAGATTCTTGCAGGAGAAAGACTTAAGAATGTAAATTTCACAAAGTCTTTTACAGGATTAGTAAAGTCTATTAATATCGAAACCGCAAGATGTATCGTAGAGATAGATGGGCATGACTCTGAATGTATAGTTCCTTACAATCTACTGAACTATATTTGGAAAGATGATGTTGTAATTATACAAGACATCGCAAATCATAACGCTCAAAAGATTGTGCAGGGTGTTATACCTTCTTCTAATAGTCAAGATATGTTCCACATATACGACCCTGTAGAAGATAGAATTGTTAGCTCAATAGAGCAATTGTGGGACGAGGAGTTGCAACAAGAAATATTTGTACAATTTGAAATGGGGGAGTAAGAATAAGAAGGAGATGAAAGCGCCTTGGTAATTCAAAAGGCAAGAGCGAATCATCATGATGGTACAAAATTCAATACCATTCATTATGAAACGCAGACAAAGCAAGTAAAAGTATTAGATGCCAATGGAGCAGTAACATCTGATATTGAAGAGATGCTCTTTAAGGGTAAGCCTGTACAATCTGTGAGCCTAGCCACAGTTAAGGATACTGGGTTATATCAAATTAAAGATTGCACAGATGCTCCAGTAACAATGTCAGCAGGAGTTGTCTATTTACTAAGCGTAGAGAGCGTTGGGCTAATCTCAAAGCAAACATTCTTTGATAGAACAACTAATACTATGTATGTTCGACCTATTTATAATGGAACAGCAGGAACTTGGATTGCTTTAGGGAAAGCAACTAAAGATTCAATTGATGCTATCCAAACAACCTTAAGTTCTCTAAGTTCATCTGTAACTGCAATCGATGGTCGATTAAAAACAGCAGAAGCTGATATTAATAAGGCAGAAGCTGACATTGTATCTCTAAACGGTAAGATGACTAGCCATAATCATGATAACGTTTATTTAAAGCTTAGTGGCGGTTCTTTAACGGGGAAGGCATCGATGGCGAACAACCAATCATACGCAGGCAAAACTACAGGTGGCGCAGACTTGAATATTGGTCGAGTTAGTACAGCAAATGCTGTCATTATCGGCGATACAAATGCTCAAACTGTTATTCATACTAGCATTAAAAATGCTCTTAAATTCTATGATGGTACAAATGAGCATTCGATTTGGCATACAGGAAATAGTGGTCATACGAGTGGTTTAGATGCTGATAAGTTAGATGGATTCCATGCCAGTTCATTTGCTAGAGTTGACGCAGAGCCTAACTTCCAAAAGAATGTTATCGTGACTAACGGTAATGATATTATCCTTCGTGCGCCTGCAGGCTCTATGAATTCGGGAGACCTTATATTCGCAGAAGGTGGAAACGGTGAGATTGGTCGTGTATTCGTTGATAGTACTGGTACTCTAGTTCTTCGTTCTCAATTCTATGGAGATATGAGAGTTCGAGGAGATGGGGTTATCACATCTGATTATGGAATTGAATTTAACAGTAAGAACAAGGAGACAAGAGTTCATTTTAAGGCGAATGATAGTGATGTTGGTATGGGATTCTACATGAACAACAATTCAAAGCAAATGGGATTGTATGATTGGCAACATGATAGATACTTCTTTACAGCAAATAGAAATGAATCTTCTATTGAATTCAATAACCAAATCAAAATCCAAGGGAAAAGACTCCATATTCGAGGAGATGCTCCATCTAACGCTTCCTATGGTGATATTTGGATTCAAGTGTAGGAAGGAGGAGTTAGAGTGAGTAGAATTAAAAGATGGAGCGGTTCAGAGTGGTACGATGCAAGGGTCAAGAGATGGAATGGTTCTAGTTGGGATGATGCGAAAGTTAATATGTGGAATGGCTCTAGTTGGTCAAACATATCGTCTCAAACATACACTGAGACATTTTGGGCATCTTGGACACAAACATATCGACAAACTGGCTCTAGACGTACGGACTACCGTGCTGACAAACTTGTACAAGGTTACTATGGTGAAGCAGAGCCATGGGGACTCCAACGTTCGCTATGTGGGTTTGGAGATATCCAATCTAAACTGGCAGGGGCTAGAATCAAGAAGGTTGAACTCTACCTATACGCTGAGCATTGGTGGTATTATGCAGGAGGTACAGCAGTAATAGGTTATCACAATCATTCGAATGAACCCGATTACTTTGGTCATTCTGTGTATGGTGCGAAGTATCAAAGATTTACATCTAGAGGTCAAGGTATGTGGATTGATATGCCAATTGCTCTAGGAGAAGGTATCCGTGATGGATACTATAAAGGAATTAGTATCTTTGCAGATTCATATAGTAGAGATTACTATGGTGTGTTTAGTGGTGCTTGGGATGGAGGAAATGCTCCAAGACTGAAAATCACTTATGAAAAATAATATTAAACAAAAGTATTGAAACGTGAAGGAGGTGAGAGTCCTTCTTCACATAAAAAAATAAGAGCTTGCTAGAGAGCAAGAGAAGGAGATTTATATGACAGTATTTAGTGTATCAAATATCGGTGGAGTACCTTTCGAAACGAAGATTATCCCTGCAAGTAATAACAACAGACCTCAAAACGCTATGAGTCCTAAGTATATTACTGTTCATACAACTGAAAATACAGAAAAAGGTGCAGATGCTAGAGCGCATGCTAACTATTTAGTTAACGGTGGAGATGGGAAGTCTTGGCACTTCACAGTAGACAGCAATCGCATTGTTCAACATTTACCAATTAATGAAAATGGTTGGCATGCAGGGGATGGTAATACAGGAACAGGTAACCGCCAATCAATCGGTATCGAGACTTGTGAAAACTCAGATGGAAACTTTGAGAAAGCATTAGCAAACGTTGCTAAATTAGTTAAGTTCTTAATGGGACAAACTGGCATTGGAATTGGAAATGTAGTTCCTCACCAACGCTGGTCAGGCAAGTATTGTCCACGACCAATCTTAAATCGTACAGGTGGATTTGAAGGATTCAAGAGTATGGTTCAAGGTAGCAATGGCTCAGGTGGTGGTAGCACAGTAGCACCTCCAAGTGGCGGTGACGATGCAGGAACAGAAGGGTTAGGTATCGTTTATATCACTGGTACAAACGTTAACCTACGTAAGTCTCCAAGTACAAGCGGTGAATTCATTCGTAAACTTAACTCTCCTGAGAGCTATGTTGTATGGGCAGAGCAAGATGGTTGGTTAAATGTTGGTAATTCATGGGTATATGGAGACCCTAGCTACACTCGTTTCGCTCGTAGACAAACTAGTAATGTAGGTAAGTTAGTAGTTGTGGATGCAGAAGAGCTTTGGGTTTACAGCTCTGCAGATTGGAATGCAAAAGAGAAAACTGTTCCAAAAGGAGAGGCGTTTACAATTCTTGAAGAGTTAACTGTTGCAGGCTCTAAGATGTACCGTTGTAAATACTTCTACATTACTGCAAGCCCTGCCTACGTTCATGTTAAGTAATAAGAAACAAATAGCACTATTGGAATAGAGAGGCTAATAGTCTCTCTATTTTTTATATATAAATAGGAAGAAAGTCGGTGAGAATCGTGAGACAAGGAGACATTGTATTCGTTCAAGGAAAAGGAATTATCTCTAAATTAGTTAGATTCGTAGATAGAGGGATATTTAGTCATGTCGCAATCGCAGTTTCAGAGACTCATATAATTGAAGCTACAGCAGGCTCAAAGGTTGCTGTTATTCCATTTGATAAGAGTGAGTATAATATTATTGAAGTAGTTGATTTAGGTTTGACAGCACATCAACGAAGAATGGTATATAACTGCGCTATGAGATATGTGGGGAGAAAGTATGACTACTTGCAATTAATTTGGTATGTTCTTAGAAAGATGTTTCATTTAACTGGAGAAAATAAATTGAACAATCCTCATAATATGATATGCTCAGAACTTGTGTATGTGGCTTTAGATGAATCTAGAGTTCTTGAGGATTTGGGTATAAAAGATAGCTTTCGTAATGGAAATAACCTGACCCCTAATGAACTTTTTGATTTGGTTAAATATGTAAGTGTAACAAAATAGAGGTTCTAAAAATTCCGATACGAGACGAATAATAAAAACCCACCCCTTGTCGCCATCCAAAGCAAAGAGGTGGGTCTCGCAAAAAATAAATGATATAACCACCCGTTAGCCTCGCAAGCGTGGTTACTAGCTACCCTTTCTCCTGCGCCATCGGAAGCAAGAGAAAGCGTTTAAAGAGATGTTAGCGCATCTCTTTAATAGGTTACAACTTTCCTTTCTCTGAAAGAAAGAAGGTGACCCAATGGATTCCCTTTCATTTTAAATCACCATTTCTAAAAAGTCAAACATTTATCAACCGCCATGGTCTCCATGCTCCATCATCATAATCGTAGGGGGAGCAGGTTTGCTATCTGTATTAGATTGAACTCCCACAACTAAAGTTAAAGCTGTTAAAATCCCCATCAAGCCCAATGCTACTTTTTTCATTTTAAAGACTCCCTTTCTTTGATTTTTTGTCTTGTTTTTGAGGCTAGGTAGAAGTATTCACTAGATTTAGCATGGTTGCTTTCTTCATAGAACTTAACAGCCATGTACTCTTGGCTTTCTTCTATGTACTCATATAGTGATTCGCCTTCAAAGTATGAGATTCCTTCAAGTGCAATCTTCTCCAATTCATCACTAGACACATTCGATATAAGACATCTCAAGATTGCAAACAGATGTTTATATTCTACGTTACCCAGTTCAACACAAATGCTATAGCCTTTGTCAGCTAAGCCCTTTGCTACATCAAGTTCATCCAATTTATAATGTTCTCTAGCCTGCAAGAATAAAGCTTTATGATGTCTAGGGTTATGCGTAGTTACTTCTGATAAATATCTAATTGCTAATGGAGATAGGTTCTGACTAGAGTACATATACCCTAAGTTATGCCTAACCATTAGAACATACTTTTCTTCGCCATGCTTACTAAAGATATCCATAGCTTTAATAAGATGCTCTTCTGACAAAGCCCATTCTCTTAGCTTTGTACAAGCAGTCCCAAGAAGGTTCTCACAGAAACCTATGTTTCGCTCATAACTCTCATGTTGTTCAAAGATATCCTTTGCCTTTGAAGTGTATTTAATTGATTGGAGTGACTCGTAGATGTCGTAGTGGAAAGCGCCGAGCTTGTAGTAGAACTCAGCTTTCTCAATCTCATCAGGAACTAATTCAAGAAGAGATTCAGCTTTGTCAAAGTGTTCTTTTGCTATCATATAGTTGCCAATCCCCGAAGCGTGAATAGCCTTGAAGAAGTGGTAGTAATAAGTTAAGAAATTATTCGTTGGAATCTCAAATTCTTCAACTTTATCAAAGCTATTTGCAGAGACTCCTAGATTGTCTACAATGTACTGGAATCGAAAATCTAAGAGAGAATAATATAATAGTAGAGTTTGGTCTTTCTCTATATTATCAATCTTCTTATCAATCTCTTCTTTTAGTCTATGTGCTTGACCAATGCGCCTAGCACGAATCTCAATGTACCATTCATTTAATAACTGTGTAATCTTCTCGTTTCCTTTGACTGGAACGTTCATAGTATCCTCCTCATCCATATATATCGTGTTTCTTCCTATTATATAGCATTACAAATTTGAAAAGATGGGGAGATTGGATTTATCAATATTATTCAGAATATTCAGTTAAGTTATAAGTAAAAAGAGACACCCTTGACTCAAAAGGATGTCTTAGATAAAAATAACGAATCTATCAATATTATATCATATAATTATATGTCATTGCACATAGGAATATATAGTACGTTCTAGTATATTATGGTATAATTGAGATAACAACTATTTCTGGCAGGGTGGAAGGATTACCTACCTTTTCTCGCAATATATAAGAGAAGGGAGGTGTCCGATATGGAATTCTTGAACTGGATTATCGAAGGAATAACTAAAGGTGTAACGCAATTCATCACTGTGAAGTTCCTAGAAAAACAGGAAGAGAAAAAGAACCACTCTGCCTCCCAAGCCGATGGTTCTTCTTCTGATTCCAAATAAGTGAATTAGGTAACTAACCACTCTGCTTTGATTAAGTTGTGCAGGGGAACTCGATGTTAGCGCATCGGGTTCTTTTGTTATTATATGCTAATTGTAACATAGTTATTCTGAATGTTGCAAGAAATACTATATTGACTTTACCATAGACTGAATCATTTTTATAACCATTATACGCTTATCCTCATCCAATTGCTCAACAATCTCTATTACTGGCTCAAATTCCCTTCTTGTATCAGAGTATGGCAATAAATCTTCTGTATTTGATAATCCAAGAAGGTAGTCAGATGAAACACCAAGAGCATCTGCTAATAATGCAGTTGTTTCTCTTGACGGTTGTTTTGAATTTGATTCAATCATAGATATGAATGCTTCTGATACATTTGATAGTTCTCCTAATTCTTTCTGCTTTAATCCTTTCTTAATTCTTAACATTCTAACTCTTTTAGAGGTTACATTAGTCATTTTAAAATCTCCTTTGAAAGATATTATAAATATCTTAACAAAACTTTACCTAATGGTCAAGAATGGTTAAGTGCAGTCAAGTCAAGGAATTAACTCTACTTGTAACAATAATTTAATATGATAGAGACTATTGATTGTTTATACGTAAAATAGTATAATTACATTTGTATCGATACGTTGGGGGACGCTCCAACTGAAAGTGTTCATAAGGTTTGGATATTGTATACCAACTGAATAAATAATATCTCAAGTGTTCATAGCATACTCTGACAAAGGGTATGCTCTTTTTTATTTTATTTACTAGTTTACATAACATTTATTCTAAGCACATGTATAACTGTATAAAAGAAATCTCTCAAAATGACTAGTATCCTTGTGTTATTGAGACGCTATGTATAAATACACTATATTATGTATTAATATAATTGTGTTGATTTCTCATACAATTTAACTCTCATATCTCTTTGGGATGAGTATTCTTTAATTTTGAGACGGTAAAGAAAAAACTGGCATTTTTATTACAATCGCATTACAATATAGCTATACAGTTATACATGTTAGGAGGTCTTTCCCATTGGCTTACAAAACTGAAATTAGAATCTTAAATCCCGACAGGAAGAATTATACAACTACTCTAAGTACAGAATTGTTAGATAAAGTAAAGTTGATTGCTGTTGAGCAAGATACATCTTACAACTTTCTGCTTGAAGATGGAATTCAATATGTGTTGGATAATTTCACAAATAAAGGTGATTATAAGAAAAGACAAAAACCAAGTGACAGAGTTAAGGTCAATACTACCTATAGCGAGGTATTGTTTAAGCAATTAAAAACTAGAGCAATCTATCTTGGTGCTAAGAACAATGATTTGATTGAGGTTGGTATGAGGTACATCATTGAGAAAAATACATAAAAATAAGAGAGAATATATATTCTCTCTTATCCTATCATCATTATTCCTCTCTTCATTCCCCATTGACTCGCTTCCATCTCTTCTTTACGAAAAACGTTGAATAAAGCAGGCATTCCATCGTTGTTGCTAATAGTATTAGTATAATCTCCTAGCTGATTAAATACTTTAAATGATACATACTCATATTTATAACCCTTATCAAAGGTACTTGTCGTCACTATGGTTGGGTCTATTACATCATTATTCTCATCTAATATAAAAGCATGTCTCGCCATTAATCCTTCAACTTCGTGAATGCTTACATATCCATAAGCAATCTTCCACTTGTTGCTGTAAAACTTATTACCATATTCCCAATCCCTTAGTACGTTGAAAACATTATTGTAGCATCCCTTAATTTCGATTGAATCTTTACAAGCCTCATATACTTCTATGCTTAATTCTGCATTGAATTTATGCTCTTGAATCATCTCTTTCTCACCTTCAAATCGATATTAACGACCTCTTCTTCGCTCTCTAGCGTTGTCAGTATAGATTGAATAGATTTCATGATAGCATTTGTACTGTAATTACCTTTGATTTCGATAGTTAAAGAATTGTCATTCTCTTCATTTTGACGAGTTTCTTCCATTATATTGTCTTCCTGTGATTCGACAGTTTCTTCTATTGTATTGTCCTCTTCTGATTCGATATCTTGAGGCTTGTCCTCGACAACTGCTTCATCCGCAATAGTATCTAACTTCTCATCAGTTGCAACTATTGGCTCTACTGGTGCAGGAATAGTAACTTCTTCTTTTCTTTCTGTATGTTCTTCAACAACTTCTACATTACTCTCGTTCTCTTTTTGTTCCTGTTTTTGCTTTTGCTTCCTAGCAACGCTACTAATATAGTAGACATACTTTAAATCAGCGCCCCATACTTTGGCTAGTTCTGATTGCACTGGGAAATCTTTTAAGTAACTTTCTAATAGAGGGATTTGCTGATGCTTAGGCAGTTGCTTAAATAATGGAAAGTCTATAAAGTCATCCATATACTTACTCATTTCTTCATCACTTAATATAACATGTAAGTCCTCAGGCTTTGCATTCTTTGGATGTCTGCCTCTTCTAGTTTCTGTTGGAAGACCTAGATTTTCAATAATCTTATAGTAGACATTCTTAGATATCCCCATCTTATCCTGTATCTCTTTAGCTTTATACTTAGCCTTCCATGTCTCCATAAACATCTTCTGTTGGCTCTTATCTTTATCTGAAAACTCTTGATAGCTGATTATATCATTCAAGTTGTAAACCTCCACATCTCCACTAAGTTTCTTATATTTATTACTTCCTTTCATAAAGTAGGAAGGTGTTCTTAACGCTTGATTTCCTCCACCCTTACGTGTGGATACTCTTGAGAATATATTGCTACCTATTCTCTTCTTGTCTCGAATCTCTTCATGGAAAAGGCGTTCGATATTCATTAGCAATTCTCCTAAACCATTAATAATTCTCATATATTCATATCTCTTCTTATTATATAATACAGTAACTCAGTAATCAACTGTTAAATTATATGTAAAAAAGAAGCCGTATTTCACGACTTCTTCTTAGAACATATATGACTTCCGCTATTGCCACTTATCTCTTCTTGTATCCGACCTTCTTTAGCCTTTCTTAAGATAGAGCATTTTTCATGGTTTTTCTTACATGTTGCACAGTTTCCTTCAAAGAACTGAGCATAATCTGTTTCAGTATTGAATATCCCAGTGTATTCAACAGGTCGTAGAATAGCATAAAATCTTGGATTCTTGGCATCATACAATACCTTTTGAGTTCTCACTAGTACATTCTTATCATCTTCTATAACAATACCTGTGAGAGCATCGCATAGCAACTTGTAATAGTTGTTGTTATCTTGATTTGTCCTAGACTGTACAAATACACAATCTAGATACCAATGACCTTCTGCAGTCTGAGTTTTATCCCATTTCTGCTTCGTTACTTCTCGCTTTAAATAAGCTTCAAATCGCTTCTTCCAGTCTTTACTTTCCCTTGTTTCGTACATGTGTATGAGTGCTTTGCCATATACAATCTTTGCAGATGGCTTGATATAGTTGTTTACAGAAATGGGTAACTCATCATAGTTGATTATAAATCTACTCAATGACTTACCCATCCTTTCTAAATTACTTGTTTAAGTCCTTCAACATTTGTTGCATTTCTTCTACGGTTACAGATTCACTAGCCTGTGCTAATAGGTTTTGCAATAACCATTCGAATCTTTCATTAGTAACCCCATAAGATGCCTTAACCTTGATTAAAACACCGATGATAGCGAATAAATCCTCTTTCTCCATCTCAACTTTTATCACTTAAATCACCCCTTAAGCTTCTTCAAAGTATTTGATTTTTGAGTTAGGGATATATGTGTTTCCAAGGAAGATTCCATCGTTATTAACTTGATTAGCCACATTCTGTGTAATCCACTCTCGGAACTGTCCTTGAACCATATTGTTAACCATGAATTCAAGTGGGCTTCCTTCAAGTAATATAACTCGAATGCTTAATGGTTTTACTTCCTCTACTACTGCTTCTTGTTCTGCTACTACTGGTACTTCTTGATTTTTATCTTGTGTATTTGTATCCATTACGATACCTCCATTTTAATAATTTTGTTTAATCTGACGTTCTAATGAAAAGGGTTTTAGCCCTAGCTTGTCTTCTATTTCTGCGTATGAGTCGCCATGAGCGAACCCTGTAATACAGATTGGAACGATTGATATTTTGTGCTGTAAGTTCTCATCGTAAGTACGATTATAATAAGCTTTCTTACTTGCAAAGTTCTTTCGTGAATTGATAATTACCTCTTCTTCACCATTTGATTCTGCGCCAATTCGAACACGAACGGCTACATAATTTGCGTCTACTAATGATGCTACATTATAGCATTCATTTAAATCCTCTAGTTTCAACTTCATTTCACCTCTGATTCTTGAATGATTTTGATGGCTTTACTATATTGGACAATCTCTTCTTCTAATACAGGGAAGTATTGTCGCAGAGAAGGGTCTGATTTCCTTCTGTAATGCTCAAGCGTTTGTTCTGCTTGTCGCAACCTGTGTAGTAGTTCTTTGATTACAATGTCCATGTAAAGCCTCCTATGCGTTGTGAGTGCCACCCTTGTATCGAACTGCGATACCAATGGTGTTCATTATCTCTTCTAATTGAGGAATGATAAAGGAATTGCCCTGCTTAGTTAATTCTGACTTTAAAGCATCCATAGCCTTCTGCTTGCCAGTAAAGTCTTCTGATGGCTCACCTGCTAATGTGTAGCGGAATAAGCCTTCTCCAAGTGACTCTTTGTTAATCTTGTATCCTAATTGATACAGACTGCCTAGATGCGCTCCATAACGAAGTGAGACAGTCGCTGATAGCTCTGCATTTGTTACGCCTGCAGAACCCTTCTCTTTTAACACTCTTAATATTTGGTCACGCTTGCGTTCCTGACGTTTCTTTTCGTTGTATTCCACTTTTCATTCCTCCGATTTCAATAATTTTGTTTAATTAAACAAGTTTAAAATTACTAATAAGATGATTGTTGGTACGCATATCTCAATGTATAAAGGTATATGCTTGGGGTCGAATTCTAGTAAAGTTTCAATGACTTGCCTAGGATTCAATGTTCTCTTCCATTCTCTTTGCAATTTCATCAACGCATTCTCTAAAGTCAATCTCTCCAAGTTGGAATCTTCGCCATGGCTCTAGTTCGTATGGAGTCATTACTCAACTACCATCCAATCAGTAGCATGCATATCTTCTTGGTATGGAGTTGCAATTGCATATCCACCACTCTTTAATACTGCCACTAGGAATTCGCCTTGCCACATAGGAAGACTCTCGCTTTGTAGTCCCATAATATCTTGATTACACCAGTATCCATCCCAAATTGCACGAGTAACTTTTTTACCTTCATGAATTGCCATATCTACAGCTCTGCCATAAGTTAGTCCACTTAGAATAACCTTTGAGTATCGCTTTGTACTTACTACTGCAGGTCGAATTGAGATAGTTGATTCTTCAATGATAGAATGAGGTAGAACCATAGTAGAACTATCGTTAGTGTTCATGATTTTGTAATCGTCCGATGTTGTATCAAGAACTTCAAATTCCTTACCTTTACGAATAATCATTGAATGAAATGGGCTTAATGGAACACTTGTATCCTTTGTAAATTTGATTCTGTCATATTTTTGATATTTAGTCATAATTGTCTTCCTCCTAAAATTATAATCGATGTTTTGGATATGTGAATCTAACGCCTCTAGCAAGTTCATTATCGAGTATCTTATTGCTTGCATAGTTTGCGAATTCAGATGCGTTATCACACATTTTGATTCTGACAAGGGCTTCATCATCAAAGAGATTGTATTTAACTCTAAATTCGACATTTAGTTTTTTAGCAGTTTCATTTAACCTCCTAGCTATTCCATTCGCTCTCAATTCTTCGATACGTGACTTCACGATATTCCTCCTAATAATTATTAAAATATGGATTTTATTAACTAGAATAACTCTGCCCACTCGGGGTCGTTTTTTAGAAAACTATGAACATGAGTTAGTGGTAACGCAATTTGATGATGCATATCCTTGTTTTGAACCATATTAATAACGTAATGCGCTCTCATCCCACGAGAATGAATCCCTAATATATGAAACCCGATGTGGAATTTATCACTTTCAATAAACGATGTGTTTTTACTTAGATGTGCTTTTTGTATCTTATCTTTCATCATAAGTCTGAATAGTTTAAAATAACTTTCCATTTGCTTACTATTTTCTACGAACACAACAACTACAACTCTTTCAGTCATTATTAATAACTCCAATCGCTTTTAATGCAGATAGGCAGACAGCCATCTGAGGTGTTTTTGCAATGCTTTTATACCAAAGCTTCTCATTATATACACTGCCAATGCTAACGTTACAGTAATAATCATCACGAGTAGCTTCTTCATTTCTTACCAACCCACAATCCTCATTCGCACAGTCTCGAAGTAGAACACTAAATCCAAGCATCTTTAATCGTTTCATAACTAACAGAGTGTGGTTCATATTAGTAGATGGAGAAAAATCCTCTGTGCTAAAATCATGTAACTCCATAACGTGTTTAGCAATTAATTTATCAGTTTTAATGTTATCCATGAAAATACCTCCTAGTTTTTACGTTTACTCTTCTTCTCTTCTAATTTCATTACGAGCATTGTCTCAATCAATGTAGCTAGTAAAAGAAATAGGATTCCTACTGGTTGAAATAAATCAAACTCTCCTTGTTTAATCCCATCTAAGGTTACTAGAAACCCATAAAGCAGTGTTTGATACCAACTTAACTCTAAGAAATACAAGATTACTTGTTTATTTGACATCGCAATCCTCCTTGCTATATTGACTTTAATTCAAATGTCTCCGCAGGAATAACTTTAACGAAATCAAGTTTACGAAACTTCTCTTTAGCCTTTTTAAGAATATGAGATACGTTGCTTGTTTCAACCGAAGACATGAGATTATTACCTTCTAAGTTTAATAGAAGATATTTGCTACGAGGCATATCCTCAATAACAAGATAATACATTGTTCTACCACATCTAGATTGAAAGACTAAGATATCGCCTTTCATAACCATATCTTTAGGTCTCGCCTTATCTATACTTACCTTCATGATAATCCTCCTGTTAGAGCCTTTAGCTCCTTCTTATTCTTTAAATATTTGGTTTCTATTACTGAGAAGTGGACGATAATTGGTATCCCTGTTGTCATTCTTACATCAAGAGCATTAACCCATTGATTCTCATTGCTTAACAACATTGTGCTACCATCTCTTGAAAATCTTCCCCAGTAAGTATTGTTGGACGTGAACGTCCCATTCTTCTGAGCCTCAACGTCACGTAAACATCTAACCTTTAACACCTTAATCATGGAATCCTCCTAGTATAAAAGCGACATTAAGGGCGTTCTCATTGATAACTCTGCAAATGCCTCAACGTATAAATACTGATGCTTTAACGCCTCTTGTTTATTTGTCTTAAATACTCTATTGTACGAGTTTAGAAACTCTACTAATTCTAATGTTGTCCAGTCTTTTACCATCTTAATTCTCCTCTTCTATTTGTCTTATGCACCTCCTACCATTGTTTCAATACTTTTGTTCAATGGAGGAAGAAAGAAAAGCCTTCCTGCCCTCCATTACATTCTATCATTATTTTTTAATCTTGTCAATAATTTTTGTTAACTTGCCGATGAATCCTAAGCCGAAGATTATATTAAACGAAAGGTCTAATACTCGTTCTCCAAATGATGAACCACTTGCCTTAGCGTGACCACCGCCACCGTACACTTTAGCAACTTCTTTGCCAAGGTCGATATCATTATGAGTTGTACGATAAGATACACGTTTATTACCCATATCAATCATTACAATGTATTTGAGGTCTTGATGACGCTCTGATAATACGTTGCCTAACTCGCTGATGTATTGCTCTGCGAATACAACGCCAATCTTGTTGCCAAGGAGATTCTTAACCATCATCTGCTTCTCTTTTCGGTCAATATATGACTCTTTCTTATCGTTATCAATCTGAATAACAACCTTATCTCCATCGCTGAACATTTGTCTCCAAGAGCCTTCACGAATAGTAAAGATAGTTGAGTTTTTGAATCGCTTGACGAATGTATTTACGAATTTGCTTTGACCTAGTAACCAAAATAGTTGATTCAATGAAGATGCTTCAAGGTCATTGTAAATCTCTTTCCACTCCCATGAATCATATCTGCGAACCTTTTCAACGAATACAGTAAGAGCATCTCGATAGGTTTCACGTTGGAAGAATCCATGCATTGAAAGAAATTCATAAAACATATTTGTTCCTGAGTTCTTTCCTAGAGCGCCTACTACGCTTACTTCTGCCCAGTTATACTTGTTTAAGAACTCTGCAGTACCATGATGGTCTAGTAATGAGAAACGATGCAATTCCCATTCTAAGTTGTTGATTAACTCTGCTGTCGCCTCATCTACAGAGATGTCAGTGATAAAAATCTTGTCGTAGTTTGTGAACGCTCCACTATTGACGAACTCAGAAACCTTCTTACTTGCATCCTGAGGATTGCGAACAACTGTTACATCAATATTATCAAATGCCAATCGACCTAAAATCTCGCATGCCTCACCATCCATATCATTGTGTGTGAATAACTTTACCTTACTAGATTCGTTTAACATTTCATTTCCTCCTGTTGTTTAACTTATAATTTGATTATACATGAACTTTAGTGTTATTTCAATACTTTTGTTTAAATAAATATCATGAGTTTAGAACGTCTTTAATCTTTCTCAATTGCTCAAGAGACACTTGAGTTCTATGGCTATAGAAGTTCGCATAACGGAATAATTCTGATAGTTCTGATATAATGCTAGTATACTCCTGCTTATCAAGTATGCCTTGCTTTGAAAAGTGCAGATGCCAATTAGGAGAGTAACTTGAAACTTGTCGTAGATTATCTCTGTTGAATTTTAGCCATAAATACTCTTCCTGTTCTCCTATATCTCCTACATATAAATACTTTCTACCAACTTTCTTAATTTCAAGCTCTTTTATATCGCTACTGCGTCTAGCCTGATTATTACATGGCTCTAGATAAACCTTTTGACCAACGAATGGTTTTGTCAATGAAATAACCTCCCTTTGAATATGTAAAGGGGAGAATCTCTCTCCCCTGCTTGTTAGATTAAGCCACGCTTAGTTAGAATTTCACGAACGCCAGTTTGACCAACGCCACGGAAGCTTTGAATCTCATTGAAGTTATCATCCACTAATACAAGTGTAGGAGTCTTCATGATTCCAAATTGTCCTGCTAACATAAATGCCTCATCAGCTTTCACTTCGCCTGTCTTTGTATCTGTTAATTGACCAGTTGTAATATTAGCAACTAAATCTGCTTCAACTTCTACTTCGTTCTTTAAGAACGTGTCTAACATTTTGCATGGTGTACAGTTTTCTTGTTTGAATTTAATTAATTTCATTGTTGTTTAATCCCCTATTCGTTTTAAGTATTCTCTTTTGAATTCTCCAGTCTCTTTGCCAAACTCTTTGACATGTGCTACTGGGATAGATGTTGCGTTTGAATCATATAAAGCTTTATTATCGAGCGTTGCATTAATGCCCTCGAATTCAATTTTCACGTTGTAATGAGTCTCTTCTGTATCAGGGTCACAATATGTTACAGGGACATCCCCTGCCATTAGAACATAGCAACCACCAACAATCGTTTCTGTGTGTTCCCATTTCTCAACAACCTTTGCATCGCCAGTTGTTTGTTCATAGCGAATATCCTCACAGCCTGCTAAGACTGCGATGGATAATGCTAATATCATAATGCGCTTTTTCACTCTCATCACACCTTGTAATTGTTAATACTTTTGTTTAATCGAACTCATTGTCGATTGGGAAGTTGAAGTCTTCATCTGTTAAAGGCTGATGTTTTGCAATGATGTATCCTGAGCCTTTTGTAGAGAAGAAATCATGTGTTTTAGAGTCAGTGCTTAAGCCATTTAGGACAATAGGGTTAATCTTCTTATCTTCGTAATGAGGAGCTTTTCCTAAGTTCATCATTGCTTTGTTTGCATTGTAGATTAAGAAGTTCTTAACTTCATGGTCTAATGCTAGAGCAGTATATAGCTCTTCTGTGTAATGGAACTCATTCTCCATTAACTCTTCAAGAAGCTTGATTGTTTCATAATCTACTTCCTTCTGCTCCTCTTCGCTTAGTTCAGTGTATAGTTCCTGTGCAAGCAATCCAACATATACGCCGTGAATACTTTCATCTTGAATGATTTTCGTGATAATCTCACCACTAGCTACCATCTTACCTTGACCACTCAAATATAATGGTAAGAAGAATCCACTGTAGAATAAGAAGCTTTCTAAGAATACACTGGCTACCATAGCAAGATATAAGCTCTTTTTGTCAGTGATATTTTCATAGTAATAAGAGATTAAATCAGCTTTGAATTGTAGATACTGATTCTCTTCTACCCAGTCAAATACTTCATCGATTTCACTATTACTAATTAATGTAGTAAAGATTGTTGAGTATGATTTTGCGTGGATATTCTCCATCATTGCCATAAATGATAAAACAGCTTTACGTTGCAAATCATCAACATGCGCTAAGATGCTAGGCATTCCTAAGTTACCCTGCTTCGTATCAAGTAGAGTTAAACCACCCAATACCTTTTTATATGTTTCTTGTACGATAGGCTCTAAGCGACCCCATACTTGTTTGTCCTTTGAAGGAACATACTCTGTATCAGTCCACATCTGCTTGATATTTTGTTCCCAAAATGTAAGTGTGAAAGCATCTGTTTTTCTGTTCCAGTTTACTGCTCTGTGAATTCGTTTGTTTATGCTTTCACTTAGCTGTTCATTACGTTTCTCAGGTGATAATTTTCTTAAATCTGTTGTCATGCTTTAGCGAACCTCCACTTTTTATGTGTCTTTTGTGCGCCATCGATAACAGCTTGAACACCTTCGACATCTAGATTATTCTTAGAACAAAACTCATTTAATTCTAAGAGACTGTCTACTACAAACTCTTTCCCTTTTGGATTTGTAGCAATGATTTTGATTCCTTTAGGAATAATTGGTACAGTTAACCCTTGTTCAGTTAACACATCTCCTGTTTTCAGAGAGACTATCTTAGAATTAGGCTCAATTATAGTTACAGGCTGTTCCTTAGTCTTCTCAAAAGCTTCTATAATTTTAGCCTTATCTTCTTCTGTTGTTTTTGCAACTAAGATTGGTTTTACTGGAGTTGGTCTCACTGCGATTGAAACATCTTCAAAATCCCCTGATTCAACCTTTGTTGCAGGAATAACATCTTCATGCTTCGTAGCCATAAACTTTACTCTACAGAATTCCACTTCGCCTCTACCTGTGTTTACTCGAAAACGACCTAATACATCGTAATGTTGATTTTTCTTATTCAGCAAATTCAATTCGCCTCCTGTTTCAATAATTTTGTTTAATAGGAAGGAGAGAACATTCTCAACTTCCTATTAATTGTAACATAATCGGGTTTTGATTTCAATAATTTTGTTTAATATATTTTAAATTAAACTGTACAAGATAAGCAATCTTCTTGAGAAGATACCTTTGTTCTTGTGTAGTAAAGCGTTTTAAGACCTTTCTTATGGGCATAGATGTAGTGTCGTGCTAATTGACCGTCTGTCGTTTCGTCATCAACGAATAGTGTTGTCGAGATTGACTGGTCAACGTGTAACTGAATAACAGCCATAAGGTCAATTAATTTCATCATATCCATTTGGTATGCTTCTTTGTAGAACCACCATGTTCTAGCATCTAAGAATGGCATTGGGTAATGCGTTGTAGAATCGCCATACTTACGAGTCTCAATTTTCTCTGTGATAGGCATTACTGATGGCGTAGCATTCTGAACATATGAAATTGAGCCAGTTGGTGCAATCGCAAGCAAGTAAGCTGAATAGATACCATGCTCCATGATTTGCTCGTTTAAGCGCTCCCAGTCTTCTTGAGTTGGGATGTAGATGCCTTCGAATAACTTAGCAACCTTATCTGTCTTAGGAGCGTGAGACTTCTCGATATAACGAGTTAACGCAGTTCCTTTAGCGTACTCTGATTTCTCAAAGTGGTCAAATGGACTGTACTCTTTCGCTAGTTCCATAGAGCGCTCTAATGCGTAGAATCGCATCATTGCAAAGAATACGTTAGCGAAGTCTTTTGCTTCTCGACTCTCATATGAAATGAAGTTCTTAGCAAGGTATCCATGAAGGTTCATAACACCTAATCCAACGCTTCGGAATGAATCGTTTGCCTTCTTAACAGATGGGACTTCATCAATAGATGTCTTGCGAGTAACTGTTGTAAGAGCGTCAATAGCAATCTTAACTGCATCTTTAACCTCTTTATTCTCCATTACATTCGCAATGTTTAAAGAGCCTAGATTACAAGAGATATCGTATCCAAATTCATCTGTTCCTTTATGTGACTCTACATGACTATGAGTCTGCAATTGCAAGATTTCTACGCAAAGATTAGACATTTTAATATCGCCAATATCTTTTAACATATGAACCTTGTTTGCTACGTCACGATTCAAGATATAAGGATAACCACTCTCTAATTGTGTTTTACCAATTTCTTCGAAGAATGCACGAGCAGAACCCATTGATTTCTTGCGAACAGCAGGATTGTTTAATAACTCATCGTACATTTCATCCATGTGCATATCATCTAAGTGAACACCATATGCTTTAAATACTGAGTTTGGATAGAATGAGAACCATTGTTCATCTTTCTCAGCTAATTCATAAAGCTTACTAGGGATGATTAATCCTAATGATAAAGTCTTTAATCGCTCATTCTCATCTGCATTAATCTTCTTCGTTGACAACATTGCTTTTGAATCTGAGTGGAATGCGTTGATATATACTGCAACAGCACCTTCACGTTGTCCAAGCTGATTGAATTTACGAGCGATATCTTCTAGAATCTTAGCAATACCTACTACTGATGTAGATGCGCCTTCCATACCTTTAATTGGCTCATCAGCGCCACGTAATACAGATAAGTTAACTGCTACACCGCCACCAAAACGAGATAATTGTGCAACTGCTTCATTGATATAGAAGATACCTTCTGTGCTGTCGGGCATTTGTAATAGGAAACAAGATACTAAGCGCCCTGCTCTGCTTCTCATAGCATTTAAGAATGTTGGTGTTGCAGGTTGATAGTTTTGCTTGATTAGCTGTTTCGCAATGGCTTTAGCAAGCTCAAAGTCGCCATCACCTAAGAATAATGCATTTGCCATAACTCTATCTTCATATCGTTCTAGGTAATTTGCTCCATCATTTGTTTTAAGAGCATAGTTGTTATAGAATTTGAATGCGCTCATAAATGATTTGAATCGGAATTTATGACCATATACAATCTTATGAAGCTCTTTAATTTCACTATCTTTATACTTCTTAATGACACTGCTATCCCAGTAATCATGTTTTAATAGATACTTTAACTTCTCATCAAAATCATGGAAGTATTGCATCTTCTTGTTTACGTGGTCAACAAAGTATGAGTAAACAGCCTCTCTATCCTTGCTATATTGATATTGACCATTTTCATCTTGTATCTTTACTTCGTTGTTAAGCTCAATCCATTTTGCCAAACTTACTTCATCCTTTCTAATTCCTCAATCTTTTCTGTAACGATATCCACATCGCTTTCTAAACCACTAAGTTCAAATTTATGAAGTAGTGGAACGTTGTACTTCTCTGATACTTTGACAGCGCCACCGCAGAACATTGTCCCCCAGTTTCGATTCCCACTTCCTACTACAGCAACTAGATTATGATGATTTGTCTCAAGGAATCTCTCTACTTCCTCAGGAATCTGTCCAAATCCTGTTGTGTATGTTATGAGTACAAATGGCTCATACACGGCAGTAGTACCTTTTCTTATTAATATATTGAATAGTGGGAAGTCTAACTTATAGACAAATCTCTCTACATTGCCTGTCATAGATGCATAAGCTACTAACATGACAACACCTCTTATTTTAATAATTTTGTTTAGTGGTATAATTTATACACATGTAGCATCACTACAAGGACAATTATACCACATGTAGATTATCATTTCAATACTTTTGTTTAAATAAATTTCAAATTAAGCAATCTTGTCTTCTTTATCTAGCTTTTGAAGATACTCTGCAAGATAAGTGCGTTTATTGCTCACATCATCCTTCTGAATCGCCTTCACAATAGTCTTCTTCGTAGCAATGACTATACAATGCTTTCGAGTACGAGTGATAGCTGTATAGAATAACTGGCGTGAATTCAGTGTGAAATGGAATGGCAATGCAATGATAATAATCTTATTAGATGAACCCTGTGATTTATGGATTGTAATACAGTATGCTAATTCGATAGAGCGATAATTACCTTCATAGATTCGAACGTTTCCAATTCCCTCAAAGTTAATTAGCATGAATTTGTCGCCCTCTTCATCGACATCAAAACGCTCTAAGATACCAATATTACCATTGAATACAGGACATGATGCTCCAAACTCATCAACAGAATCATAGTTGTTCTTGATATTAATAACCTTATCGCCTTCACGCAGATAGTATCCTTCTCTCTCTTCAACCTCTACCCCATCTACAACCTTCTTATTTACCTTGCCAATGAAATGCTCTTCCTTCTTTTCGTTTTGTGGGTTATAAATCTTCTGACAAGCGTTATTAAGCAATAGACAAGATGCTTTCCCTTTCTCACGTTGTTGAGTAAGGATTTGAATGTCCAAGATGCTCTCAGTTTGGCTGTACTTATAGAACTCACGCATAACATGTAAGAAGATTTTGTCGTCATCTTCGATTAGGTCATACTCTAAATCCTGTAATTCACCATGCACTACACGACCTGTTTCTCGACCTAGAACCTGTACACCTTGACGAATGGCGATAGAATCCGTTACGACAGCAGATTTCTGTGCCTGACGGTGAATCTGAGTTAGTGTCATTGTTGGGATAATTCCACTTTCAATCATTGGCATCATGACTGGAATGCCAATACTCTCTAACTGCTGACTATCACCTAGCATAATAATCTTAGCTCCACTTCGAATCGCAAGCAGTAAGTGACCAAATAAACGTGCATCAACCATTGATATCTCATCGATAATGATAATGTCATAGGGTAGTTTATTGTTTGCATGGTAATAGAATCCTGTCCCTAGATTCGCAGGAGAATATCCTAGAAGTCTATGAATTGTACTGCCATCTTTCCCAGTCACCAACGCTAGATTCGAAGAAGCCTTTCCACTTAACGCACATTGAGCATATAAATAACCTTTCTGTTCAAGGAAATCAGCTACTGCTTTTAGGGTTGTTGTTTTACCAGTACCACCATAACCTTGCAGAATTGATATATTGTTATCAAGCATCATTACCATTGCCTCATTACGTTGTTGCCCTGTGAATTTCCATCCTTGCAACTCTTCAATGGCATCAACTGCTACTTCCCATCCCTTGTAATCGAAGTCATTTTTTGCCTTTAGAATGCGGTGCAACTCCTTGGCGACTAAGTCTTCTAATCTTTGAAATCCAGTAAGTGAAATTTTACTTTTATCTTCTGTCATATAGAAGGTATCTGTATCTTCTACGAGCATTTTACCAACAATAGACTTGTCTACATTAGGAATAAACTCAAATGTCGCTCTTAATAACTCGATTGGCGGAGACCACGTATGACCTTTCCCTGCCTCTTCTTGCAGTACATGTACTAAGAATGATTTGATACGAACGTGAGCATGAACATCCCCGCCTAATTGCAAGAACATCTTGTCACACTTCTTAAATCCAAAGCCATCAATCTCCATTAATAAGTATGGATTCTCTTTAACCTTCTGAATCGCCAACTCAGGAGAGCCATAGTAATCAGTGATTTTACGAATTGTTTTAGGCGTTAATTCATACTTACCCAACTCAATGTAAGCTTCTGAATAGTCCTTTTGTGACTCGTAAAGGTCTATAATGCGCTTAGCAGTCTTTAATCCAATACCATTCGCTTGGCACAATCGCTGTACATCTTTCTCTTCGATAACTGCTATTGGATTCTCAAATGCCTCACATAAAGCATCTGCTTGCTTTTGTGTTAAGACAATTTCTAGGAATCTTCGCACAGAGTCCTTGTTGCTCGCATCTAAATCGATGTTTTGTCTCATAAATGCTAATTCATATCCTAATCCAAATGTAGGATGACGCTCGCCTTCTTCTGCGATGAAGTAATATTCAGCGCCCTCTTTTAATGGTGGCATTTCACCTTTGATAGAGAACGTGCCAAATGAATGATGTAGCTCTATATCCCCTTCTTCGATGTTAACTGGCTCAAATGATGCAATTGTAAAGCCACCACTTGTCTCATAAACACCTCTTGGAAACATAATTCTCTTTAATTTAGCTGTACCTTTTACTGTAGTCATAAGCTACCTCCTATTTATCTTTAACACCCATAGCCATTTGTACAATTTCTACAATGCTATATCCAGTGTGAATTGCAACTGTATCGTTGGTTACATACTTTCCTGCCTCTTTATGAGATTTACAGGTATCGAATATCCCAACAACTTTGTCTGTCTTCACACAATTGCCACAAGGATATTGGATTGGTGACGTTGTGAAGAAATGACAGTTTGCACAGGATGGCGTGTATCCATCTTTATTTGGGTCATAAGTATGTTCACTGGGAGTAAAATGCTCTTCCATCCATTTCTTCATACATGCGTCAGAGCAAGTAATTCCACCATAATAACTCTCTCTGTAGCACTCTTCCCCTTTATAAATCTTCTTGTCACATTCTGAATTTGAACAAGCAATGTATTTCAACTTAATCGCCCCCTATATCAATACTTTTGTTTAATCTATAATTCCTAATTGAGAATACAGTTTTGTAAGTAACTGAGCAGTTACCTTTTCCTGTTCCTCAAATGTAACATCCTCAAAGTCTAATCCTTGAATCTTTTCAACAGCCTTCTTCATATTATCAATTCCTGCTAACTCTATGACTTCACGTTGGTCTTTACCCATTAAATCCATCAATAGTAGTTGTGTTAAGATGACTGTTTCTAGTTCGTTTAACTCCATTGGCTTCTTCATTATTCGTTAATCCCCTTAATTTTGATTTGTAAGATATCTAGCACCTTTTCAATATTGAGCTTGATTGCGATTCCATCTACTCCATTGCCTACTGATTCATAGTAATTTGCAAGTTGTTCTTCTTTTGATTTAATTACTTCATAATTGCCATAGATAAACACTTGGATAAATTCCCCTAACGATAGTCGTCCAATAAACTTTTTGACAAAAGCATCTGTCCAACCATTCTTATCCTTACAATAATCTTGAAGAAGTTGCTCTTGCGCTCTTTCTTTAAATCTGTCTTCATAATACTTTACAACATTGTTTCTCGCTTCTAATTCCTTCTTTGTAATCGAAAAACTTTCTATCTTAATCATATTAAATCCTCCTATTATTTCAATACTTTTGTTCAATAATTATATTAGAAGTGTAGCATGGTTAACTACACTGTGTCAACGATTAATTACACTTCATTTAAAGCCTTTTGATACGGACTAGCTTCGTACATATCACCCTTATTCATATGGTTGTATGAAGGATGATTAGACACGTCTTTTGAAGCTTTAATAGCCTTTGCATAGTTCTTTCTAGCTGAATCAGGAGTATCTTCGTTACCTACGTAAAACATGTGGTCAGGAACTTTACCCCAAACAAAATGGTCTTGGATAGGCTTAGTCTTGCTCATCGCCTCTTTAACAGCCTTTACAGCCTCTTTACTACGTAAGTCTATGCCTTCAACAGCCTGCTCCATCATTAGGTATTGTGATGTCATATGGATAGAAATATCATATACATTGCCATCAACTACAACCCACGCATGATGAATTGGCATTGATAAGCCTGTAAACACCCAACCTGAGTAATACTTAGCATCTATTCCCATTTCGTTAAATACTCTACATAAGATTTCAGCATTCGTGTAACAATAACCACTCTTAAATTCCCAATTACTTCTGCCCATCATTTCAGCCACTTCTAAATGATGACCATTCTCTGTTATACCATTAGCGAATCCTTGCGCTCTATCTTTGGCTGTAATAGGATATAGCTTAGAGCCAATAGTATGCTGTTCTCCTCTTAGGCGAAAAGTGAACTTACCATTAGAGACTTTATAGTAGTCACCTTCACCTAAATCTATATTAAAATTCATATCCTTTAAACGCATTACTTCCTTGCCTCCAGTTCTTTCAAGCGCTTCAATTCCATAAGCTCCTTATCATTTCCCTGTTCCCTACATGACCAACAATAAACTTCTGTCTCTTGCTGATTGTACCAACCATGACACCATTTACATTTACGCATTCCCATTGTTAATCCTCCTCACAAGTACATTCATCAACATATTCTCTACAAATGATACACCAGTTTCCATGCATGCCAATCACCTCTATTAATAATAAAATAACGATTTTATTATGTTTCTACCATTCTGTCTTGGCTTCTTCTAGGTAGCCACTCAGCTCTCTATTCTGACCAAGAAACTGGAATGTATCCATAATAAACTTGTCTAAATAATCCCTTGTAACACCATCGTACTCATCTTCACCTTTTTTGATATGCATCAACTCTATGAATGGCTCATATAGATTCTCATACTTTTCATCAAGTATATTGGAAAGAGTTGTCCAATGCTCTCCTACATTACAAGGATAAAATGTGTTATCTGACTTATCTAATACACCAAGGCGGTCATCTATTTCAATCTTCTTAACTTTCCAGTAGTAATCTGTTACCAAGCTTGTATCAGCGACAATCTCCATACCTTTTGTCATTGCCTTGCTAATAAATATATCAATTACCTTTTTCTCAGAATCACCTAAGCTAATATTGTACTCACTTTCAAATTCTGCGATGATTTCTGCTGTAACCTTCTCTTCATAGATAACGAGTGCTTCTCTCAATTCATCTTCGTTTAATCCATAAACAGGTCTTGACTCTCTCTTGAAGAACGTTGTAGTCATTATAGAAGCCTCCTAGCTCTTAATCCATTTCATATACTCATCTACTGACAGAGTTGGATACTCTTCCATGTATTGAACGAATAAATCTACGCTATACCCTTTCAGAACAACATCCATACGAATCTTATCAGCTTGTTTTACTAACTCATCTCTATCCCATTCATAAAGTGCATCTTCTTTTAGCTTATCTTGAATCCACACTAATTCTTTAGCCATTTTCTTCAATTCATTCATTGCATCCACCTCTTAGCCTTTCATATTCACCCTGCAAGAGAGTTAATGCGTTTATCTTATGCTCTATAAACCACTGCTCAGGAGTCATCCCCTCAGCCTTTGCAAACTTCTTCCAATATTCATGTACTACTGTAATTGATTCTGTATATCCAAAATACTCCATACCTTCTGGAATCTCGCCTATTACATAAGGCTTATCAAATGCGAATGCATTCTCTTGTTGTGCTATTGTAAAATCAAATATAGCACCGCCAACAGTTACAAAAGCATGTATCCCAATTTGTGTTTTACTACCGAATATCGGTAAGAACATTTCAGGTATATCATCTCTTAATGGATGTCTATAAAATCCTTGAATATATTTCATATCATATATACCAAGCTTATCCTCTTTCTTAACTAGAAGGTAAAATAACACTGAGCAGTACGCACATATCATCTCTTCATCGTAATAGTATCTTGAGAACTCTCTTTGTGTTAAAGGAAAATCTCTCCCACCATACGTGTATAGATTAGCCACATAATATACATACTTAGTAAAATCTATATTATTCATTAGTTCCACAGGAGGCTTGCTAGAAGAGAACTGTTTAGGCTCTTTTCTCTTATATGTATAACTCGATAGCCATCCCCAATCAGGCATTACGTCACACATTACTGTAGCAATCTCTCTAGGAGTAGCATTTTTATTAATTGACACTTCTCTCATAAGTCAATCACTCCTTATCTTTCATAATATCGAGTATTTCATCGATACTTATACCAAGACCTTTTAGAACATTCTCTGCGTTTTCCATTTGCAATAGGAAGGCATACTCGATTGCGATTCTCTTCCCACCTTTTACATCCTTCTTAATCTTACTATGTCTAATGACTGCGTCAAGCATTCTATCAAACTTACCATTCTTAAAGATAACATGAGAGCGCATTAGAGGCACGTTTGCCATGTCTAATCCAAACTTCTCGAACAGCTCATCACTAGTATACAATCTACCTTCCTTGATAGTATCTACTTCATCTGCATACGCACATACTACCCATTCAAACGAATCCTTGCTTATGTAATATAGTAGATATGGGTGTTTTCTAAATAGAAACTCAACAAACTCCCTAACCTCTTGAATTTCAAACAATTCATCTGTTATGTGGTCATATCCTTTACACCCAATAACTAGTCGACCTTTCATTTCTTTTCCAACTTGTGTAAGCGTACTTAGTAGCTTCTCAATATTGCGAAGGTCTTTTCTCTTAATCTCTTCATGTGGGAATTGATAGAATAGCATTGGTTTCTGACCTTCTTTAATCATCTTCTTAACTTCTTGTGGACTAGGAACTTGGTCGATATAATTGAACATTTTATAACTCCTTTTGTGTGTTTATGTGATACTTATATATTAACACAGTAAATTTACAGAGTCAAACAAATTATCTAGATTTTATAAGGAAATGAAAAGCCGTGCCTAAGCACGACTCTCATATAATTACAGCATATCTACTACAATTTTACCCCAGTTTTCTAAACGGTCATAAACCTCTTTTGATTTCAGAACATCTAACGTCATCCAGTGTCCTGCTAACTGTTCTACTTCTTTTACAGCAACTGTAGCTTCAACATCTAAGTCAATGATGCCTAGGATTCCAATATGCACCTTGCCAGTAGTATCAGAATCATCGTTGATTAATCCAATTGGTTTAATCTCTACTTTGCGATTGATATCAAGTTCTTCATCCAGTTCTCGCTTGATATTCTCTTCTAATACAGTTGCAAATGGCTCATCTTCTGTTGCGCTCAATGGATTCATGTGACCACCTGCGCCCATAGCTAACTTGCCATGTAGTCGAGACTCTCCACCTCCCTGTAGTCGTTCAGTAACAAAGAACTCATTTTCTCCTCTACGAATTACGATATATGGGATTGGCTGTTTGTAGTCGAAGTTTAGCTCTGCATTCTTGCTAACAGGTGTATCTACTTCCTCTACACTGCCTCTACGCATAGATTTGTAATACATATCGAAGTGATACATGATTGTATCTACTAAACTTTCGTCAGATGTAACTCCTTGAAACTCTAAAATGCCATAGTTGAATAGTTTGTTGCGACTTGCTACTAAAATGATTTCATCTTCTTTTTTAAATTCTGTCATGATTATCTATCCCCTTATCTTTCAAGTATATTATTTATGTGACTGTTGTATCTTCTTTTTAATCTTTTGTTCTTAACGCTATCTCTCTTAGCAATCAAATTGTCAACTTTACCTTGAATAGCTTTTGGATATCCATGAATAGAGACAACATCTCCAGTACTCTTGTCAAAGAATGTAATTTGCGCCACATCTTTTAGCCCATAAATCTTCATAACGTTGGGTCATTCTTGATTTTCTTAAGCTCTGTTAATACTTCATCCCATTCATAGAAGCCTTTGCCACCTGTAAGGTCTAAGCACACTCCATATACATATTGGTTGATTCCTAGACTTCTGCGGTCTCCCTCTTCGTCTACGCCTGCATTTGGGAAGCGTCTGATATCTTCATAGTGTGGGAATACCTTTTGATTATCGACTTTCTCGCATGTTTCAATAATTTTGTTTAATAATTCGGCAGATGAACATTCTTCACACTTATCATTGGCAAGCTCTAGAATAATCTTAGCCATGTCTTTCATGCCTTTGATTTGACCTAATTCGACCATTGTACCTAATGCGAATGGCTGTGGCTCGATTACAATAACTTCACTTTCAACAATTGCATCAGTATCTGCTTTAACTATGCGTTCAGCAAGTCCTGTATTCTCAACATTACTCTTGTCATTGATATCTTTGTTATCCATAGGATTGTAGAAATCTAATCCAATAGCCTTGATTTGCTCACGCTCTAATGCTCGTAGCATTTGAGAGCCTTTCGGTAGCATGTCTCCTGCAATGTATACTTTCTTTGTCAATGTCATTACCTCCGTTGTACTTGTGTTATTTATCAACTGAAATCATTGTATCACGTATCATATTTTGTTTCAATACTTTTGTTCAATATATTTTTAAACTAATCGTTCGGATTGCACACCTGTATATGCTTCAATCTTATCAAGGAATTCTACTGCGCCATCCTCAATCCAAATCTCCCAATCCTCTAGAACCTCATTGCCTGCAAAGTGGTCTTTAAAGCAGTTTACCTCTAGCCATTCAAAGCCTTGTCTATTTCGCAATGTACACCCTTTAAATGTAACAGTTGTATTAGGCTCTACAGTAAAATTTGATGGCACAAACATTCTCTTTTTACTTTTCACTATCTTTATCTCCCTTTCGAATAAACTTGATTTCTTTCAACCATGCTTCCTTCTCTGTTGGATGAGCCTGCCATTTACCATCTATCTTCTTGTTCTTAGGCTTAATGTCTGCACTAATAATTTCAATAACATCCATTGCCTCGAATGGGACATATGCATATAACCTAGAACCCATCTTAAACTCTCTCACTTCTCCACTAGAGAATTGATACGCTTTTGCTCTTGTATATGTCTTCATTACATTTACCTCTACAACCATCATTCTATTTGGAGGGATTGTATCAGCAATTGTCTCAACATGACCTAAGAATTCAAGCTCAGCAGTACACTGTTCTACAAGTGAAAGTGATTTATCTTCCATCTCTGATTCCAATTGCAATAGCTTTGCATAGCGCTCTCTTTTCGTTTTTAGCTTATGACTTGGTTTATACTCCTTGTCAAATGCTTCAAAGATATCAAGAAGCTTCTTATTGCCACCAAACTCACTAAAGTAGTTTAGAGATATTAAGATTTTCATTTGCTTAGAGTTGATTGATACAGATGGCTTACAGACCTGTCTAATTGCACCTATCTTCTCTAACTTGTTGATTTCCTTCATTTCTGCCTTGGAGAAATCCTGTAATAGAAACTCTCTATAGTCAACTGACTTAGAAAGATTGTCAAAGTCTTTTTGATAGATTATATCTGTAAGAGTTATAGGTTCACCTGTCTCATCATCTATATCCTCTACATGTGTCTTTTCTTCTGTCACTGTTGCGAATTCAAGTGTATGCGCCCCATCCTTGATATCCATTAGTAAATCTACGAAGCTATTGTACTGGTTGTCACGCAATTCATATAACCCATCTGCCAGTTGAGCGTTTAAGAATTTAACTGGGTGAATACCTTGATAGATTGAGTTTGTATCCTTATCAAACATGTATCCACTGCGAGAGTATCTAAATTTGATTGGATTAATCTCTACTCCTTGTGACTTTGCATACTCAATCAGCTTTGTCGTCTTGTCTTGCTTAGCGATATTCACGTTCAGATTCGCTGTAATAAATTCTAAAGGATAATAGTATCGTAGCCATGCAGAAGCATAACCTAGCCAACTATAAGCATCTGAGTGATTAATAGAGAAACCATAATCGGAAGCATCCATGATTACTTGGATAAATGACATAGCAATTTCTTCTACATTCTCTTTTGGGACGTGATATTCGTTAATTAAAGTATTAATGAAACGCTCTTTAATCTCAGGAATAACCTTGTTTAATGCATCATGGTCTTTCTTCCCAATCGCACGTCTTACAACGTCTGCCTGCCCTTGGCTGTACCCACAGAACTGTACGAGGAACTCGATGATTTGCTCTTGATATACCATGTATCCCTGTGAATTAGAAAGGAATTTATCCAGTGCCTCCAATCCTTGACTATTAAACTCTCCTGCATACAATCTATCACGATACGAAGCACCTGATGGTCGAATAGATGCGTTGCCAAGTGAAAACAGGTCGATATAGGTTGCATTAGGGTTCGACTCTTTAACCTTTTGAATTGTTTTTGGGTCGAATAAATCCTTATAACATTGATGGGCATAATCTGATTCCCATTGGAAGATGCCGATGTTATTATCAATGATTGATGCCCAAACCTTTTCATCCTCTGAATCAAGATTCTCAGGTAGAATGTCTGCGAATTTCAATCCTGCAAGGTTCACTGTCTCATCAACTAATTCAACTGTATCTAGCCCAAGTACATCAAGTTTTACAAAGTTCTGTGCATCGATTTCCTTCATATTGATTTGAGTTAATGTTACAGGAAGCTTTGTCTTATTATCAATCGCTGTAATTAATCCCATATGCTCATCTAATGGAATTGGTGAGACTGCGATTCCACAAGCATGCGCTCCAATAGAAACGATTGTACCCTTAATTAAGTCTACATAGTGGAATAGCTTAGGATATTTATCACGATAGTAATCCTCGTTTGTCTCAACTCCATTAGCAATCTCGTCAACTACATCTAGAGGCATTTCTAATCCTCGACCAATGTCACGAATAGATGACAGTAACTCTACTTTGTTATAGGTTACAATCTTCGCACAGCTTAGCGTAGGATGGTCAATCAAGTAATCCTGTATAATATGTCGCTTATTTGGTGCATAGTCTGTATCGATATCCGCTAAAGATATGCGCTCTTTACTCATGAATCGAGCAAAGTTAAGACCTCGTTTAATTGAATCCATGTGTGTAATCTGCATTAGATAGGCAATAATTGAACCTGATACAGAACCACGCCCAAACCCATATGGGACACCATTCTTACGAGCATGTGTCTTTACATCATCCTCTAGAAGCATGTAGTTAACAGCGTCATTCGCTTTATATACTTCTAATTCGTGCTGAATTCGCTCTGCGTAGATAATCTTCTCATGGTGTGGGAGCTTATCTATTCCACGAAACTTGATACCTTCTGCAATCTTTTGTTGGAACACCTCGTCAGGATTATCGTATAACTGTGGATACTTCTTGCTATAATCAATCTCCCAAGGCTCTACTAAGTCTGCGATTAAGTTTGTATTTTGCATTGCTTCATGAATTTCTTCATCAGTGAACGAATCTTGAGCTTGAAACATCTTAAACATCTTCTCATAAGAGTGCATACTCAGGTCGAAGCTATCTTCATCAGTGAACTTGATTTTCTTAGCCTTTTGAAGAACCTTACGAGCATCATCATACTCTTCATTTAACGCATGTGTATCAGAACCTGCGACTAATTTAATACCAGTTTCTTGAGAAATCTTCTTCAATAATCTATTGTATTGAATCTGCTCAAGATGTCTGTGAGGCTGAATCTCCAAAAACGCACGATGCTTATTCTTAGTAAACCATTCGATAACTTCTTGAAGCTTATCCCCTGCGTACTCGCTACCAGTTCTATTTTTGTGTAACTGCCAAATGATACCACCTAGGCAAGCTGTCGAGATAATGATATTATCAGATGTATTCTTGATATCTTCCCAAGAGATACGAGGATTGTAGTAGAAGTTATTGCCTTTTCTATCGAATCCAGTAGATACCATCTTATTCAACTCTTTAAACCCTTCGTAGTTCTTTGCTATTAGAACCATATGGAAGTTGTCACGCTTCTTCTCTTCAAGCGTCATGGTTACATATACTTCACAGCCATGAAGATACTTAAGACCATTCTTCTCTGCATACATCTTCTTGTTGTACCAAGATAAGACATTTCCATGCTCTGTGAAAGCTATAGCCTTCATCCCCATCTTGACTGCTTTATCAATATATTGCTTATAGTTGTTTACAACTTCAACCATGTTTGGGTTTGATAAATCTGTATGAAGATGAATTTGAGTGTAAAATAACCCATCAAATTGTGCGCTCTCTGCACTACTAATTCCATCGTATGTCATAGGTTGCCTCCTTGTTTGTAGGCTAACCAAAATTATGATTAGCCTACAATTATCAATACATTTGTTTTATTGTTTTAAAATCAATCCCAACGGTCAATCTTGATGATTCGTGAAGAATTGCCAGTTGTTACTTTAACCGTTAGATTCCATTCGTTGTCTTTAGAATATCCAACACCACATGCGGTTGCCTCATCAGCATCTTCAATTGGAGTGTTAGCAGTATACAATTCTAGAGTCTTGCGAATCTGTCTTAAATCTGATTTCAGAGTCTCGTTGAAGAATCCTCGTCCTCTTCCTTCTGATAGGTCTTGAACTCCATCTAGTAGGAAGAACACATGAGTTCCTGCGCCAACAACTGGATGGTCACTCCATAAGTTAGGTGAATAAGTGATACCATTTACTTTTACAAATTTCCCTGTATCAACAGACCATTCGTTGTTAGAAGCTTGTGAATTGCTTCTGATAACAGGTTGTTGTCCTCTGATGTAGTCAAACTCGAATACTGTAATATCTCTCTTCTCTTGTAAAGCTTCGCCTTCATAGTTATAAATTTGTCCATTAATCTCTAATTCAACTTTAAATGGAGTTCCTTTACGCCCATTTACTCGCTCGCTAAAGTTATTAACATAGAAGCGATAGCGACCTTGTGGCGCTGTAGACCATCTCATATTTTCCACTGGCGTTGAACTGCTCTTATCTAGACCATTCATATCTAAGTCTAGGTAGCCACCGCAACGACCACGTTTATGACCATAGTTGATATGCTCTCCTGTTGGAGTAATGCAATGTAAGTCAAGGTCAGTTAAGCCTTCCCATAGTAGTGAGCATCGAATTTCGTTATTTTCATAGCGACCACCTGCTTCTTCGACACGTCTCTTCATTTCAGCATCAATACCACCATGGTAGTACCAAGAGAATGGGTTGTCCCATTGCATAATATTCTTTGCATTTTCATCGGATGCTGTAACTAGCGCCATTAATCGATTAGGATTATCAACTAGAACCTCAATCTTATCTGCCGTTGGTATTACAGTTCTATGGAATTTAGCCCACGTCATAACAGAAGTTGGTAAATTCATTGTGTTAGAAGCAGTGTTGTTTTTAGATGTTAAGTGACCAAATACTCCGCCTCTAGCCTGTTCACCCATCAATCTATTAACTACTGCATTTGGCTTCCATAATAAAGGCACTTCCTCAAATTTAGCGTATCTACGTTGTAATGCTGTTTCAATACCTAATTTCGCTACTAGCTTTTCTGCCTCATAGATTGCGTTGTCAGATGGAGCAGATTGTGAACGCATGAAGTTCTCAGGTCTCATCTTGTCAGCGAATCTAGCGGCTACAAGTGAAGGTTGCATTCTTAATTGAATGTCGTCTAGCAATGTTCCAATCATAGAACTTCTAACGTGAGTATATCCTGTTGGAGCAGTTGCTACTACGAACCATGTGAAGTTTCGCTTTTGCTCAGGATTTAGAATAGAATCACGTTTCACCATTACATCTTTGAACCATTGAGCAATTCCTAGCACTCTATCTGAACGATACATTGTTTCTGATTGGATAAGCGCTAACGCTTGTTCTACAGTTGATAAAGGATAGCTTTGCAATGCAGTTGTTAGCATTCGGAAATCTTGTGCCTTCTCAGCCATCTTTTGTCCTGCTGTTAGTAATCTATCACGATGTACTAGTGAAGTAGGTAACTTCGTATGAATGTGAGTCCATTCACCAGTTTTTGGTTGACCTAATGTTTTAACATCTGATAAGAACACACCATTCACTTGTGAGTTTAATACAAGTCGCTTTACAGCTCTCACTGCTTGAGCAAAGAATTTTGGTACTGATGTTTCATCCCAAAGTACAGATTGCATTATGCCATTCTCATCGATTGTTACTAAACCACCATATTTATTAAAGAAGTTTTGACATGCTCTGCATTTGTAATGCTGTTGAGCATTTAATGGTAAGTTTGATAAATAAGTTTCATATATGTCAGTTGCGTTTGTTGTAAATAGTTTGCTGTTTCCTCCACCGATAATTGAATCAAAACGATTGCTTACTGCTTGTTCGAATTGAGGATATCCATCTCTTACGCTGTCCTCGTCAGTGTATAATCCATAATATTGTAATCCTAATCCTAATTTAGTTGTATTCATCGTTATTCTCCTATCTCCATTTGGTTTGTTTTTGTTGTGTTATTTACTACTCTCTTATATTAACATGGCAATTTTTATATTTCAATACTTTTGTTTAATCTTTTTTAAAATTCTTTTTGCAAATCGATAAAGATAGATTCTTCAACTACGTCTTTCACGATATTATACATATGCTCTTTAAGTTCTTCGTTTGGCTTCTGAGAGCAATACTTCTCTTTTAAAGGCGCAAATACCTTGTCGTGATATTCAGTAGTAAACTTGATAAATTCATCCTTTGTAAGACTTCCGTTCTTGATGTCTAGGATTGCCTGTCGCTCATAATCATCATATCTCAAAGCATCTTCAAAGCCTGTAAAGCCATTTGCCTCAAAATCTACAAGTAACTTCATGCCTCTGATATCATGCATTGCTTCCTTCGTATTATATCCGTACATATCTACTAAATGCTTAGTGCCATCTGTAGGCTTCTCAAGTCTCTTTAAACGCTCATTATGCATTCCGCCAGTAGACTTGAATAACTGAGGAAGATTGACTCTAGCAATCTCATCCTTAAGACCAATTAACTCGTATAAGCCACCAACAGCATCAATACTATTAGAAAACAGAATTTCCATATATGCGATATTAGACTTCCATAATAAATCGGGTAACTGTCTGATATCTTTGATATCCTTATCAACTGTATCAGTAATGATATTCTCCTTATAACGATTACCAGTGTACAAATCATCGAACGTTGGAGTAGTAAAAATCTTGTAATCCTTATCTGACCCTACTGTTGCTAGATTATAGTTATGACTTCCTGTTAAAGCTTCTAATACTACTTTTCTCTCCATGATAAATACCTCCTAGAATAGTTGTTTAAAACACCAAAATGCGAACCAAATCACTCCACATAAGATTGTTAGATTAATAAAGATAACAGTAAAGAATGCAGTGCATCCTATTTTAAATGCCTTTTTCAAGATAATTCCACCTTTCTAGTAATAAAAGATTCTACAAAAACTTTGAATAACGCTACATACTCCATTAACTGCAATAATCGCAAGGAGTAAAAACATAATCGGATGTTCCTCCGCAAATTTCCACATAATACCATCTCCTTATTTCTTCTTTTTCTTTCTGCTACCAACGCTAGATAAACAACTAAGAGTAATATCTAGTATGGCGAATATCAATTCTGCTATTAATTCAGCCATACTTATATCTCCTTATATTCAATCGTAGGATACTGTTTTCTCAGATTGAATGTTTCTTTACACTTACTGCATTTATGAACATATATTGGAGGGCTAGACATTTTGGTCATCCCTGTAAATACCAATTCACCCTCCCAACACTCATCGCAAATATATCCAACTTTTACTGGTTGCAACTCCTTATATGTCTCTGCCATACTATCACCCTATCTATTCCATTTTTGATTCATGTATCGTTCTTCAATTGAAGGTAGTCGCTGTTCCATTACTTCAAACAGCTCATCAATTGTAATTAGCTCGCCAAATGGCTTGTGCTTGAAGTGTGGACTATCTACCCCAACGTTAATCTGATTATCCCAAGTTGACTCCATTCCATGGATATGACCATGAATTGACCATTTACGTGGGCGTAATCCAATCTCAAATGGATAATGGGTTAGCCACATCTGATGTTTGTTGTAATTTAAGGTAATCCCAACTTCGTGATACTCATGTAGTAATCCCATTTCAACGATTTTCTTGTAATATTTTGAATGGTCGTGGTTGCCTTTAATTAGAATAATCTTTCCATTAAGTTGTTTTAATACATCAACTGTTGGGTCATAGTTTCCTAGACATAGGTCGCCTAAATGGTAGACAATATCCTCATTGCTAACTTGCTCATTCCACTTTTTAATCATATCCTTTGTCATCTCTTCAACAGATGCATATGGTCTTTTTTCAAAGTTTAAGATGTTCTTATGCCAAGCATGTGTGTCACTTGTAAAAAATGTCTTCATAGTAATCCTCCTTTATAAATGTAGCCTTATTGAATTCTAGCTACTATTTTCCCAACTTCTCTAACAATAGCAAACTCAACTTTTCCATATAAAATACTTAATGCATGGTCAATTTGCTCCTCGAAACAAAATGCATATTCAAACTGCTCATCCTCCTTGTTTCCGAATATGATAATATGAGTAGGCTCTAAACATGGATTCTCTTTCTTTGACTGTCTAAGTAAATCGTTCAATTCTTTTCTCATACAAGACACCCTTCTTCATAAAATGTAGTTTTTATTCATTGATTGAATCTTGACGTTCTGATTCGTAAAAATCTTGTTTATCCACTTTTACGAAATACTCTTTATGAGAGTCTCCCTTACCACTATTGCACCAGTGACATGGGGTTGGATATTCATCTGCATTTGATTTCTCAACATCACACTTAGTGTTATAAAGATTGCAATAAATCACTACGATTCCTCCCTTTAGATAATCGGTTTTACAACATTGAACCCTAACTCTTCTGCTTCCTTTACGTCAAATCCATTATCTAGGTGCATGCAATAAACCCTATCTCGATTAACCCAAATTAAATCATTTAGTTTTCTTAAAGATAGATGTACGTTGCCTTCGTAATCAGCTTTACAAGTATCTTGATAAAATAAATCGATTTTACCTTTATCAAAATCATGTAGAATATGCTGTGGTATATCATTGGAGTCCCCACTATAGTAGACCAATTTATTTTGGTAGCTTATTAGATATCCAAAACAGTCTAATTCTGTAACATGCGATATAGGTATCGCCTTGAAGTTTATATGGAAATCGCCATAATGAACGCCACCATTCTCATAAAACTGAGATAAGCTATATGTCTTTTTCTCTACCCCCATCATTTCTAATAAATGGCGAATTTTTAAATCATATGGCGCAAATACAGTTACGTTTGGTTGCATAGGTTCTCCCATCGAATAGTATCCATAGAAGATTAAATCTCCTAAAGAGCCTACATGGTCGGGGTGTGTATGCGTCAACAGCACCGTTATATGATTAACTCCTTCTAATAGCCCTGCTCTTTGGATTCTCTCAAAGGTACTGCTTCCACAATCTATTAAAAACAACATGTCGTTATCTCTTATAAACGCCCCATTATTTCCTAATTTAGTATTAAACGCACTTCCACAACCGATAAAATTTAACATTTTATCTTCCTCCTATTCAAATGACTTAATCCAATCAACAACTGCTTTAATTTCTCCATTTGTTACCTCATCTGTAACGATAATGCCTGAGATACATGCGAATATTTCAGTCTCTCCTCTACCATGATACTCATCGCTTGCCGAAACATGGACTATTACATTCTCTGACGCTTGAAGTAGATAATCATCACTTCCATCAGAAGGCATATTTAGCCAATCTGAATGACCATCGTAAGACTTCACGCTATCACTAATATCATCTAATAAACCTTCTGCGTCATCGTCGCTTTGAATAATATATGGACAATCCCACTCTCTTAGTAGAATTCTAATCTTTTCACTTAGCTCACTGCGCTGATGGTCAATGATATTCCATGGCAATGATACATATTTTCCTTTATTCTTCTTTTGATATACATAATGGAATCCTTCTTTTAACAGTTTCACTATTACTCCTCCTTAACTAATCTATCTATTAACTCTATTAATACATCGCCATGACATGACTTGGGTTTACAGAAACATCCAAGCGTCTTTCCTTTCAGCTCATGCAACTCTGCTAATAGATTTGGTTTATACATAATCCATTTTCGATACATCTCAATAGCTTCTTCTTTGAATATAGCTTGTGTATTAGGTAGATGGCTGAAAGGGTTTCCCCATTTCGAGCCACGACCAATATACACGTCATATGGTAATTTGTGATACTTGTTAACTACTGTAGTCTCGCACATCAGAATAACCTCCTAGCAAAATACTCCATATCCAATTTGATGGTTTAAAGATTCTGACCAATATCCAACAATTGCCTCTGCGTCAAGACTCAGTTCTTTCCACTCGAAATCTTTTGGCATGCTATAGGAGATAAACCACATGAATAGTTTGAATACATCCTTGGATGTGAAATACATAGTTCCATCACTCTCGTCCTTGAAAACACTATTAAAGTCAAAACCATGTTCAGCTAGAATATGAATAGCTTCATTATTGATTGTAGTCTCTTCATATTCAGTCAATAAACATCTCCATCCACGTCTTGTCCCCACCCCATCGTCTAAACCTGTATAATTTGTTGAGCTATCATTCATTTGTAGTCCAATCTTCTTACATGTATCCTTATACGCCTGTTGCATTTTCTCTAAAGGATAATTGCTGTACACATAGTAATTTTCTGAAACGTTATGACCATCTTTTGACCAGTCTCCTACAGGCACTTTAAATAATGTTTGTTTTGTCATGTTCATGCTAATACCCCTTTCGCTCTTGCCTCCTTAATCCACTGCGGAAACTCATTTAATACTCTGTCCATAAACTCTTCGTCACTGATTTGACGAAGGTCATTAACATGGAAGAAGTTTGCGTTGTCTAGGAATCTTCCATTCATATCATCAAGCTTCTGCAAGAAGTCAAAGCTTGCTCTACCAACTCCTACAAACTGCCAAAAGATTGCTTGATTAGATGATTCACGAATAATCTTTTCAGCCTCTGCCTTGTCGAAGTTATCACCATCTGTTACAAAGAATACTAATGTAGGTACAGTTGGCTTTTCAGTAGGAGTCTTGCTTCCAATTAATCTTGAAAGGAATCCTTGTTTCTGTGCAGGTAGCTGACCATACTTATTAACAACCATATCCATCACTTCTGCGTAGTACGTTGAGCCTTCTAACGATGTTTTACGTAGTAGAACATTATCTACAAACCCTTGATGATTGCCTTCTGTTACAGAACCAATTTCGTGTGCATGTCTTCCAAATGCAAACATATCAATACTCTTATCAACGTCTAGATTCATGCCAATTCCAAGCAATCTATCAGTTAGCTCTTGTACTACTCCATTACTATAAAGACTTCTCATAGATACTGAGATATCAGTAATATATACAGCCTGAGCTTTCTCACCAAAAATCTTCTTCTTTTCTAATACAACCTGTGCCTTTTTAGTTAAATCGATTAATTTAGTCATTAGTATTGTCTCCCTTGTAAAATATGGTTTTATTTATTTACATTCATTTTGCTTACTACTACCAACAAGCCATCTATATCTGCTTTTGTAGCCATAACGTTTGATTTTTCCTCTAGTACTGCCACTCTGCTAGAGATATTGGTTGTAACCTCAACTTCTTCTGTAACAGCGTTATACAGATGAGAAATATGTTTTCGATACTTGTTTAGAATAATAATGGTCAAAACACTATTCCAAATTAATAAACATAAAACTATGAAATATATCATATTAACTACTCCTCTACTCTTTTATAGGACATTCATTTGGAACTGGTGAGTTGTCGTTCCAGTCTAAATATTTGTGAACATCTTTCTTTAATAGCTTGCAATGAACATTCCTTACAGTTTCAAATGAATCTGCTGTGTAAACCCTTGAGGCTTGTGAATGAGGACACTGCTCACACTCTTTAATATCAATCTTGATTTGCGCCATAACGACTCCTCCTATTTGCCTAAATTGTTCAAGAACATTGAGCCATGACTATATTCAGTTGAATAATCAAACATGACTCCATCCTCTGTGACTCTTGTAGTCATATTGACGATTTCGCCTCTTGTAACCATCTTCATTAGGTTTTTAACACTAAACTCATCAACATAAACTGCAATGCCTTTAGATGTAAGAAACATTTCCTTCTTCTTAGCTTTTGCCATGACAACCATCCTTTCAATACTTTTGTTTTAATAAGATAAGATAAACATCCGCATGATGACGATTGCAATCCATACTCCCAACAATCCATTATTATCCAATCTTTTTTACCTCCTCAAGTTTATCGAATTGACTTTTAATAGACTGAGATAATCGCTCATCTATTTCCCTTTCTACCACTTTGAATAGGTCGAATTTATTGTGTTGATATATACAATTCTTTAACTTTTCTACAAGTAAGGCAAGGCTCTTTTTATTTTGATACACCCTGACTGTCTTCCTTGTATACTTAATTGCAAGCTCTTTCTTCCTAACCCTCTTCTCTGCTCTATTAATAGCAGGACTATCTGTGTTGAATTTGAATAGTTCGCTCGAAGGGAAAAGCTTATTCTTATCAATCATATTTCATACCCCATATATCTTTTACGTTACTCATATCCTTCATAGAGAATATTCTCTTCTCTTGTTTAACTAAATCCCACGCTTCCATCAACCATTGTGGTTCTTTATGATACTCTGTTGAGCCGAAGAATACTCTAATCGCTCTTACCTCTCTATGACCTTCTACGCCTCTCCAGTTAACGTAATCAAATTCTATAAAGGCATTCCCTGATATAATCATTCACATTCCTCCTCGTTAGGCTTACAAACCTCACAGTAAACCATATCCTCAATTACAATTGCTGTCTCATCATACTGTGGATGACCACATTGGCATTCCCACCACCAACCGTTCAAAAGATAAGCCCATTTTGGTATTTGGCTCTCACTACCATATTCGTCAGCCCACTTTGCTCTTCTAACTTCTACTGCAATGAAGTCTATGCCAAATTCACACATCCCAAAGTTTCTAGCTTGTCCTGCTGTTTCGGCAAACGCTATGCGTGAATACTCGCCATTGCTTACTTGATATGCTTTCATCGGTCTGCCTCAAGTGATTCTAGATACCCTTTGCTAACTACCACGTATTCATCTGCGATTCCCATTCTAGAAGTATCAACCTCTACAAGTCGCAAATCCTTTGCATAATGACCTTGAGTACTAAGCTTTTGACCAAACGTTTTCTTTACTCCCATTACGCCTTGCTTGCCAGTTAATACCTCGTTTGTCTCTTTCAAAATTGCCATTTTCATATTAATTGCTCCTTTACTGTTTATTTAATATATATCTCTTCCTCTTGCACTGTTCGTTTAATCATAATTATTTGTCCATTTATCTTGTTTGCTACATCTCTTGCCATTGTTTCACTGTCGAATTTGTAAGCGCATTGTTTTTCCCCAATAAGCTCAATCACATCAAAAGGGTTATGCATGTTCTCCAATGTAGAGTTTGACACAAATAATTGATTTAATTTAACTATATAATAATCTTTCATTTCTACCTCTCCCTAGTAATGGCTTTCTACTATTTCCTTTGCCAACTTTAATCCTTGTACAATATACTCTGCCTGTTGAGGATTAGTATTTTTAAGACTTTCAATTTCTATCTTCTTATCTATATCCTTTACGATAGATTCAATTGTCACATCTGACATCCAACCCATAGTGATTACCTCCTAGATATTATCCTTCGTAATATAAATACCACTATCTTCTGCGTAGCCTTCGATTCTTGCTTCCAAGACAATCTCTTCGTTGTTTTGGAATACAATCTTGATTCTCTTCTTATCAAGAATCTCTGCATGCTTTATGTTCTTCATCTTCTTGTTTTTGACCATATCGATTCTTCTCATGAGAAAACCTCTTTTAAATTAATCATCCCACTCTTCGCAATCGAAATATTGGCATCGATTCTAATTCTACATTCCTCAACTGTTTTGAAATGATAAGCGCAGTTCCAGTAGGGAAAATACATATCATCTTTGCGGTAGATTTTGTTACCCTTATATTCTTCAAATAGTCTACTTTCTATCAAGTCTTTGTAAGCCTGCTCAGCACAACACTTGCAATAAAACCCTTTAACTTTCTCGCCGTCAACATCTGTTAACCTTTGAGTCGCTTTGCTCATAATCGCTGATAAGCCAATAGTTAGTACAGTGTTACAAGTGTTGCATTTTGGTGGGTTTGCTTTTATAAGTTCTTTAAATAGCAATGCCCTTGCTCTTCGATGCAACAGTGAAATGTCTATGATTACATGCTTTGAAATCAACTCTCTGTAGTCATGATGCATATCATGTTTCTCATTGTATTCGATATACTCTTCTATTGGAGTATTCTCGTAATATGGTCGTTGCTTTAGAAAAATCAACTCTTTTGTATATGGATTTCTTACAGCTAAATTACTTACAACATCCAATATGCGTCTGCTTGGTAAAGAGTAAATCAATTCAGTTTTTAACTCGTCAGTTACTTTCATTTCTATTCCTCCTAAGAATTGATAAAATGATGATTTTATTAGTTTATGAACCAAAACCTCTATCATATTGATGGCTAGACAATATCTCTAGTTCTCTATCATTGAATCCAACTTCATTAAGTTTTAAAAGCATTTTTGCAACCTCTTCGTTCGTAACTTCCATCCCACGTTTTACAAACTTAGATACTCGTATAATAGTCCCACAGATATCCCTTGCCCTGCCTTCGTTGTAAGACAGCTTATTACTAGTCAAGTGTTTTAAATCTGTCATTGCCTTTATAACCCCATCTTGAAGGTAGAACATATTATGCTTAAAGTCGAATTGGGAGACAACTTCCTGTGGAGTACCTACCCACTTTGTTATTATCTGATATTTCCCAATAGAGATTGCATTATCTGTTACTATAAGATTTAAATTTCTATACATTCCTCTTTTGACTCCATTACTTCTCCCCATAAACAACCTCTGTTTTGAAAAGAAATCTATAACTTCATCTACAAGATGTTTGTCTTGGATAAATGTATCAATATCCTTTGGAGTTTGATTGTTATATAGGCTATATATACATCCACCACTTATAAACAAATCTCGTTTTAATCTTTCTGAAAATCTTTTAGGAAGAAGAGAAATGAGTTTATCCTTCTCCTTCTCCAAGATAGTCGCTACAGAGTCTAGTTTATTCAAATCAATAAAGCTAATTTCATCACATAACACAAGCCTTCCTCCTATTCTAGTACCTTTAGTACAGCTCCACATTCGCATCTGTTGATATGACTTCTTAATTCTACTTCATTATCACAGCTAGAGCAGTTAGCTTTTGGAAACACATATAGCATTGCTTTCTCTCCACTGTGTAACCACCTTCGGAATACACTTCTTCGAACAGTAGTAACTGTATTGTTCTTGAAATCTGTCTTGGATTTGTAGACCATAACATCTTCATTGAAGCGAACTATGACTCTTACAGTTCTACCCTTAACCCAAACTTGACCTTCTTTTAAAACACCATTGAATCTAGAGCCATCTGTACATCTAATCATGATTACCCTCCTTATAACTTGTAAGTAGTAATTTCTTGTATAAATTCATGGAGTCCAAATGTTATTTCAACTCCATCAATAACAACTGTATCTGCTCTTGTCTCATTGATATGATTACCTTTGATAACGACAAGTCTTTCCCATAATGAATTTCTTGAATGGATTAATTTAATAACATATTTGTACTTAGGAGTTAAGTCATCCATTATCTCCTGCTTCTTCTTGATTCTATTCCACTCAGATTCAAGAACAATTATCTGTTTTTCGCATTTAGAGCAGAATATGTAGCATGAATCGTCATGGTCAACCCCATTCCATATATAAGTATCTTGCAGATGATGCCATTTATGATTACATATATTCTTCACTTTCTTCTTGAAAAATCCAAGCATATTAATCACTCTTTCTTATTTTATGTATCTCATAGTCTAGAACCACTTGCCCTAGACTATGATTTTGTCAATACTTTAGTTTTAAGCGACAGCTTTTTCAGAGCGTTCGCCCATAAGTCTGCCAACCAAAATTACTAATACTGCTGTTGCGATAGGGATTACATAATGTCCTGCAGGGAAGTGTTCAGTAATGAATTGACCAACCTTCTTATCGTTTAACATCATTTCACCTGCTGTGTACCCAAGTAATGCTGAGCCTGCTACGATAATGATTGGGAATCGATTCATAAGTTTCATTAACACTTGGCTACCCCAAACGATTAATGGAATACTAACTAGTAATCCAATTACCATAAGTCCTGTATGACCATTTGAAACACCTGCAACTGCTACTACATTATCCATACTCATTACGAAATCTGCTACAATGATTGTCTTAACTGCTGACCAAATTGTACTTCCACCTTCAAGTTGTTGCTCTTCTCCACCATTTAATAGTTGAATCGCAATCCATGCTAACAGCAATCCTCCAATGAATTGAACATATGGTATTGCCATTAGATAAACAGCGATAAATGTTAGAAATACTCGTAAACCAATTGCTCCTGCGCTACCAATAAAGACTGCTTTCTTTCGTAAATCTTGTGGTAAGTTTCGACATGCTAGAGCAATTACCACTGCATTATCTCCACTTAGTACGATGTCGATTAAGATGATTGATAGTAAAGCCATTACAAATTCCATTTCCATGTTAGTTAAATCTCCTTTTGTTTTGTTGTTATTTGATGTACTTATCATATCATAACTTAATAATCATTTCAATACTTTTGTTTAGATATTTTTATATTAAGGACGGAAATTTCCATCCTCTAATCCGTAATCCCATATTAGCCACCAGTTGCGCCCATAACCATTCCCAATACAAGTATGATACCAATGAATATCGGCATCTTATATCTATCAAGGAACGAGCGTTGGTCTTTACCACAGTTAGGACAGTTATCTAAACCTTTTTCAAACTCCTCTCTGCAAGCATTACATGTCGCTAATGTAGACATATCATTGTCCCTCCTGTTAGCTTATGTGTTAGTTATTAAGTACATTATTATATTACCATCACACTATTATATATGTCAATGAAAATAAAGAAAAAGATGCAAGTTTTTCCTGCATCTTTTCCGTACTCTTTATAATCCAAACATCGCCAGTATATCTGCGTCACTTGGCGCATCTTTCTTGTTATCTAAGAACATAGCCATATGAGCCTTGTATTCTTGATAGAATGAACAGTGGTCTTTCATATCACATAGATTCGTACAATAGAATGAATCGCCCTGTTCAATACGACCTCTTGTGAACGCCTTCTCTTTATCCTCTTCTTTTTCACTTTCAATAATTTTGTCCAATGTAGAAATTAAGTGAGATTTGAACTCTTCGATAATCTCCTGCGTCAGCTCAACATCAATATAACAATCAGTAACCGTATATTTATCTTGAATAAACTGAGGTAGATTAGATAGACTGTTAGAATTAATAGCCTCTTCCATCATCTCATTGATTTGGATGATATCGAATAAGTTAGCTTTTAACGCCTCTATCTCCTTCTCAATCTCTGCGATTTGGGCAGTTAGCTCTACTTTCTCCTCTTCTGTGCGAACCTTTGCATTTCGCTTCTTATCTAGCTTAGCAATCTCTTTCTCTGCTTTCTCAATGTTCTTAGGTACATCTTCAAAGTCCTTGCGAATAGGGTTTGCTATATGTGCAACCCAAGCTCTACGTTCAGCTTTTGTAACCTTCTCTGTGCCATTCTTCTGCAAGTATGAGATTTTACAATACTTCATCATATCGTATCGAATCTTAATCTTTTCAAGAGGGAACTTCTTCATCTCGCCATCTATTTGTCTACCAAATGTGCTGATACCAAAAGCATAAATCATAAGCTGTTGGGACTTCTTGAGCAGTTTCGCTCCAGTAAATTCACCAATTGATGATGTTTTGTAGTCGAGAATTACAAAGTTCCCATCCTCATCTACAAACTCACTATCCACATAACCTTGGAATACATACTTTTCTAAACCTTCAAATACAGCTAATACTGGACGCTCATTAATAACTTTGTATGGTAACTGCTTAACGTTGGAAAAGTAATGACGAAGATTAGCAATATAGCTGTCAAATTGACTTTGCTCAGGGAATTTCAGCTTAGGGTCAGTAATTAGGCTATATTCCACAATTTTAGTTTCTAGCTTCTGAATCATCTCTTCATACGTGTGTTCTCCATCGTACAACCCTTGGATAAGGTCATGGGAAACTGTTCCCCACCAAGTATAGCAATTGTCTCCTTTTACACGAATCTTCTTCACGTACTTAAGGAAATACAAATGTGTACACTGGTCAAATGTTGATACCTTTGAGAAAGACCATAAATTCTTTACATTGAACTTCTCTTTAATTAATTCTAATTGTTCTCTATTTAATCGAGCCAATAATTACACCCCTCTTGTTTTGTTATATTCATTAAAATCATTGAAAAAGTGTTTTGAGCATTTAGGGATATAGTAGTAATCATCTACATCCTCTTTTGTATCTCCTATTACAACAACTTCTCCATTGAATACTGGCTTGCCATCTTTAAATCTACCGTTGTACATTGCCTTCGCAGTACATCCCTTTTCTCTACACATAGTCTTTACTTCTTCTAGCACGTTAGCATGCTCAAATAGAGCCTTAGAGCCTTCAAATAAGTTGCCCATAAAATCAACTTTAAGACCATAACACATAACAGGGATGTCGTATTGGTCTGCAATTATGCGTAAATGAATGACTTGTTGATACGTTAAGAATTGTGCTTCGTCAATAAGAATTACAACAGGTCGAAGGTGTCCTTCAATTAGCTTGTTTACAATGTGAACAATATTATCGTCCTTATCAATGTCTACACACGGCGCTGATAGACCTGTTCGACTCTCAATCATTCCCTGTGACGAACGTGTATCTAATGCTGATTTGATTAGCAATGGGTTCTCTTCACGTCTCTTATAATCATGTGCATCCATTAGCAATCTAGCTGTCTTGGATGAATCTACTGTCCCATATCTTAAATACAATTTACTCATACATTTCTCCATTTCAATACTTTTGTTTAATTAATAACCTTTCTACTGTTTAATAATTCGTTGAATACTTTAACACCCTTGTCAATTGGAGCATCCTTTTCTTCTAGCAAATTATTAGCGTCCCACGTATAGGACACCTTTCTGAACTTTGAAAACTTCTTACATTGCTTAATGAGATACTGTTCTCCTATAGGGTTTCCATCGTCATCTTTCATATCTTGTACGTCACGGTCAAAAGCAATAATTACCTCTGTGTCGGCAGGAGTCTCTTTGAGTATCAATTGGACTTGAACCTCTGATATTTCATGACCACCAACAGATACAGAGAATCCTTTATTCCTTGTTTGCGACCATTGCTTCATAACGCTCTTTTCTGCTTCAAAAATGATAATCTTACCACTCTTGATTATGAAAGGTAAGGAATGGCTAAACCCATATAAGTTATACATCTTCTTGTATCCCTTAATATAATTCCAATACTTAGGGATTTTAAATGCTTCCATTTCAACCTTACTTCTAAGAGTTCTCCCTGTTATTCCAACGACTGCGTTTATATCGTCATAAGCGAAGTGAGGGAAAATCACTCTGTCCAAGTAAGGGTCATATCCTACCTTAAATATCTCTTGTGTCTGAGTAGTGATACCTTCATAGAACAAGTTAATATGAGGCAGTAAAACAAAGTCAGCTAACGACTCCATGCCAAACTTAGGTACTTCAACCTCATTGATATCAGTTATAATCTTATGCTGTTTTCTGATATTCTTAAATAATGCCAATGGGTCTTTCCTGTTATCTTTTACAAACTTGCCACCAAGACCAAATAGTGATTTCGTAAAAGCGAATGATTGCTTAAACTCTTCTTTTCTAAACATGCTAATTAGTTGAAAGATGTCACCACGAAATGTCTCTCCCTCTCCATACACTCTACAGAACAAAGTCTCAGTGTTAACAGAGACTGCGGTATGATTGCGACCATTAGGAGGCGCTCCCCTAACTTCATCTCCAGTACGCCATAACATATGGCATCCAACTTCTTCTAGGAGTCTTTCGATTCTTTCTACATCTTCTTTTAGGTATTCCTTTACCTTAGCAGAATTCATACTCATATAATTCACCTACATTAATAATGCTGATAACGCAATTGTATCACATTATCAGCATTATTTCAATACTTTTGTTTAATTAGTTACTGGAATAGCTTTCCCCAAATTACTCCTGCTGATAGAGCAGAAATGACAATCGAGATAAACCATGAGATAGCGTGAAATGAATTCATGCCACTACCAAAAAAGAACTTGAAAAATCCATTTAAAGCGAATACTCCAAAGCATATCAATAAAATCCAAGCTGTAATAATCACGATTCGACTCTCCTTTTGTTTAGATATCTTGTTCAATTAGACATGTACCATAATCGACCATGGTATTGCGCCCCAAATCAATCTCAAACACTAGCTGTCTATGAGTCGCACCCATTCGGTTCTTACCAAGGAAGATAATGAAATACTCCTTATCTTTGCTCATCTTGATAATCTTTCCATCACTGGCTTTGACACTTACTTCATTTTTACCGCCTAATTTTTCCGATTCGAGAGCCTTTCTCGCAAGCATAAGTGTAGATACAACGTCAACAACGTTCTTGGAAACACCTAGGCTATTTTGAGATAGATAACGTGTTAGCATAGCAGATTTACCGAGCTGATAGGTCACCCATACATGAACATTCTTATTTGATGGCTTGATAACATCATAGAGTTTAACCATATTTTGTTGCAATTGAAGCCATGCCTGTGCGTTCTCGTTTACCTCATCAGAATCCATTTTCAATGTATCTAGAATGAAGTATTTAACTTTATTCAGCGTAGCTTCCTTCTTAATCATCTTGATAGCCTTTTTCATGCTGAAAGAGTTAAAGTTAATGAATCTAATCGTTCCCTCTTCCATCTTCTCATCTAACCAGTCTACACCCTTTTTAAGCATAGTAAGTTCTTCTGTTGTGAATTGACCAAAGTTAAATCGATTCTTTTGGAATTCTCCACCAGTCATATTATTAACTGCCCAAGTAATAATTTCACGTTTCCATTTAGATATGTCTTCCTCGTTTGCTAGAATCATAAGGTTTTCATTGTATTCTATCATATTAGGAAGCACTTGCATTAGTGTTAATGCTGTCTTACCAATCCCTGAGTTCGCAGAGACCATCGTGATATTCCCTAATGCTTGTCCATTAACATGCTCATTTAGAAGAGATGAAGAATAAGGGAAGCCTCGCATTTTACCTTCATGGGCATCCATTACAGTTTTCCATAGATTATTGCTCATATCTTCAACTTTTTCAGCTACATCTACGTCTGCAAATACAGTTGCCAATACTTCTTCTAATTTCTGCTGAATATGCTCTAGACTAGTAACCTTATAGTTTTCAAACTTATCCATTACTGGGAAGCCTAGGTCATGCAACTTCATTAATGCATTAGACTTCTTGATATCTCGAACATACCCTTCAAAGTTGTCCTCTTTAACAAATGACATACCCTTTTGGATTGTATCCCATCCACCAAATTCATCATACATCTTTTGAAGTTGTTCATTGTCACCAACACAAAGTCCAACTGTAATATCGTCCAACGTGTTCTTCTTATCATCAATTAATCTCTTTGCAATAGAGAAGAAGAACTTCCATTCTAGCGAGCTAAAATCATCTACTGTAAGGTTTGCATCGTGATATAATTCGCTACTCTTATAAATACTAAGAGCGACATACATCTCTGCTTTCTGCTTCGTTTCCACGAGCATCTTTCTAAATTCTTCTTTCTTCTTTAATAAGTCTTCGCTCATAATAATCCTCCTGTATCAACGCTGTCTTTAATCTTCTTCGTTGTCTCTTTACGCTTAAGATGACTCGTGTAGTCATGGCTTGTAGTTTGAGTTGGAGTAGTAGCTTCTTGCGTAAGCTTCTCATTCGATTGCTTCTGCTTTTCTAATCTAGCTTGTACATCTGCGACCTCACCAACGACAAATCTCATCATTCCATCAATCTTATGTTTGTGATTAGCAAACTCAGTAGAAGCTAAATAAGGTAGAAGCTTTGGTTTTACAACCTTGAACGCTAGTAGAATAGTTTTAAATCCATACCCTCTAGGAAGAATACGAGTATTATTACCGCTAGGGTAATATTGACCAAGTCTTAACCCAAGTAATCGTTTGGCAATGTGGCTCTTATGATTCTCTTGGTCTAACTTTGTAACCTTTTCCCCTAAGATTTCATGCTTAACATACTGATAGAGAGCATCCCAGTCAGAATTCTCCTCTTTCTTAAGCTCAGCATCTTGAATTTCTTCATGATATTTTGACAAGCACTCTACATGAAGCTTTCTGTTGTACCATCTCTCTCCTGCTCGTGTCTGCATAGGGAACTTCTTCCACGCAATATCATTTACACTTTCAATAATCCCATCGCAATAGTAACAATAATGAATCTTATCTCTGTCTAACTTAGTTGGTTTTGCCATCCTAACCCCACTCCTACTTATTTCAATAATTTTGTTTAAAGGGAAGTTGGTATCAACTCCCCTTACATTAATTACATTTCAGATACAATTTCAACAATCTTCTGTAGTTTGTTTAACTCAGTTGCAGTAGGAGAAAGAGGATTCTTAATTCCTGCTTCTTGAATTAAAGCTACTGCTTTTGCTTGATGAGCGTCACTCATAGCCATTGCTTCTTTTAGTTTGTCTACGATTGTCTTTTCAGCTTCTGCATCTTCTTCTTCAAGAGCTTTTTGAGACTTCGCATTGTCTTGTGCAAGATTAGACTTGATTGTATCTGCTCCATCACGAGCTTCTAAGAACAGTCTCCAAGTGTCGTATGAAGGATTTTCAACAACTTGATTAACCTTTGTTACACCAGTTCTATCTTTAAGGATAATACCTTTGTAGATTGCATCTCCCTTAGCATCAGTTTCAGTGAATAACTTAATAACAATATCGTAATCATATTCAGAATTCTTCTTCATTACAGGCTTCTCGCCAACTTTAACGAAGTTCTCTCCAACCTTTTGCTTAACATCGTCAATCTGTGCAATCGAGATAACATTGATGCCTTTTGCAGATAGGTCAATCTTAAGATTCTGTAAACGTGTTGCGATTGCTTTAATGCGTCCCCAACCACGCATACTAACGCTTGAATCATTTACATCCTTACCATTTTTACGAGCCTTTTTCTCCTCAACTTGTAAGCTTGCATCAGTTAAGTTTTCATAGATTTTTGTCTCAGAGTCGATTGACAATGTACCAACTTCTTCTGCGCCCATATCCATTAATTCATCAATTGCTTCTTGTAATTCATTGAAGTCTTGTGTATTCACAATACCTAGTAAGTTTTGACCAAATCGTGGGTGACTCTCATAGAATGCCATACCAGTCTCTCCATCGATTGCATAAACTCGTGGGAATGAAAGTGAGAATACTGATTTACCTACGCCCTTTTCACCTAGAACAAGAACTTTAAGACCTAATTTTTTAGTTGATGGTTTACGGAACATTGACAATATAATTACCTCTTTCTTATTTTAAATTTTATTAGTTTCAATAATTTTGTTTAGTAGGAGTTTTTAAATGGAACTCCCGTAACCATTGTTTCAATAATTTTGTTTAATATTAGATTCCTAAAGCTTTCATCCAGTCGTTACCGCCTTCGCCACCAGTAGAAGAACCTTGGTCATGCACATCTGCTAATGGGTCTGCTTCTTCTTTCTCAGGAAGTGCAACGATTAAATCCTCAGGCTTGTACTTGTTATCGTTCATATCAAGAGTACCATTTGGGTTCTTTTCATCTTTAACAAGTAGAGGACGAGCGAATACCAATTTAGAAACTTTGTTTCCACGTACAGTCATTTTCTTCTTAGCTTCTTCTTCGCTGTATAATCCCATTGCAATTAATTCTTGAATCTCAGCAGATAGCTTAATATCAGCGCTTCCTACATCTTGTTTTTCATAGCCCTCAACGATGTGACCTTCGATACCTAGTTCACGAACTTGACCTTTCTTAACTTTGAATAGAAGGTTAAGAATTTTCTCAGTCATCTCAGGATTTTCTTTATTAATTTTCACTACGATTGGAAGTGAGAATGGCATGTTTTTCTTAATTACTACATTGTCACGTTTACCTACATAGTCAACTACTTTTGCTTGAACAACAACTTCGCCTTCTTTTGCGTCATCTTTTGTAATACGCTTGAAAGAGTCTTCATCAAGTAAGATAGTTTGAACGAAGTCTGCACGGTAATCGACTGGCAATAATTCATTCGTTTTTTCGTCACGCTTTTGGTAAGCTAAGAAGATGTTTTGAATTTGGAACTTACGTTGCGTATCTTCTTTGTATTCAGAGAATCCAAATGAACCTTTAACTGTTACTTCCATACCATCTTTAAGATGCTCTTTTAAATAAGCTTCAACATCAATTGGAGATAAGAATTTCTTAATGATTGTACGACCATCTTCACCTTTTTCAACGCCAACTTTGTGTAATTTAAAGTCTGCGATTGACTCAACTACTGATTCATTTAAGCGGTCTGCCCAGTTTACTTGAATTGCTTGACCTTCCTTATCCATTGCATAAATTACTGGATTAGAAGGAGCATATCCACCCATCATTTCTCCGTAAACCACGTTACCTTCTGCAGTTTCAACACCTAGATTAATACGAGCATATTTGTAACCAGTTGTTGGTGATGTAATTTCCCCACCGAATGTCTTGTCGCTGATTTTAACTTTACCAGTTAATGTTACGAAAGATTTGCCTTTTTGTAATTCTGTTGTCTTCTCTAAATTTGTCATGAAATAATCTACCTCTTTCTTGTATTTGAATTTAATTAATAACTTCGTTTAAATCAGTGATTTGTTTATTTCAATAATTTTGTTTAATCACTGACTTAATTAATTTACAATTAAATTCAGTGAGGATTAGAGGCTTTTTACAGCCTCTTACTCACCTTATCAGTATACTACTTTTTTCATTTTATTTCAATACTTTTGTTCAATGTTTTTTATTTATTCTTGCTCTGATAATATACGGTTAATGCATACTGAACTAGGATTAATGCAATGTTCACGAACTCAGTAATAATGATTTCAATATTAACCTTGCTAATAATCATATTAACAGTAACCATCAGTAATCCACTTGCAATTACAATGAATAGCCATCGTGAGATTCCAGTAGCATCTTTAACCTTGTGAAGATACACGATTTGTGGAATGTAAGCTGTTAATAATGCTACAGTACCAATCGTTTGGAACATGATTCCCACTTGAGCCATCGGTAAAACTTGAATCTGATAAACCATAGTCCCTGCTAAGAACGATGCGATTAAACCAATTGTTTTGTTAATTTTGATTGGCATACCATGTAGCTTGCGACAGTACATGACTAAGAATAAAGTGTACCATGCACCAATCATGTTTAATGATTGCGTTAAGATTACTTCAAATGGTGCATTCGAGATAATCATATTTACGTTGATTGCTGTACAACCAATCCCAACCATTGTCCAAAATAGCAAGCTTATTCCAGTTGGTATCTTTGTTCTATGAAGCTTGATAATCTGCGGAGCATACCCACCCAGTAATAATAGACTTCCTAATGTTTGAAGAATAAATCCAATTGTTTCTATCTTAATGCTAAATAATAATTCCATAAATCTAGTTTAGCTCCTCTGCTGTTCTATGATATTGCTGTGTTTCACTTGTGATATATTCTTTGTACTCAATAATATAAAGCTCTTCCATACTCTCTATAGCGACTGGGAATCCTTGATACGATGCTATTAAGCTATTCTCTTTCTCAGAGTTTACCAATACACCAGTCTTGTTTTCTAGGGCATGTTTCATAGCTTCGTTTACTTTGATTAAAGTAGGCATTCCTTTTGTCAGAGAAATACTCTCAATATCCTTGTCAAGATGCTCAATAGCCAACTCAGCACGACTTGCCTCACCCATCTTCTCGATGTGTTCTTGGGCTACTTTGATATCAATTTTTTCTTCCTCAACCTCTTTTTCTTCTGCAACGATATTCTCTTCTTGAGGAATCTCATTTGGAACGAAGCTTCCTTGAATATCAAATCGAGTAAATGGTCGATTATCTACTGTTGCCATAATTCCCTTGCACAACTGCTCAAAATGATATTGTCGTAAAGCTTCTTCTGTAGACTTGCCAGTGTAATCATGTAATGCTTCTAGCTTATCTTCTGTAATCATTTGGTTGTAATCAACCTCAACTGTTAATTGAATTACGCCTTTCATGTCGTTCTCCTCTCTTATTTGTAAGTTGTAATGATATTATAAATCATCACAACTTACATTTCAATACTTTTGTTTAATATATTTTTATTTACTTGTTGTAAGTAATCGCATAACCATCGCATGTAGTAAAGGGTCTTTTGCATCTGCTAATTGTTTTCCTGTAATCCAGTCACAGTATGCTCCCTCTTCTCCAATAGTTCCGTCACCAGTCGCCTCTACTTCTTCAAAGCCATCTCCTAAATCTACTGCGAATAAATGAGTAGTTGTATCAGAAGCCTTGCTAGGTCGCACAGTTCCAAGATAAATAATGTTCTCAACAGGAACTTTATAGCCACCCTCTTCAATAAGCTCTCGCCACGCTGTCACAACTGGAGCTTCGCCTTCTTTATCCATTCCACCAGTAATTGAACATAACTCAATCTCTTCTGAGTGTGCAGGACATACTTCAAATCGACCAAGATATTCACGTTCTGTGAATCCCCAATTATTTACTACAACATTTCTAAAAGGAAGGATTGCTACACCTTGACTATTACACCATTCAGCCTTGTTGTAGACGTAGCGACAACCGTTGTCCATTTCTTTCTCCACCACTGTGTTCCATTTGTTCTTGAATAGTTCTGTAACTTTTGCTGTCATTATTTATTTTCCCCCAGTTCTTTGTAGTATGGAATATCCATAAGTTCTTTTCTCAATTCTTGGTACATTGGTATGATTTCCAATGGAACATTATTGTTCCACGACATCTTCTTATTTTGAGCCATTAAGCCTCTAACATTTGTAGCATTAAGATTGTCAGCCTTTCGAGATAAAACAATGTGACTAATCTTCTCGATATCCTTTGGTTTAAACCAAGCTGTTCTCTCTTCGTCATTCCCATAGATAAAGCAGTCAACTTCATCTTGAACAGCATAATGACCTTTCCACATATCAATTTTCTTGATAAGGAAGTCTCCCCATGCTGTGCTATGGTCATCTTCATGCGTCATATCGTCAGTATGAGCGAGTAGCAACGTACCATTTTTAATCTCTTCTTTAAATACTTCTCGAATCAAGTTCATACGAGTATATAGATTGAATGGATTTCTTTCTGTTCCACTCTCTTGGGAAGAGCCAACCATAAGGATGACTCTTTCGCAAGATTGTAGAGCAGTGTTAATCATCTTCTTGTGACTCAAATGGATATGCTGAAACCTACCAATAACGAATCCTAGCTTAAATGTTTTCATGATTTCCTCCTGCTACTTTCAATAATTTTGTTTAACTGTAAGTCTTTTCGAACTCTTTAACAAGCTCTTTAATATCATCATGTAGCAAGATATGCTCTTGCAGATTCTCTTCATGGATATAAGACATTGCTCGTTCTTGAGTTTCTTCCCATTTCGGGTAGTTGACAATTGGCTCATCCATCATATCGTCATGGTGATAAACTAATTTATATAAGCAATCGTTAATGTTATCTGCGCTCTGACGTGTTACATACATCTTTTTATCATCTGTTAGTAAAACATTTACTGCATCAGGAATTGAGCGTTTCAATGGATTCATACCGAACTTCATACGTGGTGCGCCATTTGAAAATGCTGTCTTCATTGCAAATCCCAACGTATCACGATTAATGTGATTGTAGAATCCACCACCTACTCCATAGCTTACAAATGTTAATGGTACTTGTCGCATTTTGAAGAAGAAGTCAGTTCGCATTACATTTTGGAAGCTCATGCCTTCTCCAATGATTGCTGTAACATTTGTAAGTTCATATGCTTGAACCTTGTGATATACATCCACCACTTGCTCATTTACATCTCCACTATCAGGGCGAATAACTAAGTGAACACCTTTTTCTTTTGCGTAGTGTGCAAGTGGAACTAGGTAACTATCAATGAATCGATTTGCATCGTAAGTGTCAATAACGATGGCAACAATTTTTTCGCCTGCCTTTGCCGTAGCATCAATCGTATGAATGTATCCATCGTACTCTACATCGTACTGCTGAGTAACTTTATGAGCTAGTGCAGGGATAGAGCTAACTTTAGCGTTTGGAGTATGAATCATAGTATGGAAATCATCTGAGCCATGTAAGAACATGTTCCAAGAAGTTCCTGCCCAGTAAGCATCCTCTAAACTACGATGTCCACGGAATCCAAATGAGTGTAAACGAATTAGGAAACTATCATCGAAGCCATGTATCTTTTTCATCTCTTCAAGATATTTACGCATCTTGAATGCTTCTGTTGCTGTCCCACAAGGGAATGAGGCGTGTAAGAAGATTCCTTCATACCAAGTTACTAATTCACCAAAGCCTTCAACTGTATTACTAACTTGTGCAAATGGCGTTCCTGCAGGACACCATGTCCCTTCTGCGAGCGATTGTACTTGAATTGGTACATAGCCATTACATTCCTTTATAACACGCTCAAACAGCTCTGTAGGGAAGATAACACCCATAATCTCAGCCGACTCTTTAGCTTGTTTAATCATTGCATTTGTAATCTGAATTTCTAGAATTCTATTTGCCATTTCAGCGAAGCCATATAAAATCATTCCCTCTTTGCGATTGTAAATATGTGATACTTCCCAATCAGTATTCACCTTAAGGCGTTGATGAGATAAGTTATAAACATCTGTAAGCATTACTGGATTTGTAAGAATATCTTTTAACATGGTTAGTTTCCTCTTTTCGATTAGTTTAGTTTTTGGTTATATTGTCTTGCTAGAAACTCATGATGCATTCCTGCTTCAATTCCTTGACTTAAATAACTGTTTAAAGGTTTCTTGACTGTCAGAGAACCATAGTAATACGCTTCATTTCGTATCAACGATGACATATCCATATCCCAGTTAGATAGATTTATTGTTTCTATTCCATTTGCTATCTGAGAGCCAGTCTCCATATCGATGAAGACTGGCTCTCGAATCGTTGCTCCTGTAACCATAATAACTCCCCCTACTCTTTATTTCATTTCAATACATTTGCATAATTGCATAGCAAACACAAACTTAGCCAACTTTTCAAGTTCTTCCATGCTCTTAACACAAGCTTCTGTAGCTTTTCGCAACTCGTATAGACCATTTAATTTTTCAACAGCATCTTTTGCTTCGTCAAAGTCTACTGCAAATTCAATTTCTTCTTTAACTTCTGCGATTTCTAAATCGATAACTTCTAGAGCAGGATGCTGTTCCAATTTAATAAAGAAGTTGTTCTCTTCAAAATCAAATCCTAATGTGTAGCTATTCTTTTCCGTTGCGCTAATAGAGAAATATGGAACGTACACTTCTTTCTCATCTTCACTTAATACAACACTAAGGACACCTTCGATACCAAATGATTCACGGACTTTGTCACAGAACTGCTTGTAAAACATATCGAACTTCTCTTCTGAAAGGTGTTTCTTAGCTTCTTCTACCATTTTGATATCGTGAATTAAAGCTTCGCACTCACTTACGAAAATACCATCTGCATATAATTTAGTTGTGTTTGTCATAATAAATTCCTCCAAGTTTTGTTTTATTTTAATAGTTTATAATATGGACTTCCAATCCTTTTCTTCTTGCGATGTCTATCATATGCTTCGTTCCTTTGCTCTTTCCATCCCAAAAGCAGAAGCACACGCCATCATTGTCTTCATGTGCATAGTCAGCCATTTCGCAGTTTCTAATGTATCCTGCTTGCCTTCCTATGCTCCAGTCAGCAGGCATTCTAGTAAGCTTGCATCCACCTTTTATGGCGAATTGCTCTCCTATCTTGTCAGCCCCATCTGCTGTACCACTTACAATCTCAACATCTTTTGGATAGTAACCTTTTCTCATGAAGTAGGCTACTAGATTTGTTGCCAACTTGCGATAATCATTGAATCCTCGACTTCCTGCTACGATTATTCTTGGCATAGCTTATTGCTTGATTACAATGTCTTTAGGATTAACTGTTTGTTCAAGCATCTCTTTACTGTCATAGCAATCAACGCCTGAGACTCTAAAGCCAGTAATATCTACAACTGCTCCAATTTCATGGTAGTGATAAGGTGAGTGATTATTGCTGATAATTCTACCCTGACCTTTTTTAAGACCTTTTAAATGCTTTTCATTTTTCTTGAATTCAGCTTTCTTTTCTAAAAATAATCTATTACGTTTTTTCAATTCAGTTCCTCCTCAGAGTTATTAAAATACGCATTTTATCAACTTAGCTGATTAGTAGAAGACTTAATTTGTGGCAACCAATAATCAGCGCCTTAGCTCTATACATCTTTTCTTTCGAGGTGAAGTACCCAAACTTTCTAGCTTTCTTATCATCATCGTGCCATTTCTTGCCATTAAGAGATTTTGAGTAACTTATGATGAATTTTACTTTCGAACCCTTGATAAAACGCAATGCCTTAGTGTAGTGATTCTCGCTTTTGTTTGAGTACTTCTTAATTTCCATGTCTATCTATCTCCCATTTCCGTATTTCTTTTTTCGAACACCTGTTCCTTGTTGGTAAATTTATCATATCAGAACAGGCGTTCTTTTGCAATACTTTATTAATAATTTTGTTTAACTTATTTTTTTGGAAGAAGATTCTTCTAGAAACCGTACTAAAGCATCCAGTTCTTTCTTAGTTTCTTCAAAATCATCTGAGTTATCAATTGTCTTCATATAGTCTTTTAAAGGTCGCAGTTGGTTTTCTAAGCTAGAATTCATAATTAACTCTTCCTTAGCCTCTCCATCACGCTGTTCAAGACGTTCGATTGCTACCGCAGGGTCGCAGTATATCATAAGATTATACCACCCTTTTTCGCCCAATACGGAATGCTCAAGGAGCTTTCTTACGTCTGTAATAATAACTCTATCATGACCATCCTCAGCGATTCTGCGAAGTGTATCATTAATCCAAAGCATAATGTCGTAGCTTCGTAGACTTTCTCCGATGTGAATAAGTAGTTCTCTTGGAGGTCGAGTGCCTCGTGGGATACCATAGTAGGTATATGCAACTTCATAAATACCATCAGATAGTGCATATTTTTTAAATCCATGTTTCTCTACTAAGTAGTCAGCACAAGCATCTTTTCCCGAGCCTGCCATCCAGTTATTAAATGCTAATTGAATCACTATTCTTTAACACTCCTTTATTTTAATACTTTTGTTTAATGTAGTCAAGAAAAAAATAAAGATTTATTTTATTTTTACGGCTGAACGTAGATTTCGATATTACGTCTTCCCCAGTCATTCGCTTGTGAGTTGGTATTCATGAAGATATCGATAATGTTACCTTTAATAGCGTTCCCAGTGTCCTCAGCAGTGAATGTTTGGTTAAACTGAGGAATATATACCTTAGAGCCTAACGGAATCACACTAGGGTCTACAGCAATAACTCCCCAACGTACACTCGTACCTGTAGCCGTTAATCCTTGCCACTGTCCTGCAAGCTTATCCCCTGCTTCATACGTTGAATAAGCAGTAGCTTGCACATTTATTTTTCTCCAGTTTTCATAGCCTCCTGCTGATACAGTACTGGATGAAGAAGATTTTTTTTCGGCGCTTTTAACTTGCTCTTGCTTTGCCTGTTTTGCCTTCTCTGCATCAGCTTTAATCTTTTTTAATTGTTCTACTTCATTTTTAAGCTTTTCGTTTTCAGCATTCATATCACTTTTCTCTTGTGATAGCGTATCGATAACAGCGCTTAATTCTTTCTGCTTCTCTGATAGCTGTTCGCTTTGAGATTTGACGCTTAAGAACTTCTGCTCTAATGACTTATAATCAGCTTGTTGATGTTCTATTTGTACCTGCGCCTTGCCTAGTTGCCCCTTGTATTTGTCCATTTCTACGCTATCGTTATAAAGCATTGCTCCAAACGTAATAGCTGTGGCGGTAGTAACAACTAGTGCTGTCCTGCCAACACTCTCCTTTGATTTTAAAATTTTCACAATATCAATTCCCTTCTTTTCTCTAAAGACTTGATGCCTAATGAAATTATAACATACGTATCAATACTTTTGTTTTACAGTTATGTTACAATTGCCATCCAAGGCATTAATAATAACTAGGCTCAGTCTTATCATCACGAATTGTTTTAAAACCCGAGAATCGTAAATCTAAGTTTCCGTCCTCATCTTCAAATTCTTCAAAGTATTGAATCTCTACAATCTTTCCAATAACCATGCTTGGGTCTGCCCAAATAGCATCACGCAACTCATCAGAGAACCCTCCACCGATTCGGACTGGATGCCCCTTGAAGTCACAGATTAAACCACCTAAACGACCAATGTTTTTCCCACTCTTACCTTCGTAAATATCTAAACATCTGATATCTGCTGATTCGAATGATTTTACTTTCAGTATATCGAAAGTTCTACGGCAGTCATATGGTGCGTCTGCGAGCTGAACCATGATACCCTCTTCTTCATTTTCTTTCGCCTCTTCTGCAAGTGCGTCAATTTTTTCCTTGTCAAATATTCCAATGTAAATTGGTTCAACATACTTGACCAATGGGTGTGGATTCTTTTCAATCACTTCTTTTAGCGCTTCTTTTCGTTTCTCACAAGCTACTAACCATCCACCTTTTTCAAATGCTTCAATTGGAATTACATCAAAGGCGTGGAATTCTAAACCTCTCTTTTCTCCTTTCTTTTTAATAATTTTGTTTGTTTTCTTAAATAATAATTTTGAATTTAGACCTTCTTCATTCGTAGCTAGTAGTTCTCCATCATATACAAAACCTCTTGGATACGATGCTAATGCCTCTTCTATTTCGACACACCCTTCGAAGACATGCCCTTCACGAGAGTATAGCGTAACCTTGCCATCCTCACGAACGAATATTGCATTGCGATTGCCATCAAGCTTAGGGGTGGCAATTACACGCTTCTCAAGGTATCTTTTCCAATGCTCATATACTTTTGGAACACCTTTGATTTTTTTCGTCTCGATATACTTCTCAGCAAGCATCAATTCAAACGTTGGAATGAAGCTATATCCGAACGCCTTATTGATAGTAGATGATGTTGCGCCAATCTTTAAATCTTTTGTCGCCATCGCTTCTAGTAACCAATGAATCTCTTTTGGCTGAGACGAGATATATTGTTGAACTTTAAAAATATCTACATTTTTTCCTGTGTTGACCCCCAAAAAACTCATGTACTCTTCGAATGTATATAACGGTACGAATTGGTGTGGGTCAACGCTAACGTCCTTGTTTAGCTTTTTCTTCGCTATATTCGTTTTAATATATGGGTTAAAGATGAAATTTAAAACCTCTCCAAACAGTGAATCTTCTTTGTGAAGTGAGATAATTTCCTCTTTAGCCTTCTTGCTTGATGTTCCACCAATTTGTTTAATAACTTCTGCAACTTGTAATATATCCATGTTATACCTCCAATTTTTTTTGAGCGCTTTCGTTAAGCTAAGTTGAACATTTGTTGATATAACTAAAACAAATGTTCAACATTAGCTTGTAATAATTTTGCTTTAAAGATATCAATTGCAATGTTGATTTTTTCAGTCGCAACAAATTTAACTGATTCATCTGTTATGGACTCATGAAGATTCTTCATTTTGTCCATAACAACTATTGCATCATTGAAAGCATCTTTTGGCTCTACATTCAAAACAATAAGAGACAGTGCCTTCTGTGTTTGCAATTCTAAATCTTCTACCATGTCTTCTAACTTTAGAAATGCTTCCATATCTTTATTCTCATACATTTCTTTTTGCTGATTCACTACTAATCACCTCCTTGTTATTCTTGAAGCTTTTCACTTGCCTTACGATAAGTTTCTGCTACTGGATATACAGTGCCACTTGTAAAATACTTCGCCACGTTTTTAACAACAACTGATGAATCCCAATTGTTTTTAGATAGCATTACTTCAAGTGCCATTCTAAATGTATCTACCATATCCAGTGGAACAAAATCTCGAAAGACCTTCTCGCATAGTTCTTTCATGATTTGTAAAAGATATTGCTCTGCAACCACTTCCATATCTTTTAAATCGATTGCAATTTGTACCATTTGTTCTAACGCATCGTAATTAAACTCATTTGTTAGAAGGTGTGTTCTAACCTTCTTTACGCCAACGACCTTTTTCCCGCCCAGTTCGTTAATTGTATCAACAAGAAGCGTCTCCACTCGCTCCTCTGCCTGCGTTAAAGCATCAATTCCTCGCATTCCTGCAAGCATCTCTAATGTGTAAGTTTTCATAAGGTATATCCTCCAAATGTTAAATTGTAAATGAGCAAATATTTGTATATGTATGTTTCAAATTCTCTTGTACATCCACTTACAATCGAATAACATACTCCACCTTCCCCTAAATTGAGCATACGCTCCTTGCAATGTAAGACTTGTCATTTTGTTTTTTTAAGACAATAGCCTGTTAATACATTTACTTAACGTCAAAAAATAATATCTTCTCTTCTCGCTTAAGCGTTTGTCTTATATCGTCTTAAGCTTAATAGTCACTTGCTGTGATACGCATTACAATTTGTTTATCTGTTTATTATGCCGTGCTTTGCTAAGATTGTGACTATTTTGTATGTTTTTTATACAAATTCAACTCAAGTGTTCATAATCTGTATGTATCGTCCGCCATATGAGTATAATATAATTAACATAATTACTATATTTAACTAAATAATGGTGACTCCACTTATTTTATTCAACTCCGAGTTGAAAAGCAAGTGATTTTTACACTCTCACTTGAATTTCCATTCATGTAAATTATGGAAATTCAAGTGAACCTATAAAAATAATATAAGAACTGTGCTATTATACGATGTTAGTGTACAGTGTATGACAGGGAGATATATCATGACAAAGAGAAACACAGGCGTTTTACTCCGCCTAAAGCGACAGGAGAAAAAGTATACCCTTGAAATGACTGCCAAGGCAGTTGGAGTATCAATCAACTACATAGCAAAACTTGAGAAGGGAGAAAACTCAAACCCATCAGATGAAATCATTGTAAAACTTGCCGAAACATTAGAATTAGATGAAGACGAATTGTTTCGCTCGTTTCGCAAAATACCCCTCTCAACTAGAAAAGCTTTGGAACAACATCCTACACTGTCTGTCGCTATATCACAAATAAACAGCGATACTGACTTGAGCGAAGACAAGAAGGAAGAATTTTTAAAAAAAATCATTTATTGGTATAAAAAGATTGTCGATGAAGACAGTTAAGGTAAAGGTGGTATAAATTGGATAATTTAAAACCAATCAAACAAGATAAAGATTTTTTACTAGAACAATTAAAACAATGTCTTTATGAGAAAAGGCTTATGGTTAAAGAGAATCAGTTTTGGGAACAATTTACCGACCATTTACTCATAGCGTTTGCATTCTTGTGTCTAGGGATTATAATTGGTGTTTTTATAATCTCTTTCCTACTTCGCAACAAGGTCAAATTAGACTACGATATCCCAAGGGGGACTATACTTCGTGTCACTCATGAGGATAGAAAATGGCTCATAACTAGACCAAGAAGCTTTATGCAGGTATTTGACATTATACTTCTTTGTATATTTGATAGAGGGAAAGGTAAATATATCGACAAGCACGATAAGAAAAGAATAAGAGTTCTGAGAATTATGCTGTTTATTATATCATTACTTCTCATCTTAACTGGTGTACTTGAGGTTCTATCAGCATTCGCATGGAGTATGAATCCATTTGATTATCTTTATTTATTTGAATAATCGATAATTGTTAGACATAAGAGTGAACACTGTAATGGTGGCTCACTCTTTTATTTTATTGTCATTATTTAGATAAATTTAAATATTTTTCAATTCTATTTTTTAAAGTGAATTGTGAAGAATTATTGATTGGAAGCGCAAATCTTTTAAGTACAGCGATAATAGCATTATTAATATTTACTCCCTTTTCCTCAATTAATTCTTTAGCTAAATGTAATTGACCACTATATGAAATTGTTGTTGCGTTTAAGTATGGATATTCAAAAGTATCTGCAATCCTTAATAGACGTTGACTTATTATTTGACCTTTAACTTTATTTTTCCCTCTTAATCCACGAAGAACATGGTCGCCTTCTGCAATTTTATATTTACGAGCTTTCTCGCCTGTAATACTTACATATACGTCATCTTGTTTTAATGCTCTATTAATTAAAATTGCTGTCTCTGTGCTAATTGGTACATTTCTATCTTCTAAAATAATTTCTTGGTTTTCTGTATCCATATTAATATCATCTTTAGTTAATTCTGTTAATTCTTCAAATTCATTCTTATGACTTAATCCATCAAAAAGTAATCCCAGTATTACGCCATCTTGTGCGTTATCGGCGCTCATAGCCATTTCCATAATCTCATCTTTATCAAAAATCATATTCTCTTCTGCTTCTTTATCAATTAAAGCTTCAAGTTTTTCTCTAGTGTCAAATAATGTAGCGTAGTTAATTTTAGTTTTTCCATTATCTTTAGCGAAATCAATATATCGTTCAATAGTTGATACTTTATCTTGAAGACTTCTAACTGTCTTAGCTTTTAAAGCTATAATCGCATCTGCTAATTCTTCTTTATTAAAACTATATAGGTCTTTACCTTTTTCATTTTCAATTTCAGCAGTTTTCCTAAATAATGCCAAAACAACTCTTTTTGTATCATCTTTATATTGAGAAGCAAACTCTTTCTTGAATGAATAGTCAAAGTATAGGTTTGGCATATTATCTTTTTTAGGCTCTTCGTTTTCTTTCTTCTCTTCTTTATTTGAAATTTTAGAAGGATTAAATCTCTCATCTTTAGCATATCCATAAATTACTGTTAAAAGGTTTAATTGCTCGCTATCATTTAAATTCTCTATTTTTAATTCACCTTCAAACAACGCCTTAACCTTATCTTCACTAATTACTTCTGATAACTGCATCATAATATCTCTCTTAGCTTTAGATAAGAACTTAACGCCCTCTAAAACCTTCTCCAAATCAATAATAGTATCTTTATTTAGCATAGTCTTACATCTCCTTTTTATCTACCTTGTATCCTATTAGTTTTACTTAGCCTTTTAATAATTATGTATTATAGTATTGCAATAATTTAACTTAACGCTTTTCTTAAGTAAATTGTAATACATTCGTTTAACCATTGCAATACTTTTTTTTACTATTTTTTTAACTTTATTTCCATAAATTACTTTAAGGCATTGATTACCATCTAGAACAAAAGTAGATTCTTGAGATTATAGTACTGCTAAATAACTTTCTCTAACGATTTCTTGTATTTCATCTGTTGTTGTTCTAAATTTAATGCCTAACTTAAACTCATCATGACTAACGATACTTGCAAATACAAAATCTAAGTCATAAAAGATATCTTGAATATGATACTTCTCTCTTCTCTTGCCTTTTTCTAAGACAAAAGCCTTATGATAAAGAGATATGAATCTCCCCTCATCCTTTACAATCCAAGTGTCATGTATACTTCTAACGACAATGTCGCCACCAATAATAACAGAGACATTTAATTTAGGATATCTTTTTGCAATGTCCATAATCTGCTCTTTACTTAACTCTTCTGTTTCAAATCCCTTCGCCATAATTTTGTGTGCTTTTTCGTAGATTCTACGATGTTTTTCAAACTTGCTATGTTTCAACGATTGTAAATTTAATGTATCTCTCATCTGTAATTTCCCCTCTTATCTGTAGTATATATTTCTTCTTGTTATGATTTGCTACTCCCAACGATTGACACCTCTCAACCTTCAATAATTTTGTTTCAAATAGGTATTTAGAAGAGTTGGCTATACATCTACCCTTCTCTTCTAAGGATACCGATTTGGAACAGTTCACTGAACGGTTCTATAGGGTTTTATCATTCGATTTTCCCTATTTCAATAATTTTGTTTAATTGTTATACTTAGGATTATACAGTCTTTTTATGACCAAGTCAACCAATTTCAATAAATTTGTTTAATAATGTTTTGAAGCCGAATTCTATCTATTCAGCCTCAATAACATTTGCATCTTGATATCTTCATTTGCATTGATGAAGTCTAATAATTCTCGATGCGATAAGGATTCTAAAGCTGATTCATCTAACTCCCTAGACATTTGATAACTCAATTGATTAACCAGTGATTTCTCCTCGTGTAAGTAGATTTCAGTCGTTACGATACTTGAGTGACCACCTAATTGCTTACAAAGGTTGATATCTCTACACATCTGATACGATAGCGTTATCGCTGTCGCTTTTAAGCTATGAGGAGTTATCTTTCTACCTATTGTCTTTGAAAATCTCTCTAAGGCTCTCTCAAGCGTCTTAGGATTCATTGTGAATACATGCTTTTGTCCTTTGTTAATCTGCTGTAGCTCCATATAGAACTCTTCTGATATAGGTTTCTCAATCCATTTACTACCCTTATCCTTAACCTTCACAACATGAATATTCTCGCCAGTGTTGACATCTCTTCGCATTACAAAGTTATCTTTCCAAGTCATACCACACTCAGAGACAACTCCTACTGTAGCTGTCTTACGATTAGCTGTTGTAAATAGCATCTTGACTAGAAGATACTTTTCCATCGCCAAGTCTCTTTCTTTCTTCATGAACTCGAATAACATTTGAACTTCTTGAAATGTCAGAGACTCATGATGTTTGACCTCTTTGGGCAACTTCACTTTGAAAATCAGTGGGTTCACCTTTAAGTCATTCGACAACAATTCATTATAAAAGCTTCTGACGCTATTTAGCTTCGTCTGTATTGTATTATTAATATTACCCTTCTCGGCTAATTTATCAATGAATAGCGTTTGAACATCAGCTTTCTTGATTGCTTGGATTTCTTCAATGGATAAGAAGTGAACCTCTTTCCCAGTTGTCATTTTAAAGAACTCATCAACTCTAGCTTTATAATCTCTTGCTGTTTGAGGTGAATTCTTTTCATGAAGGCTTAGGAATGAAGTGTAAACTTTCATAACTTCATAGTTCCCAAGACTGTGTACCTTTTCTTGCTCACCTACTCTTAACATATCTACTGCTACTGCCATTTCAAATCATCTCCTTTTATGTATCTGTTACTCAGTATACTATCAACACAGTAAGATGTCAAACAAAAATATTAAAAGCTACTGAAATTATTCAGTAGCCTCTTTTTTAACAAGTATATCAACGATACTTTCAATGGTTAATCTAAACATTTCTCCACCTTCGCTTGCTTCTCCATCAAATGTTAAGACATAAATCTCCGAATCGACTAGCATTTCTTCTTCCTGCTTCACTAGGATTCCATGGTACTCACCCATTAAATTTCTTTTTACGAAGGCTATAGCCACATCTGTCCTAACAGTGTCTGTATCGATTGTCTCGTTCTCTACGCCTCTAACAAGGCTGTCTACTGCAGACATCGTGTCTAGCATATCTACTGTATCTTGAACATCGTCTACATCCCATGTAATTACTTTCAAAGCCATCTCTCCTTATTGTTGAGTGCTAACAGGCTCTTGTTTCACAACTTGTTGCACTGGCGTTTGTGCTTGATTTGTTTTAATCGCTTTTATAATAGAACCAGTTACGATTAGCATTGTTCCTGCCACAAAGAATGATGCACTAAGCACGAAGAAAGCTGTAAGCATGTTTGAATTGATTATGTAGTTGTATGCGTCCCCACCAACATAAACGTGCTTACTTAAATCGCTACTATATTCACCACTATTATATCCGTTGACTCTATCAATCCCTAAAGCTAATAGGAATACTGAATGAACGTAAAAGATAATTCCCCAAATTGTCCATTTTTTTGTTTTCATGCTATTGTCCCTCTTTCTGTACTTATAATTAATTGTCTTACTAAATTATGTATACAGTATAAGGGACTACAACAAACATGTCAATAATTTCTTATTGACATGTCATATTTTTTAATCTACATCTTTTGATAATATATATTCCATTGCGTGACCAAGAGTTTTGTATCCATCAGTTACTTCTCCTGTTTGGATATGCGTAACAGTCCATGTATTATCTGTAACTGCATATTCATTACGCTCATTCTTTTCATATGGCATTAACACATTGAAAACTCCTGCTGAGTTCGATACACAATAACCCATATGGACAGATTCTTTATCTGCACTTTCATTTATAAGAGTAACTACTCTGCAATTATATCTCTCTTTCATATCTTGCGAGAATCTATCTAAATCATTTCTAATAACGCTCATTCTAAAGAATATTCCTGTAGTCATTCTACACTCACTCCTTATAGGTCAAAGATATTTGTCGCCCAAACTTTTGCATCTTCTTCTGACATATTAGATTTATTGAATTCGCCTAGAATTTCAATTTCGTCCCTGTTAATACTACGAGCTTTCGCCTCTGCACGAACAGTGACCATAACACTCTTCATACTTTTCCCTTCTACGCTAAAATCTCTTTCCCCTGCGATATCGATATTTGCTATGTATAGAGTTGTTCCATTTGCCATAGGGAAGATATCAACTAATACTTGCATCTTATGTGTGCGCCCTTCTAAGTTGTTTTCGTCTAGCGATTTGTTTAACTCCATATATCTTTTGATGGCATCATTGTAAAATTTATCTTTAGAGTACCCAAGAGAAACTGCTAAATTTTCTGTATCTGCTTTGATTTTTTCTGCGTAATCATTAGTATCACCATGAGCTAGTAATAGCCTTACGTTAGCTACAATTTCTACCAGTGTATTGTACTGTTGCTCTCTGTTCATTTTAATTCTCCTCCTCATCTTTCCAGATAGACATGCTAAAGTTTCTATGCCCAGAGAAATTCTTAAAACCATCTGATGCTCTATCATCTATTTCATTTATGTCTTTGATAGTAATTTGATATATAGCAGTCATATAATGATTTGGGTCTTTACCTCTTTCAAATAAGTCTAGTGTCACCTCTCCATTTTGCTCCAAAAGCTTCTTAACCTGTGGCTTAGTTATTTTTACCTGCATGACAATCCCTCCTACGCTAATTCTAAATATTTTTTATGAATTCTAAACTCAATACCATCGTGGATATCTACCACATCCACAACATCGCTGTACTCTCCACCTGTTACAATTACCTCGCTTATATGAGGCAGGAATGACATGTGCGGTAAGTCTCTTTGCGCCTCTGATTTAATCTTGAATTTTATAAACATTTCCCCAATCTCCTAACTAATAAAAGTCCGATATTATTAATTACTTGTATCCAATCTTATACTCGTATCCTTTTTTGGGATTATAAACTCTGACAGTCCCACCCCATAACACATGAATTCTATTAAATGTCATATAAGCATGCATTCCTTTTGTTACATAACGTAGCTTCCAACATTCTTCCAATTCAATTTTACGAGGCTTGAATAAAAATTTATGATACCATTTAGGATTCTTTAATTCTGCGTACACATACATGTTGCTTGAGATTGTAGCCTCTCCTAGCTCTAATATTACATTGCCGTGCATGTCTGTGACGATACCATCTCCATCTTCATACAGCCAGTTTTCTTTTGGGATACTTATCATGGTTAATCCACCTAATTCTCAATATTATTAATTATTTCTACCACATTTCTCGCCTTTAATAAGTCCTAACCTTGACGAGATTTTAAATACCTCTACTTCATTTTCAGTAAGCTTGCGCCCTAATCTTTCTTCAACTTGTTTTAATATTTCTTTTTGGAGAGCCAACCCTTTGAATATATCCATAGAGTTACTCTCCCTCTCTCAGTGAGATTGTTGCCTTGCCGTAATACATACATCCACTGACCTCGTATCTCTCTGTATTCGTCCAGTAATCAGCTTGCCATCCATTTGTATCTAATTCTCCAAATGTGCCTAGAATCGACTGTAGGACGCTTGGATAGACTCCCTCAAGCTCAATACTCTTAACTTCCCTATTGTCTAGCTTTTTTAATTCTGATTCAATATAAGATTTAATTGCACTCTCCATATTCTCTCAATGCCCTCCTGTAGCTAAAAGAGTTTTGCTTTTTCTCATTCTCAAAATCTTTCATCTGAACTTGCGTTTGTTGCCAAGAGAGCATAATAATATCTATACCCTCTAGCTCCAACCATTTCTTGAATATCTCCCAATCCATGGCTTACACAATCTCTACACGGTTCATGCTGACTTCATACACCTTATTGTCCTTGTCTCTCACGTACAAAGTGCTACTCAATAAGTTTACCTGCACAACAAGACCAATCTTAGAACCATCTTCTGTTTCCATTCTTACCGTTGTTTTAAATGCTGTAAATTTCTTTTGCCCTTTATTCTCTTCTAAGTGTTCGAAGTAAGCATCTATATCATCAATGCCTGTATCATCATCTGACCAAGAAATCCATTCGCCTTCTTCTTCGCAATACTCTTCAACGACTGTAGTATTTGCATAGTCGCCTTTGATTCTGTTGTCATATTGGAACAAGTCATAGTTTGCTAACGTATCACTAATTAACTTCGCCTCTTCTAAGCTTTTAACCTCTACGTGGAATGGCTTGCATGGAACTTGTGGGAAATGTGCTACTCGTATTTTTTTAATCATGGTCATTATCCTCCAAATTATATTTAATTATCTTGAGAAGCAACCCATTTTCGAGTCACTTCTTTTTCTTTTTTCTCTTTGCCTTTTAACAATTCAATAAGCGCTGTTCTTTCAACTGGGACTAAAGCCTTCCCATTTCTAAGCTTGGATATGATGGTCTTTCTCATTTGGTCATTCATGAGTCAACCCTCCAACTAGTAGCATCCACTATTTCGCTTTTGTGGAAGTCTAGCTCATAATCACTTATTTCCTTCTTAGTCAACTCTCGTTCGTATATGATTGCTCCAAACTTCCCAATACTACTATCTTGCCAAGCGAAATCTTTTGGCTGACATCCAAGGCTAAAACCTCGAAGTCGATATGTGTACCAGTAAAGCATCTTTTTTCCACTTTCAATACTTTCTTTTATTCCCAAGATGTTATCCAGTGCCGTCAGCTTAACTTTGATTTCATCGATTCTTTTAAGATTCTTATGAATCATATCGGTTGAAACCTCTGTGTGATTCTCTCCATTGCCATACACTAACTTGCATTGAACTGCTGATGCCGAAGCTAGTAACTCGCTTACAGCCTTCGTTAATTCAGTCTGTAATTCTTTCTTGTTGTTTTCTGCACATGCCATAAGTGTATCATATTTTGTGTTTGCCATTTAACTCATCCCCTGTATAATTTGATTACTGTCTACATGAGTTAGTTTATCACTAACACAGTAGACAGTCAATAAAAAGTTTTAGACGATTTTCTCGCCTAAGAACTTAATATCCACCTTGCATCCACTGCACTGGTATCACTGCACTGGTATCCTGCTCCATTGCGTGGATATCTTTTCTTCTTTCTCCAAACACGATTGCATCTTGGACATCCATACTCTACTACCTTGCCTCTATATTTTACTGTCCCAGTACTATGAGAACCATGTTTTTTTAGCTCTGCCTCAAAAACATCATCGCCATCATTAAAAGGTTTTCCAAGAGTAAACAGCGCATAGTGTATACACTCATGTAAAAGCGTTTCTCTAATCGTTTCCCAGTCTTGATGTGTAATATAATTCTTCCCAATCTCAATCTTGATTGGTTGTTGTGTAAATTGGTTGTATACAAACTGACCATATCTTCTTTTTAATCGACCATTAACTAACACTGGAATATTTAACTCGATACCATAAGCATCTAAAAGAAAGCTCTTAGCTTCACTAGTTAATTTTCGTTGCATTGCATTCCAGTCTTGAATATTCATGTATGTATCTCTCCCTCAATTGTTTAGTGTTCTCGTGAGTCATTGAGCAACTCACAAGAACCATTCTAGCATTGAGCATTTTCGTTGTCAATACTTTTGTTTTATATTACAGGTCTTCAATTCGCTTTACAACGACTTCTCCATTCATCTCATCACAGTACTTATCAAAGTCTTCCTTCGTCTTGCCAACGCCATACATCATTTCCTCATACGCCATACGAGACATCCATGGCGCTTTAAACCCCTTATCTACTGATTGAATTTCTTTCGCCAGTTCTCTGCCTGTCATAGTTGCCATAATAATTCCTCCTACTTAATCTAGACTATCCCAGTCAACTTCTTCTGAATCCTGCCACGAATACCATCCACGAGCAAACTTTGCACCTAATGGACTTGTATACATGCCTTTTAAAGCAAGCCATCTACCTGTTGAGTAGTGGAATTTATCATTCATGAGATAAGTACCCTCTAGGAAGTAATCAATCTTCTCGTGGTTAATAAGAGCCTCTCTTACCGCCATCCCCAATTCGCCTGTATACTCATCATCCAATTTCTTTTTAAGAAACTCTGATACTTCGTTAATGTTGATGAATTTATCTTTTGTTTTATTGATTAAATTATTGATTACATAATCTGCAAGTTGCTTTCCTACAGATTCTACTTCTACTGTCGTCATGCTATCTCAACTCCCTAATAATGTCACGGAAAACTCTACCACGAATATTTGATTATGTCAATACTTTTGTTCTTACTACTCAGCAATCACAACTTAGCTGAGTAGTAGCTAGACCTCTTAGTAGTAATTTCTTTTCTCATCGTCTCATCATTGTAGATAACATATCCATCGTCTAATTGGTCTTTGCTTGGCGTGTCGTAGAAGAATCTAACCTTATACTTGCCATTAGCCTTCTTAACCTCATAGCACATTGTTACGGCGTTCTCAAGATGTTCTCCGAGCATTGTAAACGTGTAGTAGGCAATTTTCTTTTTCTCATCGACTTTCGCCTTGGTGAATCCTAATTTCTTAATCCATCTTATTAGATGAGCAATGATAAATTCATCTGAGCGAACCTCTAGCCCTGCCACAATTCCAAACGCTTGATTTATAAGAACGTCGAACCCTTTCTTCCCAATTGTTTTAGGGATACAGTCATGCTCTTTTATGAATTGAGCCTTACGACCTAAGAATCCATTCATGCTTTCTGCATTCTTCCAATCATTAAAGTTATCGATAAAACGAGCAAACTCATCTATCCCACCTAAAATTTCTTTTATGTACTTTTCTTTATCGCCATCATTGTTGAATTTAATAGCATCTTTAATCTCCAAGTTAGGAGCATATTCTTCGAACGCCTCTAGCATCTTAGCCTTATGTTCTACTGGTAAATCAATTGTCAGCAAGTGAATTGGATTTAAACATTGCCCTCTCATCACTGATGTATATTCACCCTGCTTGTATTTATACATGAAGTACAGACTCGACTCCCATTCGCTAATTTTCATTTCCCCTACTTTCAATTCATCAGTTGCCTTGCTTTTCATTTTAAAATCATCTCCCTCATAAGTTTCTGTATTCATTGTACACTGTGTTACTAACACAGTCAACAACTTTTTTATTATCCACCTTGGAAGCTTGTCCAAGGTGGATTGATTTATATATTAAGCTTTTTGCTTTTCAGTTTCTTTTAATAGTGCTTGTAGTTTAGACCCAGTTTCTTTAACCTCTGTAGCCTCTTCTTTTACTTCTACAGCTTCTACAGTCTCTGTAGTTCCTGCAACCTCTTCTTTTGCTTCTTCAACGCTATCAGCGCCGTGGACATTCTCAAAGTAGTAAGTTAGATGCTTCTGCATTTCTGTGATACGCCCAAGAGTTTTCTCTTTCTTAACGCTTCCTGCGCCACCAAATTCTTTGTAATCAGTTTCAATGTATTCTTCATCTTTTTTATGCTTAGACTTGATTGACTTCTTGAACTCATCTCTCCATTTTGCGAAGTGCATTGGATGAACTTCCATTTCAATTGCTTTCAATGCAGTCAGCATAGTCATTGGGAAGTGAACCTTTTTAAGCAACACAGATTCTTTATCCTCAAATGCTAAGTTTAAGTAATCCATAGCTTTTACAACCTCAGCAACTACTGAATCTTTGCTATTGTCTCCCTTGAATGTTTGAGAGTACTCAAATACTTCGTTTGATGAGATGCTTTTCCACTTATAATCAGTATCAATTAACATCATAGTTTGTAAAACTGCTGTTTCATGGTCAGCTTTTCTCATTTGTAAAGCAGTGAATGAAGCTTTATTTTTCATTAAATCATGGTTTACTAAGTCTTGAATTTTTGTTGCCCATTCTGTACCCATTTTAGCTTTAGCTTTTTGTTGCTTAGATAGTGGAGTACCATTGTTTAAGCGGAAGAATAAGTCTTCAATTTCTTCATCTGTAATTTCATCCAGTTTGTAGATTTGTAGCGAGAAGCTTAGGATAGCATCTTTTACTTCTTCATCTAATTCTGCAAAAGTTTTGCCTGCGATTTGATATACTTCATCATCAATTTTTACGCTTGGAGTATCTTCATGTAGGAAATATTCTCCGTTGATGAATCCTCCGATATTCGTTAAACGTTGCTTACCATCTAGGATGTAGTAAACATTTACAGGTTTCTTGCCCTCTTCTAATTCCTTCGGCTCAACGATTGAGTACAATGCAGGTACTGGGAAATCTGCTGATAAAGAATGAATTAATAATGATTTTTGCATTAAGTCCCATTGTTCGCCTTCACGTTGGATTGGATAATCGAATGAGATTGTTCCTTTGCCCACCATTTTCACAAATTGCTTTACAGTCCAGTTAATTGATAATTTTTTCATAAGTCGCCAAACTCCTTTTTATCTTTGATTTATTTGATAATTATTACATTTTTAATGTTACACTATGTTATTAACACAGTCAATACGTTTTTTAATTTATTTTAATAATTTTGCTTAATGAACTAATTTAATTGATTTTCTTAAGGGTGAAAATCTCACCTTCATCGTTTACAGTTGCTTGAATGACATCTCCAATTTCTACTCTATCGCTTGTTACTGCGTAAGGTAATCCATCTTCGCCAGTACCACTTGCCCATTCACCATCATCATCAGTAATTGTTATTACCATGGGTATAATTCCGTTTTCCTTATCTTTTTCTTGCTGTGTTTTATGAACCGTACTCATCTCAGCACATTCGCTTTGGTGATTATATATGATATACACGCTCTCCCCTATTGTCATGATAGCAAGAACTGAGAATATCACCGCCAATATCACTGCACTCTTTTTCATTTAAAACGCCTCCTATTTAATTGTTATCTTGTAAATTACTATACTACCAACTCAGTAGATTGTCAAATAAAAATTACTTAGAATATAATTTTCCTGTAGTTTGCATTCCATCACGATATTCCTCAAGTAAAGCCTCATTCTTTTCTATGACCCTGTCTAACTCTTTGCCACCTGTTATATAGTCTTCAATTACCTTACCATCTTCTACAACTACTGTAACAACTTGCATAGGTATGTAACCTTCTTTTGTTTCTAACTTAACATCCTCACCCCATCCTCCGTCGAGATGCTTTATATGAGATTCTCCATTCAGATTCATTTCAATTACTGCATGAAATACTTTACGCTCACCATTACTTGCCTGCGAGCCTGTAATCTTAAATACTTGAGAAACTGCTACGATACCAATTACTAATGCAAGTGCCACCTTTACCCATGGTCTTAATCTCATATAAAACATCTCCCTTATCATTTGATTAACTTCTTAGTTAGTGTACTACTAATACAGTAAAATGTCAACAAAATACTTTCTAAAGCATTTTAAGCGTTTCTAAGTGACTATCAAAGCTTCTTTCCTTCTTGATTACTACAGTATTGTTTTGAATCGCTACATGCAACTCAACTTTCCCTACTTGAACATGCTCAACGACTACCATATATCTTTTTAAGCCCTTTGTAGGCTCATTCTTGAATGCTAAGCCATATCCAGTAATCTTTCCTAATGTTACGCCCATTTCTAACCAGTTAATTAATTTGTTCATTTTAAAATCTCTCCTTTTAATTTATAAATTAGTACATTACTAACACAGTTAAGTGTCAAATAAAAAATTACTTTCTTTTGTTACAAGGTCTACCGCAGATTTGACATCTGTCTGAGAAGTAATCAACCTTATGCTTCCCACGAATCCTACAGATAAGTCTTAATAGCCACATGCTCATCCCCACCCCTGCTATCAATTTACTCATTCAGTGTATCATCAATACAGTAATATGTCAAACAAAATTATTAATGAAATTTAGATTTTATTAAATTGAACCCTGTTTAATCCATGACACATCCCATCTTGTTTGCCATCTTACTACAAGCAATCTAAACCATGAGATACCTTCTTCATTTATTAATTCAAAACCATTCCAGTTACACTTGCACCAATAACCATTTTCATTCTTCCCATATATCCCAATTACCATATTAATTCCTCCTTAAAGATGAAGTTTAAATTTTATAATTCAACGTTTAAGCCCTTCTCAGTGAGTTTTACAGCAGTCTCTTTATATCGATAAGTTCTGCGCCTTCTCCCTCTTCCAAAGCTTTTCGTATACGTTACCTTTGTAAATTCTAGCATCTTGTATTGCTCGAATATCTTCCAACATCTGAACACATATTTCTTAATTGCCTGCATCGTATCCTCTGAAAGATATTCTCTTTCCTTCTCTTTAAAGATTTCACTTTGCTCAGCAATTTTCTTTTTCTCATCGCCAGTTAAAACTAGCTTTGCTACTTTTGTGCCAACAGCCATACATACGAAATCATATCTAGCACAGCTATGTTCTTTCTGCTCGCACATCCATTGCGTTGTTGCCCAAATACCTTTCATATCAATCAAGTCTTCAATATCTGCTCTTGATACTTCAACGCTTCGCAGTGAGTCATCATCATAATAATTTCTTTTGTAATCAAGCCTAGATTTTACTTCGTGCTTGATATTCATTTTAAAATCATCTCCTATATATTGTAATACTGACGACTGCCATCATCAGACAGGAGGCATCACCCTCCCATGACAGAGAATTTCTTCTCTGTTTCGGCTAGTTCCATTTATTTTCATTGTAAGTTAAATACCATTTTTCATTATCGCCTTCGCCTTCTACCTCGGCACTCAAATACTCATACCATATCTTGTTCAACTTAATATTTGATTCAACAATATCTCTAAAGTTCACATAGTCTATACTATCGCCAAGCAGTGTTCTTCCGTTCATTTTCGCTCTACCTATTGCATTAATCGCTAATTCTTCTGTCATAATTTTCTCTCCCTTACTTATCCCAACGTCCTGAGAATGATTCGCTAACTTTTAACCCACTCATATTATATTCATCTATTCGTACCCATCCATTAGATTGAAAGACATGTATATCCATCGCCTGTCCTTGTTGTATAAATAGAGTTACGCTCTCCCCTTTGTCATTATGTGAGCCATACATTCCACTTTCAGTCTCTTTGATTAAATTTTCTATTTCGATTGGATTTTCTAAATTTATATCACCCTTTAATGGCTTGATATCTTCGGGTTCTTCTAGCTTGGACTCATGAATTTTATACTTATTAATGTCAATAACTGTATAACCTAATTCTTCTAATCGTTCTCCCAATGATTCACTAAGTGGGTAAACTGTTAATATGTCAGACTGTACATCATCAGTGAAATTTTTTGCCTCAACAAATCCTTGAATATCATTTTCATCGGGATTTATATAATCGTATCCTGCAACTAAATCTAAATCATATGTAAATCCAAGTGTACTGCTTTGAAGCTCTCTGTATATTGAAATTTTGTAAATCATTTTCTCCTCATTAATTACATGTACTGCAGTTCTTAATTCAATCATTTTAAAATCTCTCCTTCATATTTAATTAATTAATTCTTAATCAGTGTATTACTAATACACTATAATGTCAATACTTTTCTTTAATAAAATTTCATAATCAAATAAATTACTTCATTTCTTACACCGATTCATATTTAATTTACTGTTTAAAAGCGCTAGAAGGCTCTCTAACGCTTTTAATCTTCTATTCGCTTATAATCTGCTTCTGAATCAATACTTCTCGTTCTAGGTTAAATCTAGTCATGCATTCCTCTAGTATCCATTTTTCTTCCTTGGCTGTTTGTTGCGTTAATCCACCTCTACTGTTCTGCTCATTAGTAGAACGGACGATGCTCCAGTGAAATGCTGAAAATAATTCTGTATCACCCATTAATTTAATATCTGCTTTTCTAAGTTTCATTTTCATTTCTCCTTACTTAATTTCATTTACTAATGTTCTGTAATGGAAGCACTGGATGTTCCAACCGCCTGCTCCAATTGTTTCTACTTTTGCATTAGCCTTTTCACCAGTTATTATACCATTTAAATTCCCTACTTCGCTTATTCTTAATCTCTCAGCATCTACAATAGAGCCTGCAATAGCATTAATTCTATTAATTAAGTCTATCATCTTAGATTTCTTTTCCTGCTCAAGTGCGTTTTTTAGCCACGCTAAACGATTTTCTCTGTCATATATACTAGCCATATATAAAACTGTTCCACCCGCAAAAGAATTTAATTTAGATTGAATACTTTTCCAGTCCAGTTCACGTTCTTCTAAAAATGCACTCATAATACTTCTTGGGTAAACATTCACAAGAGTATGGTCGCTTAAATCTTTTACTTCCCCATTCTCATCTAAATAATCTTTATACGCATCCTTATATGTTTTAATACACTCGATTCTCGCCTCTCGTTCTTTCTTATGTAATTCTTCTTTTAATTCAAGGTAATCATTATATCTTTTAATATGCCACTCATACGCCTTCTGTTTCCATTGCTCTAGAAATTCTTTTATAACTTGTGGGACATCATCGCCTTCAAGAAATCTATTCTTTTCAATTTCTAAATTTAACTTTTCTTTCCAATTGTTCAATACATGCTCAGCTTCCCCTAATTTCTTTGTAGCGCCTTTAATATCCTCTAACTTTCTTACTACTTCATAAATTGTCCAAGAGTGGTCTGTAGTTCTGTAAGGCTCTCTTAGCTCATCAACTTCTTCTTTGCTCTTACCAGTTAAATCTAAACCTACTTCTTTAATTACTTTTTGAACTTTCTTATCAAGAGCCTTCTTGTGACGCTCAATAGTATTCTTGCACTTCTCAACCTTTACCTCAGCTTTTTCTACAGATACTTTTAAAGAATCAACTTTTGACATTTTAATCTCTCCAATTCACAATTTAATTAACTTATTAATTACTATATTACCTATACAGTAAATAGTCAAGAAAAACTTCCATTTCCCCTTACATTGTTTTTCAGAAAAAAATAATAATTCTTTTGCCCACAAAAATTTCGCTTATTAAGATAATCTGATTATCGATTCTTGTTTATTGATTGTTGCTGATTGATTCTGCCAGCTTATTCTAGCTTTTAGTATATAGCTTGCAAAAATTTTTTTCGCCCTTTTAAGGTTTAGGCTTCGATAATGCCGTGGAAACTTTGACATAGCTTTTTGAGAATCATTTCTTTCGTTGGGTTATAATATTGCTTAGATGTTAAAGGAACTTTGCAAGAATCATAGTGTTTTGAACCTTCTTCAACGCTGATACTTAATTCATATTTACCTTTAATTATATCCCATGTTTTTACCAAGAATACTCTATAACTCTTGTCAAATTCCATTTCTTCACCCTTGAATACATCAACCTTAACCATGGTCATATCGCCTGCAAATGGCATCCATTCAAGCGCTAACACATCATTATTCTCCATTGTTGCAAATACTTCACCATTGTCGCCTTTATTATACTTTTTAATCTTCATTTCTCTACACTCCAATATTTTAATTTTGGTTTGGCTCATCAGTATGAGGATTACCAATCTATCACAGACACGAGCAAAATTTTTTTCGCCCGTGTTTCGCCAGTTATTACTCGTATATAGGTCTTTCTCGTGTTTCATTCTCTGCAGGTCTACGTTCAATATATGCCTGTACATCTGCACCGCCTAGTACAGAAGAAATATCCCCATGCTTAACGTCTTTATATTCTTCCAGTAAATCATTTTTAATCTCATCAGAAAATTTATTTTTGCATGGAATTGTTTCTAGACATGTATATCTATCGTAATACCATCCACCTTCCTCATGACCACCAAATTCTCTAGTAACCTTATAGACACTAACATATACCTTCATATCCTCAGGCGCTTCTACAAACCCATGGTCACAAACCTTACACTGCCTAGTCCATCCCTTACCCTCTACATATTCTTCATTTCCAAACCCATCACACGCAGTACATTGCATTGTTAACATTTTAATCTCTCCCATCATTTTTTTATAAGAATTCTTTATGCAAGCTGATAATGTTTTTTATATACAATCTTATCAAACGCTTCATACCACTCATAAAAATCTTTACTAACCGCTCCACGCTTAGAACGTTTCCATCCTAATTCTATTTTGTCGTAATCAATACCATTGTAACTAGCAAATAGAACTTTCAAATCATTTCCTACCTTGCGATAATATACTTCATTTCCCTTATCATCACTGGCTACAACTCTGTCATTGTCATATTTAATTTCAACAATCATTTAACTAACCTCCTAATAAAAGAATTATATTATTAACCTAATCTATTTAACTTGTACATACTACCTACATAGTGTCCTTGGTCAGCTCCACCTACAAAGCTGTATCTCACTTCATTTTTCTCAGCCTCTGAAATTTCTTTTGCGACTGTATAAGCATTCTCTTTCATCTGCTTGTATGTTTCGCCGTATACATCCATTAATTGCATTGGTGTATCTTTCCACTCTAAACCATCTGTGTATAACTTTACCTCAATTTGTCCCTTAACCATTTCATCGCTCATCTTTTCACTCTCCATCATTTGAATGTTGGTAGGCGAAAAATTTTTTTCTCGCCTATTAGCTTCATGTTCTGTATCTATGTATTGTTTCGCAAATATTACAATTTCTTTTTCGACTTCATTAGTAAATCTAATCTCTGTACGATGCTCAGTTGTTTCACAGTCATATATCCATACAAAAGATTTACCATCTTCATAAATCCTTACACTTAAGTCATAATTAGTCAACTGATGTTTTTTCTCATCCTTAACTGATAACTCACAATTCAAAGCAACTTCTATGCAATCGCCAAGGCTATGCTTGAATACAAATTCTAATTCCTCTACTACCTCAATCATATCCACGTCTACAGGCTCTCCTGTGCGTTTATTTATTTTTTCAGCCCATTTGTATTCACTAGCCTTTAAAGCCTGCACACAACGCTCGATATCGCCGTTAGACATGCATTTAATTTCTTTTCCTGCTACTACATCCTCATGAGCATTTTCTAACGTTACAAGAAATCTTTTGTCGTCTGTCATTCTAATTGCATTGTTTAATTTTTTATCCTCAACTACCACAGAAATAAAGTCAACGTTGTTATTGTATTCAGCTTGTAAGTTATTCATTTTAATCTCTCCAATTCATTAGTTAGTTGTTAATTATTTTTTCGCCATAAAGCAGAATCACTCTGCTTAGTTAATTTTTTTCTCGCCGTATACTCTGTTAACCTCAACCATGTCATCGTGGTAGCCACTTGAGCCATACTTAACTTCAACAATATCTCCTTCTCTAAATCCTTTATTCTCAATAATTACTTTTTCCTTGTCGTTCTTTGCTCCCTCTGCATTAATTAATCCTGCGTTGGTAGTCTCTGTAATTCGATATTGTCGAACGCTATTGATGTAAGAATTATCTTTCTCTTTTAATTCATCCTGCTTGTTCTTGTTGCTGATATTTTTTTCTTCTGCCTTCGCTACTTGTTTCATTTGCTCAGCTTTTGCTTCCTCACGCTTCACTGGCTTCTCCTGCTTAGCTACTGACTTGTTTTCCATCGGCTTAGCCTCTACAGGCGTAGATTTTTTTTCTTGCGCCTGTTTAACTGGTTGCTCTTTCTTCTCTTCTTTCTTTTCTTCCTTAGTTACTTCTTTCTTTTCCTCTTGCTTTGGTTGCTCTTCTTTCTTAGGCTCTTCTTTAACTACTTTCTTTTCTCCATTCTTCTCAGCTTCTAATGCGAAGCCTTTCATATAGTCTTCAATGATGTCATTAAATCTTTTATGTAGCCATTCTAATTCCATGCCTTGAGTTTTTTCTTGCTTTAATACTCTGCCAAGTCCATTCATTTCAACTGATATAATGTCACCTTGTTTGTAATTTTTATTTTCCAAGTGGATATAACTAAAGATGCTATCATTATCATCAATTGGGTAAGCCTTCGCCTCTCCACCTAACGTACTTTCAACAATCACATGATATTTCACAAGTTGCTTCTGTGCATCTGCCACAATTTTTTTATTTTCTTTTTCTAGTTGTTCATACTTTTGTTCAACGTCAGATAATTTTTTATCTGCGTGTGATTCCTTCATAAAGATTCCTACAATAACCGCCATTGCTAAGATTGCTAACAATACTTTCCCATATTTTTTCATTTCAAAATCTCTCCATTCATTTATTTATGCACTAACAATACACTGTGTTAGTAATACAGTCAAGAATTTTTTTTTTGCAGGTTTAACCTCTGCAGACCATCGGAGCGTTGCTCCTAGGTTTCGGCTCGTGGTTAGTAAGCCTCATCAGTGCAGTTACGCCATCGGAACGATTACACTATAAGCAAGGTTGCTGTGAAACTCTACGCTTATCTCGTAATATTTTTTCCCATCCTTTTCTTTCACTTGAACCCAACATGAAGGTTTTAGCCATCCAAAGTATTGCAACAATGACTCCTTACTTTTCTCACCTCGACCAAAATTATCTACGCTATCTCGAACGTAGTCGTCAGTCATATGGTATTCACAAATTATTTTTTCAAACTCGCCACGTTCAACAGCTCGCTTTACTACATCGAATCGAAGCGTTGCCACGCCTCGATTTTTTTCTTGCACCTTTGCTAATGCATTTGTGATTGACTTGATAATTTTTTTCATGTTTAATCTCTCCATCCATAATTTTTTTTGTGTGAAAAATTTTTTTCTAGCAATTTTCTACGCCGTTGTATTTAGCCTTGTAGCCTGCATTTACGAAGCTTGTTGCGTGTCGCTTTCCTAGTCCCTCTGCCTTGCCTAAAGTTTCTGTCTCGCCTGTTATGTAGTCTTGAAACTCCTCGTTGTGCCATCTATCGTAAAGGTACACGTTTACACATACTTGGTGCATTTCATTTTCTTCGTCAGCTTCGAGAACTGTCACGCTGATTTTGTTCACGCTCCATCCCTTATTTTTCTTCATTGCTTTCAATTCTTTTTTCACGTCTGCTAATGTTTTCATTTTCATTCACTCTCCAGTAAAAAATTTTTTTCAGCTTACAAACTTGCCAATCAGTTCGACCATGTCAATGATATCATCGCCATGGTCAAACATGAATTTGAAAAATTGTTTTCTTGCTTCCATTCTTCGCTTTAATCTGCTGTTCATTTCGCTTGCTCATCGTAGAAATCTTTTTTCACCCATGAACCATCCTCAGCCTGTACATATCCCTCCTTGTTTCTGTTCTCATCTTCCAAGTCGTTAGCCTTGAAAGCTTCGTAGTCAAAATATTCTTCGTATGATTCGATAACATCCCCGAATCTGTCGTATAGTGTGCTTAGCTCCTCATCTAGCGTGTACTTATCGCTCACAATTTCTCCAAGTCCATCCATCGTTACTGTTACAATCTCGCCTTGCTCATAACTTTTTCCCTCTACCAAAATGTAACCCTCGATTGCATCGTTGTCGTCAATTGGTAATGTGTACGCTAGTCCATCTTCCACATAGTCTACAATTGTGTGTACCACTGTAATATTTTTCTTCGCTTGTTCCTTGTAATTATTTTCCGCTTCTACTTGATGCGTGGGACTTGCAAACATTCCCACGCTCATTGCTGTAATCATAACCGCCATTAGTACCTTCATAAACTTTTTCATTTTCCATTACCTGCCTTCATAATTTTTTATTTTGTCAATACTTTTGCTTAATGAATTTCGATTGCAACATTTTTTTCTGCGAAGTAACAAACCTTACATTCTCCACAGTGTCTTTCTTTTTCAGTGTTTGCAAATACTTCTGAAGATGGACAAGCGAAGTAACCTTCACGCTCAATTGTACCTTTGTCCATTGCCGTGAATTTTGTAAGTCCTAACTCACTAGCCTTTTCAATTTCTTCCTGCTTTGTATCTTCCCACTCACTAAACTTGATAGTCATGTTTAATGCTTTGTAGCCTGCTTTATTTTTCACAGCTTCTTTCACAAAGTCAACTGATTTCGTGTATGCCATGAACACAATCTTTCTATTCCCTTTGAAGTGGTTTGCAATTTCTGCCCACGCTTTGAAGTATGCCACGCTGTAAAAATCCCCACTCTCATGAATACGAAACATGATTGTTTTGTTTGTGCTTGCTAAATCAGCTTCGATTTGCTCAATCATAGCTTCGACAAACCATTTTGCAGTTGTTGCCTTGACTGAAATTTTGCGTCTTTCCTTCACTGTTGGGTAAATTCTTTCAGCCTTCAAAGCATAACAATTCTTCTCACACTGTTCCGTGCGGAATGGACAAGTCAGTACAGCAGGGATATTCCATTGACGGAACGTCACTGTCTCGGTATCTTGCAACTTCATGTTACCTTGTGAGTAGCGTACCGCAATTCTCTCAGCAGGGATTGCAAGCGTTTTGCGGAAACCATTTTCCTTTTTCCAGTTGTTAGCCTCAACATCGTTGCGGAACATTTTCGGCAATACTGTTACGTTGTCCATGTGGAACTTGCCAATCTCAGTTTTGTTTCCTTTGATAGCGTAGCGAACATAAACGTTGCAACCTTTAACCTCTTCAATTCTACCTACCTTTTGTAACTTGCCTTCCTTTACTGCTACTGTTAATTTATCTTCTCTCATGTCAATCTCTCCAATTCATAGTTTATTTGTTTTGTATTTCAATCCAGTACCCAGTGGACACTCGATTCAAACACCAAACAGTGTTTGTGCCATTCCCTATCATCCTTGCAAGCTAACTTCACTCGCTCCGTCTGCACATCCTATGGTTACAGATACTACCAATCGTTATTGGCGTTGTTAGGAATTTTGTGGTCATTTAATTTTCAAGGAGTCCACGCTTTTCATGTGGTCGTAGTCGTTCGAGTTTATGGACTGTTCACAAGTCCCTGCTCATGTGAGCCTGCTGAACACCTCACGGCGTTCTGTGTTACTGTGTTAGCAACTCACTTGCCTTGTTGCTGATGCAATCGTATCATACATCCAAATTCGATGTCAATACTTTTGTTTAAAACTTTTTTTTGTAAGTCGTGCAGTGGATTGCAAGACTTACTATTTGGAGGTTGTAGCGATGTGTTTGTTGCGTTGTTGTATTGCGTTGTGTATAAAGTGGATGTTTGTGAGTTACTGTGTTAGTGCCTCAGTAGCTCTGCCAATAATATCTCATACTCAGAAAAAGAATGCAAGTACTTTTGAAAAAAAATTTTTAAAAAGATTTTCGAGCGCTCTTTATTCGCTTATATGGAAGAAACTTTTCAAACGAACATCGTACAGATAACGCTCAATCCCTTGTGACTGTAGGCTTCAAGCGATTTGTACAGTGGGTAAAAAATTTATTTTTGAATCGCTACTCGAAATGTATGTTGTGTAAACGCTTACAACGTTGATACCAAGCGGGTTTGTAGGTTATAAAAGAATTCTTTTTAGGGATTCGCAAAAATTCTTTTTATAACGCTTATGGTGTAAGTAGGCTTGAGCCTTAGAGCGAGTAAGGTGTAAGCGCTTACAAGTAGGTGTATAGATGGCAGTAACTGGTAGTTAGCAGTGTACTGTCAATATGTGGTAATTGAGTGTGAGTGTAACATGAATGTAACATACCAACGTCTGTTTGTAACACAACTGTAACAATGTAGATAGGGTATTGACATAGCGATAAGGCATATGGTACGCTATTAGGTTATACATACGAAATGAGGTAATGCATACATTTACGGGTTTGTCAATACCTATTTTGCATTTATTTGTTTGGTAGTTTATACCATGTTATATGTAAATATATACCAGTGTTATATGTGTTATGGTACAGGTAGTATGTGAGATATACATACCGAGGGTATATGAATGCAGTGATACCAAGGGGTACAGTCCTTTGAAGGTATACTAGCAGGCACTTATATAGCAGGGTATACATAGGCTATGCATATACCTGTGAAGCCTTATGTATCAATGCTTATGCTGTTATAGTATAGCATGTTATATATAGTGCTATGTATGTAGTATACCTATGATGGTATGTGTATGTGTATGTATGATGTATGTAGTATACATGTATGATGTATAAGTGTGCATACGTGGTGCATAGCGGTTGACGTGTGAGTGAGTGCATGATGAGTGTGTGAACGCTTGTGTCTCAACGGTTTAGCGCTTGTTTGTAAGGCAGGCATAAGGCTTGCATATTGAGTGCATACTTGACATGTGATGTATTGTATGCTATTTATACGTGTAAATTTAGCGCTTGACATATACGTGTATGTGTGGTATGCACTTGTGATTTCCATGTATTTACATTGTCAGTATGTGGTATGCATAAATACATGTATATTTGGTGTGAGTGTATGTAAGTGCATATGTATGCATGATACGTGTATAAGTGTTGGTGTGACTGGGTTTGTGCGCTGTGTGAGTGTGTGATACGTGGCATGAATATGTGTGTATGTGTGTGCAAGTACCTGTATGCACACGTCACCTTATCATATGCCGATAAGCCTTGGCACTGTAAGGCTCGTACACGCTCTGTATACAAAACACGAGTATGCATTTTGCTTGCATACATGTACATACTTATACATACGCTTGCATACTGTATACATACATGCTTGTATAGGCTCGTATATTGCAGGCACACAAGGAGGGACACAAAGCGTCCAACAGTGTCTATATAATGCATGTTATATGGACATAGGTACGGGGTTACTTTCCACATTTTTGCCAGTACTTTACAGCGAAATCGTACATAGTACGTTCACGCACACACCATAAAATTGCCCCATTCCTCTCCCCTCTCACTTTTCTCTACTGACGAATCACGCCATTACCCTAATCGAAACCCTTATCGAAAACTATCTTACTTTCCCTACCCTATCACGCTATACATGGGGGCTTATTTAACACAAAAATAGGGGGTACTTATATACAAACCCCCAGTCTTTATTTGACCATTTTAAACAAACCCCATCCGATACGTTAATTTTAGCTGATTAAACAGCAAATCACATACCATCTCTATTCAAGCCATTAATCAACTAATTTAAGGCGTTTTTAGCCCATTTTTAGTGATTTTTACTCATTTTTACACTATTTTCGTCATTTTTAA